GTTAGGCGTCGTTTGAAATCTGGTGGTTCTGGTAATCCGGAGTTATATCTGTCTGCTGATTCTGTGGTGCGTGCGAGATTCACCGCAGACCAGGACGGCAATGTAACTGAGACTTACACTAATATGGCTACAATTGTATAAGGTGGTATTCCTATGAAGTACGCTTTTCAAAAGTTCAATGGAGAGGTATGCGGTGTAGCTGATGAAGCTACGACCGACCAGTATCCTGTGGAACGGTATCACCTTGACGTGCATTTTGAGGATGAAGCCTATCTTGTGGCCATTCCTCAAAAGTACCGAAAGGTAGCCGAAAACGTCCAGATTGGTGTTGACGGCGAGAGTAACCCCATCTACGGCGATAAAGTTGTCGAAATGTCGCAGGCTGAAAAGGACGCCGTTGACGCGGCGCTCCTGAGTGCGTCCCAGGCGGCTCAAACGGTTATCGTTGAACAAGCTGTGTGTGAGTATATCGAAGAACATTTTACACCACAGAAACAACGTACGTTTGGTCACATGCTGAGCAAGGCTCAGTCCGATGGCGATAAACCCAATCGCATCGCGCATATGGAGATCTTGTGGGCCTGGATGGACTCCGTTGTTGACTATGGGATTTCTCTTGAATCACAGATCGAGGCTGCCGAGAGCGTAGCCGCCGTGGAGGCGATCGTTCCTGATTTCTCAACGTATGACACGTCATTCGGAACAGGCAGTCCTGCTCCTGAGAACGTTTCAATATTCAGCGCAAAGGCCATAACGGACTAGACTAATCGTTATCCGTAGGTATGGTGTAGGCAGAAACGCCCATTTACAAGGAGAAGATAATGGCAGATATTCCTCAGAGCAAAGTCGATCCTGGCACTTCGAAGGCCGGACCCGAAGGTATCGTTGATGACAACGCTTCTCACGAGCGTCAGGATGAGACGGTGCTTGAGGGAGCCGCGAAGGAAAGCTTCATCACGAAGACCGAAGACAAGCTCAAGAAAGACCACCCTGATTGGGCCGAGGACAAAGTGAAGTCCCTGGCCAAGGCGGCCGCTCAGAAAGCGTTCGCGAATCCAGCCAGTGGCAAAGGCAACGAAGAAAACGACGAGGTGATTCAACCGGCCAGTGACATGACCGGCGCGAAAGCCTAATCGTTCGCAGGGACGAAGGACGTTTCTGCAAATATAGAACTTTTTCAAACGAACTTTTTTACAGAAGGAGACTATCGTGGCCGCACCTTTCAATCCAACTACGGTGCCTGCATCGATCTCTGGCAGTACCAACCCAGACATCCACTACTACGGTGGCGAGCTGTTCTGCATGCTCGACTTCCTCGAACAGCGGATGGAGGATGATACTCCAGGTTCTTATGCAGCCCAGGCAGCAGCTCTTGTTGCTCTCGGAGTTCCAGTCACAGAAGCGACCATCCTTGCCGTTGATAAGGTCGAAACGCTTCGTGATGGCATTGAGATCGTAAGAGCGCTCAATGTAGCCTGGTCGTAATACCAGACTGAAATAAGCCCGTCATAACCACCGGCCTAGACAAGGGCCGGTGGTTTCGTTATGGTGGCATCGTCGATGGAAGAAAGGAGAACGCCGTGCGATCTGGACCAACCACCATGGAGATGCCTGCGGGTGTCGCTTTTCCCACGTACAACAAGAACCTCGATATGGCGAAGGCCCAGCCTACGAAAGGCAAGGTGCTGCTGCTTCGCGGAGTCCACATCACAACCAGCGAGCTGTACGTCCCGGCCGAGATGACCAACATGGACAATTTCGGTATCGGGAAGATCCTTGCGGTAGGTCCTCCGGAGCTGACGCCTTTAGGCGAGCCTGTGGATCTGAAGCTAGAACCTGAAATGATCGTGTTATTCCTGCAGCACGACTGCCAGCGCCACACATTCATGCTGTCGGACTGCAGACGCCTGATGATTTGCGAGCAGCGGTATGTGTTGGGCGAGCTTCAGCAGCAGGATGTGCTTGCTAAGTCTGAGCGGACTTTCTAATCTGGTGCAGTTTCATACTTTTCTGGCAGTTCAGAAAACTTGGTGAGGGAGGCGGCCGTCGAGATGACGGCCGTTTTTCTATTGCCACGAGTTCGTGCCGCCACTATATTAGGCCAAACATTTTCGAGGAATAGGAGAACAGTCATGGCCGATCTAAGTAAAAAATATGTGATGGAAACCTTCAAGGGGAAGGGCGTCAACCTGGCTCTGCCAACGGTGGCGGACATAGATATCTACGATATAGCCCACTCTTTGGCCTATACCTACAGATACGGCGGTCATGCCGACCCCGGTATCAGTGTAGCGGAGCATTCAATCGCTGCCGAGTTTTATGCACATCATATCCTCGGTGTCAAGGACCCGATTACTCGAATGGCTGTTTTCATGCACGATGCCCATGAGGCGTATTGGGGTGACCAGATCCGCCCGTGGAAACAGGTGGCTGAAGAACTTGCTCCGGAACTCAAGGAACAAGAGAAATTTCTCATCAAGATAGTCGAGAGTTACATCCATCCGCTGTTCCCATCTCTCATGACTCCGGAGACCCGTAACATTGTCAAGAAAGTAGATCTCGTGATGATGGCGATCGAAGCTCATGTCGCACTTCCTTCCAAAGGCGAGCATTGGTCTGCTATCAAGATGTCACAGGATGAGATCCGGGGAGAGATCAACAAAATGCTCGAAGACGGATTCTACAGATTTCCAATGTGCCTGGAGCCGAAGCAGTCCAGTCAGAAATTCGTCAATCGATTTCAGACACTTTTGAAGGAATGTTATCAGATACCGGAGTTCGTATTCCGTGAAAGCGCATTCAGCACAAGCAGCTAATTGCACCACACAGGATCATCTCCTGTGGTGGTTCATGAACGGCGACAAGACCGCTCCTGGTCGGTTCGCGTTCATGGTGTGTTTCGAGCATGAGATGGGTAAAGATCTCGAAGACATCCACACCTTTAGCCAAAGTCCCATCAGGCATTGGCTTCGAGATCCTCTGTGGAGGGACTGGTTGATCAATCAGCTTGCTACGTCCTGGCATCCTAAAGCATTCACAGACTACACAATCAAACGACTTGGCGAGATCCCACAATCACATGCGTGGGAGGTCGCCCACACACTTTATGGCTGGCGTACCCTGGCGCGACTGTGGCCGGGCCAGGTACAACCCTTCCCTGCGGATTGGGAAGCGTACTACCAGCATCTATGCAATCGCTTCAGAAGGAGTTAGTCACAGTGACAAAGAAACAGCGATTCAAGAAACTCAAGAAAAAGGTCATCGATGAGAGCGGTCTCAGCATCCGGGAACTCGCAGAGCAATCCGGCGTCTGCAGAGGCAAACTCGCCCGCTGGCTGAACGGCGAGGGCGTTGCCGGTATTGCCGATGCAGTAAAGCTCGCTGAGTTCCTTGGGTATGAGTACGTGGAGGACATGTTTGTTTAGGCACATCAAGATCCATGCAGAGATCAATGAGCGTGTACGATTCTACGTTGCCGGTGGTCGGCGCAAGAAATACACGGGCCGTGTCAGAGGCGTTCAGGTTTTCCTGCAGGAACACGGCAAGGATCAGATCAGCAGAGAGGTCTTTTACTACGTCGAGACCAGCGGCGATAAACGCCATACTACCGTTTGTGAAGATAGCCTGGTAGCAGTCTGGTCAGAGCCTAACAGGCGATGGGAGAACATCAGGCATGACGGACGCTGATAAACTTCAGAGAACCATCGACAAGCAGGCTGAGCTGATCAAAAATCTTGAAACAAGATACAAGGCAGAAAGGGATAGAACATAATGGCCGAACTGGAACGTCTTCCTAACGATGAGGACAAACAGGAAGAGATCAATCAGCAGCTCGAAGATAAGGAGCTGACAGCACTTGGAATGCCAGATGATCATCACAAGGTTTTTGAACTCATCAATAATGCTGAGTTCATGCTGGCTTCATATGTTGAGGATCGCCCTCATCTGGCACCTAGTTCTCAGAAGAACTGGATCTCAAAGAAGAAGGTGTGGAGATGGGACCCGAAATTCAATCAATGGGTCTCGGTTCCATTTTCTCTCAGCATCGACGCTTGCCGTTTGTTCGAAGCAGCTTTCTTTGAGCATGGTCTTCAGAACATGTACGTGAAGGCCATCATGCAGCTTCTCAAAAAGGCCATCATCGCTGATGAGTCTGATGACGATGAGGAGACATGCAACAACCACTTTTTCTACAACATCGCTGTGATGATGAACGCTCAGGCTGTCACCCGTGTCATAGCAGGCGGTCATATCATGCAGATGCGTGAGAAGGAATTCGAAGAGGGGATGTCAGAAATCATCAAGTTCTGATGTGGTGAGCTTCATGAGAGAGGCGTGTGCCTTTGAAAGGCACATTCAATAGGAGCTGAAATAAACGTAACTTGTTTGAATACAATAACTTACAAAGCATCACCATTCTGGTGATGTGTCACGAGGAGACCGTTATGACAGAAATGCCGATACCAGAGCCTGTGAGAGGAGATCCTAACGCTGATATCGTGGTAGGAGATGTGGGAGCTGAGAAGGAAATACGAACGCTATCAGAAGATCAACTACAGGAGCTGAAAACCTTCAATAAGAACGCTCTACAGAAAGAGGCTGATGAGAGCGCATTCGTGATACTGGAGATGGATCGTGAAACAGGGCAACAACGCCTCATAGCGATACCGTCATATCACACACCAGCATTCGGACCTCCTGTGGTGAAGAACATCAAGGCTTCTATGGGGGAAGAGGCATTCAAGGATTTCCAATCAGCTCGTGAGGCTGCCGAGTACGCTGAGGTGGCAGGAGCGAAGGTGTTCTATGCTGAGCCTGAGCGGGTACACCCTGCTGGTGGACATGTGTGGGCGTTGAAGGATGACGAAGATCCGTTCGACGAGGATGCTGGTGATGTCATGTGGGCGGTCCCGTACGAGGATATCTCTCAGGAGGATCGTGATTGGAAGACGCCTGCTACGTTGTTGTGGGTGCAGGAGTTCATGCCCAACAGCACAGTACCTCTCTTCAGACAGATCCGTGATGATGACGGCAATCGTGTGTACCACAGCCAGGCTATCATGTTCTCATCAAAGGAGTTTGCTGAGAGCTGGGTGAAGGAGCGTGGTATCGAAGATTACGCCTACGCTATCATGGAGTTCAAGGATGTGGTGATCGGTGAGAACTCCATTCAAGAGATCCTCAAGATAGAAGAGGAAGAACACCAGCAGCGTATCGAGCATTTCGAAGCTCTCAGGAAAGCCGGTGCCATCGTTGATACAGATGAACCCGCCGACGAGGAATAACGACATGGCTAAGAAAAAAGATCGGATCAAGAAACTGATTGATGAGCTTGAGGATGCTGAAGCTGATGAAGCTGAAGCTGCAAGCAAGGCCGCTCTCATAAGGGAGGAGCTTTCTGACCTCGGTATCGATGATCCTGACAGTTATGACGTGGAGAACGACTGATGCCTTTGAGAAGGTCGGTTTTTCGATGATTACTTTGGAAGGAAATAATGGCGCATACTGCTGATGTGATACTTGCGTTACCGACGAGTCTTGAAGTCAAGATGCTGGTGAAAGATGATATCTTGCAAAATGATAGTTCTTTTGGGGTATCTTCGAGCTGGGATCTAAGTCGAGAAAGTAAATTCGGATATCGGGGTGTCCGCCTTACTGCGGAGTCTTCAAAACCCGGTTGTGCCCTGCGCGGTGTTCGGGGTACGCTGATTATACTCAAGGATCAGATCGAAGCGCACATCAAGGATCTCGGTCGTGCTATCGCTGAAATAGAAAAGGAAGAAAGTAATGACAGAACTTGAAATAGCGCAGTTCAAACTGCAGTTCTACGAAGCAGAATCAGAACGTCTTGCCGGCAAGCTGTTGAGTATCTCCAGCGCCAAGCGCGGCAAGAAACGTCGTTGCATGGAATCACGCATCGCCTGGGAAGCGTTGATGGAATCCAAGGAGCGACGACAGGATTTCCTCAAACAGGTTGAGGAGATGGAACAAGTCGAAACAGCGATGGTCCCATAGGAGCTGTCATGGGGATGTACGAGCGATTCGTGGAGTTCTACAACAATCACCCGGAGGTGTATGTGAAGCTCCGTGAAATGGCGCTCGGTCTCAAGAGGCGTGGTCATACCAAATGGGGAATCAGGAATTTGTGGGAGGTTCTCAGGTGGCAGCACAGCATGTCGTATGACGGCAAGTACAAACTGCCCGACCACTTCCCTGCGTTCTATGCGAGGATGTTGATGCTTCACGAACCTGAGCTGAGAGGGTTCTTTTCGGTGAAGCATTCTGCGATCGCAGAGAGACACATTCCACAACCAGGTACGACGATTCACATGCCGCCACCTCCTGATGGCGTTCATCAATTATAGACTCGGCATGGCGTGACGCGGCAAGACTTGGATATGCCGGGTAGGGCGGGGTGAGGCCGGGCCGGGCTAGGCATGGAAAGGCGCGGCATTGATACATAATCGGACCACTGATAAGGTGGTCCGATTATTTTTGTGAAGGGAGAACGTCATGACTGATGAACGAGATCCTTTAGTGTACCCGGCGAAGGGTGATGTTATCAAACTGCAGAGATATGCGTCTTGGGATATCGTAAAGGTGACATCGTTGAACCCTTGTCGAGGGTGTCAGGTAGAAGTTACGTTGGAGAAGCAAGTTTCCAGAGACATCAAATATGGCGGTTTGGATACATACCGAGGTAAAGGTCTTACGTTGTGGCAATGGCGTGCTCTGGTAGCTGGTGGAACAGTTGTCAGGCGAGGTGACACATGAACGGCGTTATTGCCAGATTCACATTACAGGATACAATCGACGACCTGACGCGGGCTGCCAAGTTTACGGAAGCTCGATACGGTAGTTACGTGGCAGCATCTTTATGGATGAGCGTAGAACGGTGCAAAATATTGTTAGAGAAGGAGAATGAGATGGGTGAGGAGACTAAGGCTGATGCGGCTCTGAACGTTCCTTTTGAAAGCCGTTATACCGGAATGTCTGAAGAACAGGTGAAAGATCTCGTCGATAAACCATTTATTGAAGGATGCGAGTGTAATTCTGCAGAATATCTTGACGAGATGTTTACGGTTGGTTATGTCAAACATGATGGCTCGATCAGGACACTTAGACTGATTGACAAAGAGGGGGAAATGCATCCTAGTACACCTCTTTTCAGGACTAAAGAAAATGCTCAGTGGTATATCGACAACTGCGCTCGGCATAACGATGACATGCGAATTATTTCGTTGTACCACATGCATTACGGCGGTAAGTACCGTAATCCACCGGAGAATAAATTGCAGGGTGCCTGATTTGGAGTATGTCAGGTTTTTCCGATGACTTACGTTGGTCAATTTTTGGAATAGGGGATAGTCCAGATGGCAAAACAAACTGTCAAGAAGTACACGATACTCAAGACGTTCAAGAACGGAACTAAAGGGTATTATTACTCGAAGGGTGAGACCTCGAAGGGGAAGATTCTATTTGGGTGGACGACCGATGATGACACGCAGGATGCCCAGGTGTTCACGGACATCGAGGAAGTCAACAAGATCATCGAGGTTGTGAAGGCCCGTAACCCGGAAGCGAACGTAAAAGCTGTATCTGCTTAGAGTCCGACAACCATCTTGACAAACAACAAACCAGTGGTATGATCTCGTGTCACTGGTTTTTATTTTCGAATAGGAGAACATCAATGCGAGTAGCTATCTGGCAGGTGAAGGATGTCCGTAAATACGGTGTTGGCTTGGTAATCGCCAACGTTGTTGCGGAGACACCGACAACACTTTCTCTGGACATGGGAAAGAAGATCAGAAAGAAGAGTCGCTTTCACAGGATTCACAGGGTTCCCAAGGAAGAGATTCTCTTTGTCTTAGAACCGGGTGACTCTTGTGAGCTTCCGGAACTCGATGTTCAGATTCCTTTCAAAAAGTTGAAGAAGAGATGCAGATTGTCGAGGTATGCTCATCATGCCATGATCTATTTTATTGCTTCCGATATTGCAATCGTAGGGGGTACTGTTCATTTTGCGGGTGCTGCGCCTTGTCGTAAAAAAACGGGTCGTAGTTATTATAGGGTACATGATGTGATGGTCTGTAATAACCCCCGCACAAATGGGACTATCCCTGTACTCAACGACGAATAGGAGAACGAACATGCAGAACCCACAAACAATGCAGGCTAAACTTGGTGCGTTACCACAAGACCGTGTACGGGCGAAGATCCGTACGTACGACGTGCGAGAAGAGGAGATCGATCTTTACGATGAGAAGAATATGCGTCCTGCGATGAGGGCGTTGCAGGGGGTACTGTCACCGTTGCAGATACTCGCTGAAAGAGTTGTTCGGTGTATTGCGTGGGATCATTCTTCTAGTCCTTCTATCCCTGAGCTGTCTACAGCCGTCACAGAGATTCGTGAGATCACTAACAAGGCGCTTTCTGGTCTTATCGAGGAACAAGAGTTGTTACGAAGAGAGTCTGATCACACAGTACCACCGTCAGCCTGGTTGGTGATGCTTGTGCAGACTCTCAAGAGTGGGGAACAAAAGACGTTCTTCGCCAATATCTCTCACGGGCGTGATCATGGTGGCATCGAATGGGAAGAACATTGGAGGCATGCTACACCGTTTGATTCCTACAGGAGGGCCGGTAGCTTGATGGCTCGTGTGAACAACGATATCGATGATGGTAAGTTCGAGCTGTTGAATGATGACATCGTGGATGTTGTTGCTTGTACTGTCGAAGTCCATTTCAGCGATACCATTCTTCGGCCGAAGAATGCTACTGTGAATTTTGTGATTGCCAGAACGTTGAAAGATGCTGAGCCGGTGCTGAAGAAACCCGTGTATCTAAAACTGATGTATGATGAAAATGACAAATGGGTTGAACATTGGGTTGAAGCATCGTTGTTTGATAAAATTGAGGATGCTGTGCACACCAGAGATCGATGGAGATTCAAGTCAGAAGGTTGTGGAGTTTCTTATCACGTCATGATGGTTGCTGTGGACAAAGAGAATGAGATCCTTGGTCCTCCTACTAAGATGCTTCCTTTGGAGGGTGTTCCTATGGAAGATGACGGGCGTGCAATCTCTGATGCTAATCGAGTTGCTGTAGCTACAAAGCTCCCCGAACGCCTGTACGTGGTACGGCGTCTGCATGAAGACAAGATCGATTATTATGTGTCTACGATACATCCGAAAGGTGCTCATCCTACGTACAATTGGAGCGAACATCTGGACAAGGCCACAAGATTCTCCGACGCAAACGACGCCCATGATGTCGTCATGTCATGGCGGGAAAAACATCCGAGTTCAACAGCGTTAGTGCTTACGGTAGATGTTGAATACGCCAGGAAGTACAAGGATCATCCTCTTGGCGGTCGCCCATTCGATGTCGATCGAGTTGCTGCAGCCACATGTGGCGAGCCTGTGCCGCCTAAGAAGACATCGGCTGAAGCTCTACAGGCAATGAGTGTTGATGGCAAGGGGTACATGCACAGTGGATTCATCCTGCAGATACAGGACACCGAACAAGAACGCATCGGGTATTACTCTGATGACGATCTGTTCGCAGACTGGAAGGATGCGAAGATCTTTGCGTTTGATGAGGCTCAATATGAGATGCTTCGACAGATCCAGGATAACTCCAGGCGCATGTACCAGATCCTTGATATCCAAGTGCTCTCACCAGAGAAATCCGATATGCCTCCTGCTAAAGACAAGTAACTGACGCGAACCTTGACCACATCAGCTCCCACGGTATCATCGCCGTGGGAGTTTTTTGTTTTGAACAAGGAGAACACATGCCAGAAAGACCAGCACCACCTTCGATAGAAGAATGGCCACCAGGTGTAACAGCATATGAGTGGATGGGTGACAAGTGGGTTCAGCGTAATTGGGGTCCGGGCCATATCGTTGCGGCTGGAGCTGCCGGTAAAGAGTTTGTGACCAAGGATAACGTTGGAGGCCCGCGCAAGGCCGTGGTCAAGTCAGCCAAGAAGAAAGTAGCTAAGAAGAAAGTAGCTAAGAAGAAAGTAGCTAAGAAAAAGGTCGGCAAAAAGAAGGTCGGCAAGAAGAAACGCTAGGCGACCTATTGACAGATCATCAAAGCGTGGTACGATCCCGTGCCACGCTTTTTCATTGCATAGGAGAACAAATGAACAACAAAGCTGAATGCGGTGATCCGATGAACCCCGCTCACTACAAGGATCTGGTCCATGATCCGCTTACGGTAATGGATGAGTTTGGCCACTCTATGTCATTCTCTATCGGCAATGTGCTCAAGTACGTGATGCGGGCTGAGAAGAAGAACGGTATTGAGGATTACAAAAAGGCTCGCTGGTATCTCAATTGGATTATTGCCACTAAGAGCGGGATGTCCTGTACCGATGCTATCGCGTACGCACGTATCCCGCATCCTGGAGACGTAAAAGGAGAACAATCATGACCACGTTGATAGTCGTAGAACCGGACTTCGAGTTGATGACAGATCCGGAAGTCTTTCCGTACTACATGAGGCTGTTAGAGAAAGCCGGGAGGACTTGCTACAAATCAGAAAAAGCTATGCATGAAGATTCCGCTGACGACTTCATAAGGAAGATCATCAAGAGCGGGCACGAATCTGTGATCGAGCATTGTGTCATCACAGGACGTTTTGTCGGTGATCGCACAATGTCACATCAACTCGTACGGCACCGTATATCAGCTTTTTCACAAGAGTCACAGCGCTATTGTGATTACGGCAAAGTTCAGGCTATGAAGATCATAGCGCCGCCGGATACCAGGCTTCTACCAGGTAAGTACGAGCGGCATGATGACAAGCGGATTTATTTTACTAAGCAAACAGGCGAGGGTCCGTTCCTGCTGGATAAATTTGTGGCAGATGAAGGTTGGCTGATTCAAGAGATCGCAACAGCAAACGCATTTCTTGGCATCAATTTCGATGCTTACTGGACATACCTGTGGTTGCGTAATCATGGTTTGAAACCAGAAGATGCACGCCTGGTGTTACCGGGGGCATCGAAGACGGAAGTAGTTACGACGTTCAATCTGCGGATGTGGAGGCACGTATTCAAGGAGCGTGCTTTGAACCCGAAAGCGCAGTGGCAGATCAAAGGGATTGCACGGAAAGCTCTGAAGATCATGCATGGGTATCTGCCGGTAATCTTTGGAGATCTATACGAGCAGCTTTAGGAGAACATCGATGGCTAGAGTTTACTGTGATGTGGATTACACCGAGGATGAAGACGGTAAACCAATGGTGATGGTTACATGTCAGGAGTGTGGGCATTTCACAGAGAGTTATGGACACGGACCCGCCAGTGTGAGACGATGCCTGGCGCTCCTGCGGGAGGAATGCCCTGAAGGCAAAAAGAACTTCTATGTGGCCGCCGAGGATCAGGATGATGATTATGCAGATGGGGTAGACATCTATGACTGATCTGTGTAACAAGAGTATCCACACGTTCTACGTGATCAAGGAAATCGATTCTGACAAGTACGTCATGAACGAACATGGTCGTGTAGAGGGGCTATCTGAAGCCAGACTGTTTTCCACTACCAAGGATGCTTTTATGTGGATACGTTGGTACAAAGGTATCAGTAATTTTGCCAAAGAGCATGCTGCCGCACTCAGGGTTTACAAGGTTCAGTTGAGTCGGGAGATGAATCCTCTTGAAGAGAAGGATCACCTTACATCGTAATCACTGTAATCGCGTTCCGGAGGAAGTCGGGTACTATCTTCTTGAACGGGCGGCTCAAGCTCCTACGATTGTTTTTGTACGACGTAAATTCAAAATGATAAACGGTGAGTTTTCGGCGTTCTTTCACGGATCGACATCTGCTGTGAGGGTGAAACACATCAAAGGTTTTTGGACAGGGCCTTTACCGATGTACGATCTAGGAGAAATACTGAATGGGTATCAGAGTCAAGAAGCCTAAGAATTTTCTACGAATGGTTCATGGCAGCAGTGAGATTCTGCGACAACCCTGCAGAAGATGGTCGCTGAAAGTCATGAATCGGAAGGAGCTGAAACAGCTCATAAATGACATGTTTTGGTTCCTCAATGGCAAGGGCCTGGGCTTGGCTGCACCACAGATCGGCGTCCCATTACAGATCTGTGTCATAGCATGTCCTGAGAGGGTCGCGTTAGTGAATCCTAAGATTGTGGAAGCACACGGAAAAAGTTTGGATAAAGAAGGCTGTCTTTCATTTCCTGGCAAAAAAGTACAGATTGAGCGTGCAAATATCGTTACAATTGTGTATGAGAGCCCTTTTACAGGAAATGAAGTACGGCGGACATTCAAAGGGTTGGAGGCACGATGTGTCCAGCACGAGCTGGACCATTTGAACGGAAAGACGATACTCGATCATGATGCCGGTAATGGAAATAACCAGGCGACGGGCGGAGAGGATGATGCATGACAGCAACAGTCATCCTCGTTGTTACCGTTGTGGCCTACCGGCTACTTTCGATTTCAGGTATGGTGCGTACCACTGCAGTGTATGTGGACAGCTCACGATAACAGGTGAGGAAGGTGCGCATCGCATAGGTTATAAAAATGGAGAACAGAATGGAGCTGAAGATTCAGAACGACTACCAGGCACCGGGTGTGAGCACTGCGGAGAGAGTGGCTCATCCGAAGATTGCGAAGGTGATTCGTAAAGCTGTCAAACGATTCATGAAATCGTTCGATGGCAATTACAGGATCACGGGAATACGTCTCGGTAAGCTGGCCTACGAGCGCTACCGTAAGGCGACAGATGGACAGCCTGAAAGTTTGGTGCTTGCTCCAGCGAATCGTCTATTTGACGGTGACACACATTTCTTCAGAGTGAAGATCGGTCTGGAATCCAAGACTCTTGAGGTTAGGGCTATTCGATCTGAAGCTCTTGATGACCATGATATGGTGATTCATGCCGAGGGTGAGAAACCGGCTGAAGAACCGTCCGATTCTGACGAGGGTGCCCCCACGTCAGACGAGAGCTGAGCAGCCCGATCAGCTCATCAAAAAGCCCTCCAGTGTAGGAGGGCTTTTTGGTTGACACGATTTCATGTCGGTAATAGGATACTTGCATTCGGCGCAATAGCTCAGTCTGGGAGAGCGCCTGGGCGTCAGGACCTATGCATGCTACGGGAATGACAGATGCCTGGGAGGTCGAGGGTTCGAATCCTTCTTGCGCCGTTTATTTTTATTTTTAGAAGGGAGGATAAGTAATATGACGCAGCGCTTGCCGCATAATTGTGCGGCCATGAATTGTCGGAAGGAAATTCCAGCTCGGTATCTCATGTGCAGGGACCATTGGTACAAAGTCCCTCTCGCCATAAAGAACGAAGTCACTGCCGCCTATCAAAACTGTAGTACCGAAGACCCGGAATATCGGTACGCTGTCGTCAGAGCCAGACATGCTATCGCTATGAAAGAGGGCCTGTTGACTTTAGAGCAGGTACGTGAGAAAGAAGCCAAGATCAAGAAAAAGCTGTTTCCTGATCAACGTAAGGAACGCCAGCACGGATTTTCAGAACTCCAGTATAAGGTGCTTTGTTACCTGTACGATCAGTTCCACAGTCAAGTGACACTCGGCATGTCCTATCAGGATCTCGCCAACCGATTACAGGCATGGACAAAAACAACCGAGCATGCCTGTCAGTACCTGCTGGAACGCGGATATCTGGAGACATGTGAATTTGGCCGTGTTCGTATGACTCAAACCGGCAGCAAACTAACGTACGGCCTGCAACAGAAGGAGAAGACCGGGCGGCTTGTGCTGAACGGATAAAGGAGAACGTCGTGGTAGATGAAATTGCAACACTCGATGCAGAAACTGCTAGGCAAGAGGTTCTTGCTTATATTGAAGAACAGGGTGATTTTGGTGCGACCGACATCGAGATCGAAGCAGCTCTTGCGTTTAGAAACCTGACAGGTCGTGTACGCCAGCATCGTCTTGATCTGGTGAGGATGGGCGACATCTTTGACAGCGGTCAGAGACGTGTCTCAGCAGGATCTCGTAAGGTCGCCAAGGTGTGGAGATGCGGTACGGCAGAGGAACGTAAGAAGGCTGCTAAGAGCCGCAAATACTGGCCATTGAAACCGAAGCAGCGCATCCAGAAAGTCATTGGTGACATGGAAGCGTACAAGGAGCAGTACCTTCGAGAAAAAGATTCTCGCTCGGAAGTCAATAGCTGTGTGTATGTGGACGCGGCCGATCTCGGCAGGTGGATTTCGATATTGAAAACGGGAATAGACCCTGTAAAGTCTGCCTGAGCCTTGTTCATTCGTTTGAATGAGCATACAGGAAACCGCAACAAGGAGGAGGTTGCGGTTTTCTTTTGGCTTGCTAGACTGTACGTGCTCATGACGTTCTCCTATGCGCTTGAGTAAGAACCGAGGTGCCCGCCCTTTCTTAGCCAGGGGCGGGTTTCCTTTTTCAATTGACACGATTTCATACCGGGATAGTATATGCGCCGAAGGAGAACGGGATGTCGGAGTGGATCAATACTCAGGGCCTAGATGACTCACCTTGTCAACGGAGGATCAATCTAAAGAATGAACTCAAGGACCGGATTGACCAGAGTAAGAACGAGAAAAGCGAAAAGCAGGTGGGCGTACAAATTAGACCAACCTGTGATAGCATACGCAGCCGTTTTCGACGGCCTCCAAACGTTCTGGCTTCGCAACGAAGACTTTGTGAACGACATCATTCTTGTGAACTTCCGTCACAGCCCTCGGATGCTTGTGAGGGAATTCGAGAATTGGACTGCCCTTTTGGAGGCCAACAGAAGGCTCTACAAAAAAATGACGATGAAGAAAGGTTGGCAGGTAACATGGCTGGAGAGGCTGAGAAAACTGCATTCAATTACAGTCTGACCGAACGTGGGTGGCTGGCTGTCAATAACTTGTTGAAGAATGACGATTTCAAGACGCCTCGTCACAAGCTTGCCTTCATCAGAACCACCATGTCACAGTACACGGTGTTTTTCGGCAATCGGCCTGACTTTGTGATCTGCGGATCTGAGCTGTGGGAAGATCTCATCTTTGCGTGGCGTGAGGAGCAGCGTGAGTTGTTCGACCTCAAAGAAGCCACTCCTGTCATGTCGGGCTTGCCGCAGGTTCTTACGATACCGGAACCGGTTGCCATTGTTGACGGTATTGTTCTCGTGAGGGATTCTGAAGTCGAGGGTATGGACTACTACCTGGCATCGACGACAGAGTTCCAACGGGTATATTTCGGACGAGATAATACGCACGTTATCGATGTAGAAACAGCCGAGCTATCCAAGGTGTGTGATTACACCATGAAGTCCTTTCCTGATTTCACCGTACGTGTTTTTGAAGACATCAGCAAAGAGGCGTTGTACTGGCTAATGCTGCGCATTATTCGCAAGTTACAAGGAGAACAAAATGGCGTTGACGAACATTGATAGGATCATCATTCAAGAGATCGGTGACGACCTTGGTGATGATGCTATTATCGTCCGTGCTGAGACGGCGTTCAGAAGTGCTGCAAACACGACATGGACGGATGACAAAACAACGATCTGGAAGTCGGCTATCATGGCCCTGTTTCTATCGTACGGTCCAGGGACAGATGAATTTGAGCTAATCCAGAAGGAGCTGCAGATGTTGACGCTGGTCAACCATATGTTCAGCACCGGAAAACCGATTGAGGTCGGTATGATGCTTGAGGATGGATTTGAGCCCCTCGGTCTGTGGCCGCTTTTTGAAAAGGTGTGGAAGGAGAAACATGGCGACTCTGAAGGCGAGGGGACGCAATGCCCCGGTCTACAAGTTTGAAGCTGCCGTCACAAACGTTGTTGATGGTGACACGATCGACTGCTGTATCGATCAGGGTTTCTACAATACAACCACTCAGCGTATCCGTATCAACGGGATTCAGTGCGCTGAGAAGCGTCCCCGAACAGGCACTCCTGAGCATCGCGAGGCTGAGAAGGAGATGGCGGCGATCGCCGAGGAGTACGTACGGGACACCATAGCTGCAACCGGCACGAGAGTGTGGCTGAAGACTTACAAGGGAGATTCTTTCGGACGTTGGCTAGCTGATGTCTATCTGTCTGCAGCAACGACCATCACGCTCTCGTCGATATTATTGAAAGAAGGTCTGGCGGTTTCGTACAAGCATCGTCATGATGTGAACTGGATTGAAATGCTGGCAACATGGAAGAACAAACACAAACAAGCATGATGTGTATTTTCAGGGGCGGACCTATTGACGGGCATCGGGAGATCCGCAATAAGGCACCTAGAAGAATTTTCGTTGCTTATGGTCCGAGCGTCGATGACCTTGAACCGATATTCTTCTTGCACAACAGCAAGAGGGACTTCAAACGTGCTGACTACGGAGAGGCAATGGTCATGCACGTCTATTCGCATACCGTGAGCAATGAAGGAGTCGCTTACTACAAACATTCGCAAGTCGTTTGATGGAGAGAGTTCGATGGATGAAAGTATCAGACCTGTTCTCGATGAGCACCCCATAGAGGCGATCGTGCAATACCTCGCCGATCGTACTCGGTGTGATGTCGAGATCAAATTACGAGCAGGACCGCAGGCAGCTCCTGAGCATCCTCAGCATAACCCGATACCTGACTCGGTGGCTGAGTTCAACAAGATGGCGATTACTACCGACGTAGACCCCTACGAGAACGTTCAGCTCGTTCAGGAAAAGCCAGAGCCTTACGATGTCGTGGCAGAGGCTATGAATTCGGCTATCCCTGAAGAAACTCAAGCCGCAACGATGCAGGTGCAACCTCAGTACAAACCAGCTCCTGTCGAGGAACCGCAACCAGTAGAACAGCCGGTGGAGCAGCCCCAACAGATGCCGCCTCCACCAGCACAGGAGCCTGCCTTCAACCCGAATAACCCGTTAGAGGTTGTGAAAGCTCATCAGCACATCGTAGCCTCGGCTGACAACGGTACTCTCATGAGGATCGCTCAGGCTGGTGGTTTTGACCCTGACCCTATGGTCAGAGCCTCACAGGCGTACGATTTCATGGGGATCAACCTCGGTAATACCGACAAGTCTCATCATGCTTATCTGGTGAGTGCTGCAGCATACGCAGTGTTCCAGAACCCAATGTTGCGCGGCCAGTTTGGACTCGGTTAGAGTTTAGTACCTCTACGGTTTCTCCAAAATCATGTCGAGTCCTAAAGAGCGGTCAGAAATGACCGCTCTTGCTTTTTTGCCTGCAGGTAACTACCTTTGTGATGTCGATGGAGGAAAATAATGGTTAGTGCTGTCGATATCTCGACATTCGATGAGAAGGTCTCACAGTTTTCCGAAAAGGAGTGGGATCAGCTCGAAGAGTACCTGCTTGAGATCAAAGAAGAGTTCGAGGCTGGTGGTGACGTAGTACCTGCAGATCTCGACCCTTATCTTTCCGATCTGTGTGAGTACAACTTTCTGCTTTTCTGCAGAGGCTTCGGCAGTCAGCACATCACGGAAGAGTTCGGCGACTTCCATCTGGAGACCATTGAAGATCTCGAAAGATTGAAGTCCGGCAAGCATTCCCTCAAGTTACTTCCTCGTGAACATGGTAAATCGACCATCATCAATTTCCTGTATGTGTTATGGTGTGTCTGTTACCGCAAGAAACGACATATCGGCATCATCTCCACGACAGCGCAACAGGCGGAAAAGTTCCTCAACAAGATCAAGACCGAGTTGCAGAACAACCCTTATATAAGGAAGCACTTCGGTGACTTGGTTGGTCAGGATGAGAAGAACGCCAAAGAGACGTGGCGGATATCCTACATCAAGACCACGAATCACGTCGTGATCTTCACCGCAGGTGTTGGCGGTTCTATTCGTGGTGTGAACGAGTCGTTGCCTGATACGCTCGATCTCGATAACTACCTCGGTCGGGACTATTGGGGACGCCCTCGTTACAGGCGCATTAGATCGTTCCGTCCGGATCTACTGATATTTGATGACGTGATCGAGGACAAGCACGTCAAGACGCAGATGGTAAGAGATCGTCTGTGGGACTGGTTCTGGGATACCGCTTACAACGTCATCGATTCTGAGATCGGCAACATCATCGTTGTCGGTACAACCGTGCATGATGATGACCTGGTGATGCGGCTACATAAGGACAAGGAAAAGACTTCTACCTGGAAGAAGATCAAGCGTCCTGCCTGTAGCGGTTTCGATTCTCAGATGAACCCCATCAACTGTCTGTGGCCGCAGAAGTGGATGAAGCCCGATATGAGTCGTCCCGTTGATCGTACGGGACGACCATATTCAGAAGAGGAAATCGAGGCCAAACTCGATCCGGATGAAACGTTCTACCTTTCTTACCTGGCATGGAAACGCCGTGATCTAGGTAGTCGTGCATTCTCGAAAGAGTTCTTGCTAGAACCGATTGATGACAGCACGAGATTCTTCCACCGCGATTGGTTCCGCTACTGGATCTCTAAGAGCGTGTACTTCACGCCAGAGCAAGAAGCGAACCTCATGGCGGCCGGATTCAGTTACGATGTCCTGCCTAACGATTTATATGTCGTTACTTCTATCGACCCGGCACCTTCCCGTGGCAAGAGAGCTGAAGAAGCCGATAGAGATTACACGGCTATCGTTACGATAGGGTACTCACCATCGCAGCGTCGATATTACCTTATTGATATTGACAGATTCAGAGCGTCTGCGGCTACGATGTTGCATTTGATGTTCAAGCATTACGTCGCTTACAACAGTCAGTTCGGAGGGCGCTATTGGCAGTCCGGTAAAGTCGGCGACGGTCCTGTCGTAACATTGGATGCCAATCGTAATTGGCAGCACATGGGGTTCCTGGTGGAATCAGTCGCGTTCCAGAAGGTGATCGCGGATCTTCTTGATGAGCTGTCGATCGCACTTGGACTCTATGCACAAGTGATTGAAGTGAAACGTGGAAAACGCCACAAGACCACAAGAGCACTCGGAGTTTCGGCTTTGGTTGAGCGTCATCAATTCTTTGTGCCCCTTACGGCACATCGTGATATGGCGAAACCCGACATCGAGGCCGGACTTGAAGAACTCGTCACGTTCCCACAAGGCGCTCATGATGATTGTGTTGACGGAGTTGTTGACTGTCTTGCGGCATTACAGAGATTGTCGCTCCATCTCAACAGAGGGCTTTCGGCCCAGGCATCCATGAAGAGACTCTTACAGGGTAATCCTGAAATTTATGCTTATGTCAGCGAGAAGGTACGTAGCGGTGAGATGGATGAGCATGACGCGATGATGGCCTGGGGACAGCAGCATCCTCGTACCGAGAACCCGATTCAAGCGGCCGAGGGTCAAGGCCCTGTACAATCTGTTCCGTATGCGTAAGCTCAGTCGTAGGTATAGTGTAGAGTGCAAACTCGTTACGTTCAGATAACAAGGAGAGAAAGCAATGTCTGACATGATGACAGCAGCAAACACCGGCGGAACAATGGCTCCCGCTCAGCCACCTGCCCCGACCAATGCGGAGCATGAGCAGGCGGCGGTCAAGGCTCTCAACGTAGCTCAGGCGGCTACGATCGAAGCTGTTCAGAACGCTGAAGCAGCCCCCACGATCGCCGACGAAACTACTCAGAAGCTGCAGCAGAGTGCAGTTCTGTTGGATGAAGCTCAGCAGGAGATCCAGGCCGGAACCGCCAACGCTGCAGGTGCGGAAGCACCAGCTATCGGCGGTCAGCCCCCGAAGGGCGTCCCGTCTGGCGCTGAAGGCTAAAGCACCTCTTCGCTGACTCTCTGTCAATAAAGAGAACACGGGGGTGCTGTGCGCACCCCCGCTTCAGTCTAAGGGAGACGTGCAATGGCAAAAGAATATACGGAATTCAAAGCTGACGTAAAACAGGACCTCAGCGATCGCATGACAGATCTCAATGCGGCTGTTGCGGCATTTGATGCTAGTGCTGAAGTCGTGGCTGTGTATACAATCAATGTTGAAGGCGGAGAAAAGGTCGTCTACGTCATTGAAAAGCCGTAATCGGAGAATAACACATGCCAGGTGTCCTGCCGTTACATACAGCATTCACGCACAGTCTTCGAGTAGCCCTTCGCTACTCAAGATTCACAGAGGAGCTGCAACGTTACATCCAGGAGGATGCGACGTTCGTCCGTTCCCACCAAGATCCGCTGCGTGATTCGACGTACATTGTCAAAACTCAAGACGGGAAGAATGTCGTCAAGTTCTGGAAGAACGCTGACGACATAGAGCGTTTCAAGAGGTACGACAGGTACACGCAAATCCTTCGTCACGGCATGAAAACACAAATGCCGAATTACTATCACGCGACGAAGGATCAGCCCGACAAGCAGGGTATCTACCAAGCCCACAATTTGGTGCTCACCATCAGCCAGGCAATCACAGATCTCACAGTCGGTGGCGGTGTCGAAATCAAGACCGGTATGCAGAACATGGATGTGCTGCTCAACGACGACATGCGCCTCGGTGAGAGGATCTATGACTGGTTGTTTGAAGCGAGCGTGTTTGGATTTGTAGGGGTGCAGGTTGTTTGTGATGAACAAGCAGGAACGCTGGAGGTGTCCCGTATTCTTCCGCACAATCTGTACCCCAAATTCTCTGCCTCGCAGGATAACGAAATCGTGTCGGTCTCTAAGAAGATCTACATACCACGAATGAATATCGCTGATTGGCAGAAGGTCGCTCGTTTCGTCAAGGGTAGTTTCGATGGCTTTATTCTTGAGGAACGTCATTTCAGAGGTTACTACGAGAATTACCTGTTTGCGGTATCCGGCAGCAAGATCGTCGGGGATGTTCCGCTGGCATACTACAATCCTGATATGAAGCCTGTCGTTTTGACCGGCCTGCAGGATTTCGCTATCACGATAATTCCGAATATCGTCAGACTCGGAACATTCAAGAGCGATTGGGATGAGATCCTTGATCTCAACCTTTCCTTCAATGATAGAGCCTCCCGTGAGAGTGAGCTGCTGAACAAGTACGCAGGTCCGAATCTCATGGTGAGCGATCGCACAGTTTCATACGACCCGACGACCGGTAAAGCTTTCTATAACGTTCCACGCGAGGGTGTTATTGCTGTCAGAGCACAAGACAACTTCACACCCTCGTACCTGCAGCCACAGGCGGACATTCAGGGTAGCAGTTCTAACAGAGACTTTCAGCTCGATATGATCGCCATCGAATCTGCTACAGCGCCCATTCTGTTGAATGCCGAGGCAGCGAAGCAGGTTCAGAGCGGTGTGTCCTACAAGCTGCATCTGACACCGACGTTGAACAAATCGAATCGTCGTTCAGGCCACCAAAGCCAGGCGATTGAACGAGTTGTGTTCAACATCCTGAGCGCGATCGACTATTACAGTGATAACAAGCTTGCTGAAGGCTATATGGAAGTTGCTGCTAATAGTGCGGACCCCAAAGAGCAGCAGAAGGCTCAGTGGTTGCAGAAGTACATCAAAGCCCATAAGACCGTGATCATGCTTGATAGCTTTGAGGATCTCTTTAGACAGGTTGAGGTTCTGCACGATACGCCGATGGGTCTTTTCATTGAAGATCCGAAACTGGCGAAGACCACTGATGAGCTTCAGTTCCTGGCCACGCAGGATCAACTTCAGTATATCGATGACCGCAATGTCGCGATGTCGGCAATTATTCGTCTGAAGGAAATCGATGTGCGTATGACGCCATCGCTACCGCAGGACATGTCCACGGCGATCGATCGCCTTGGTAACAAATCTTCGATGTCAGTCCAACGCTTCCTGAAAGACATCGATCATATGAGCGACGAAGAGGTCCTGAAGGAACTCGCGCTCATACAAGAGGAAGAAGAAACCATGACTCCGGCCAGTGATTTTGCTGGTTTCGGAGGAACACCTATTGGCGGTGAACAGCCCTCAGTCAGTGATGTTGGCTACGGTCTCAATGGACCACAAAGTGTCAATGCGGGTGTAGCCGTAGGTATGGGTGAGGGAAGTTCAGATGTCGCCATGACGGCGTAACCAAAGGAGACCATGTAATGGCAACGCCAGAAACCGCACTTCTTCAAGGGGGTTATTCAACGATTCCCCATGACAATGTGAGGGAATACCTCAAGATGCTGGCCGTGTACGGCCCAGGTGCGGGAGCACTCGGTGCAGGCGCTGCCGCAGCTCGTGCCACGATTCAAGCGTGGCTTGAGGCTTACTTCGCTGAGACCGGCGTGACGTTCGCAGGTTATAACGGCCTGACGAACTATCACAAGATGATCTATGCGGACATCGCACGTCTTGGCTTGATCGAAGCGCGATCTGATGCTGCTGTCGTGGCATTCCCGCACGCGAATCTGGCCGATGACTATGCACAGGCGATCATCCCTAATGGTGGCCCGATCACGAAGCCTCGAATGCAGGCATTGCGTTTCTTCATCGAAATGCAGAACCAGGCTGCCCGTGGTGGAACGATTGCTACGATCCGTACCTGGTTGAATGGGCTTGGTCTCCCCTCAACCGCTCAGGCCGTCGCAATGGCTGATGAGAATCTTGCATCTCTCGCCACGGCATGCGTACGTCTCTATCACGACAACAACTGGAACGGCACCGCCGATCCGGGTGACGCTGTTCTGCGGTTGACGGTGACGAATATTCGTCGTTACCTTCGTAGCAAACAGTACATCGATGATATCAACATCCGCTCATGGATTGCTGAGAGCCAGGACATTTTCACTGCCACGCTGTTCAACGAAACCTTGGAGAAACTCCACGGTGACGTTACCGGTGGCGGTGAATTGGCATGGAACCAGCTCATGAGGGTCTGGTTGCGGCATGTCGGCACTGCGAGTCCGGAAGCCCTGCAGTGGGCTGCCTGGATGTGTGGTCATGGTTACGTGCCAGCATTCGGTATCCGCAATTTCGATACGGAGCTGTCACGCGGACGTTTCGATCCTACCGAGAACTACATCTACCTTACGCTTGATAACAGCGATACCGCAAATCCGAAACTGCAATTCATGGCAGTTATCGGTGCGGCCGCTGCGAAAATAAATCACGCTGCTTTTACTGTCACCAACCTCTCAGCCTTCACTCCTGGAAGCATGACACTGACGCCACAGGATCTTGACACTCTTGTCGGTCTTACCAACCTGGGCGGCGGTTCCATGAAGTGCGACTGCAGCCTAAGCGCCGGACAACTAAGCGTAGGTACGCATCAGCTATTCGATCTCGAACTAGGACCTGCGGCCAATCGCAGTGCCATTCTGCAGGGACTCATGTCGATCGACACGCTTGAAGATTCGGGAGATCCTACCCCGGACAAATCGGCTTTCTTCTCGACGGTAGACTACCGTCTTCGCACTGAACTTCTTAGTAGCGTCAACGCTACGCCTCTACAACCGTAATTTTACATCTGGGAGGAAGGGGGACACGCAGGAAACCACTTCGAACAGGAGAACGAACCATGTCTACTGTGATTCAAGCTTCTGCATGGAGGGGTGCTGCGGGCACTATGGAAGCTCTGTTATCAGGAATACCAACGAAAGCTGTAACGGCTGCTGTCCCAATCGTGTTTTGGGGCCATACCGTCATCGAGGATATCCATCCCCTGATAGCTCTTGGCATCATGTACGCTCTCGATCTGATTCTCGGATTGATCCGTGCATTCAAGCACTGTGAATTCAACAGCAGAATGCTGTATCGCACTGGTGGCAAACTGTTTGTCTACTGCATCCTTGCCATCATCGCGACACAAGCTGCTCTGGCTGTGGACTACCTGTTCTTCATGCCGGGGGTCGTCTACGGGTACATCGCCTTGACGGAGTTAGCCAGCGTCATAGAAAACCTGAACGATCTTGGGTATCGCGTGCCGATACTGAATATTGTCTACAAGTTCTTGGCTTTGAAGAAGATCGATAATCGTAGGAAGAGTGGCACGCTATCACAACTCCTGGTGGATGAAATGTTTTCTGAAGATGAGATAGAAGCCGCTATGAAGGATCTCGAAAAACGGAAACGTGTCATCCAGACACAGAGTATCGAAGCTCTCAGAAAGACTACCCGGCTGAAAAAGGAAACTGCGGAGGTGAGCTGATGCCGTTGAAGGAAGGCTCCAGTAAGAAGGTCATCGGTGAAAACATCGCTAAGCTGATTCGTGAAGGCAAGCCCCGTGATCAGGCAGTGGCGATCGCTCATGCTAAAGCTGGAAAAACCAAGGACAAGAAGAAAGACTAATCCGGAGAGACAGGTGTCTCGCGCCGGCAACCACTAATTCGATGGAGAAAAAGGAGATCCGTATGAGATGGTTACTACTGACGATTCCACTGTTGATGCTCAGTGGCTGCGCTCTGTTCCAAAACTCAGAACCGATCGACGTTGCAATAGCAAAGCAACTCGTGTCTAATGCGGAGCAGCTCAGGGAGCATTCAACCTACGCAGCGGATATTCTCGACAACACGAGGGAGAACGATTGGGACGCAGCAGAGAGCATGAGCCTTAGACTGCTCCTTGACGCTAACGTCGCTCTTGCTGAAGAAGCTCTCTCAAACGCTGAAGAGAAGAACGCTGACGACTAGGGAGTCGTTATGCTGCTGGAAATCACTCAAGAAACCGTGATCACCGTTGTTGCAGGCGTAATAGCGGTGATCTTTCTTATCCTTGGACCTCTTCGTCTGATCCTGAAGAAAAACATCAACGAAAAGTATCATAAGATTTTTGATGCTGCCGTTGATTTCGCTGAGACCTGGGCCAAGGAACATCTTGAAAAACACGGTGTGAAACCCTCCAGTATCGCCAAGCTGGAACAGGCATCCAAGTTTGCCGAGGATGCTATCCACACAGGAGATCCTGAAACCATCATTCGCGGCGTTGAGGGTGCGCTCGCGAGAACCAAGATCGATAAAATGACTGTCGATCAGATTGCCGGTATTCTTGCTGGCAAACAGAAGTGAGGATTGAAATGAGTTCATTAGACAAGGTGAAGGATGCCCTCACGCCAGCTCTTGCAGAGATCTTGGAGATCAGCAAGGCATCCTTCGACGATCTACTCGGTGACGTGATGGAGGTTCTTGGTGCTGACAAGAAGCGGCCGAAGCCAGCCATCAAAGCCACTGTTGAAAAGCTGCTACAGCTTCGAGCTGCGGCTGAAGAAGTCATCCTGCAGGGTGATGTTGAGAAGGGTGAGCGCATCATCGGCAGTGTTTATGGTGCTTTGAACAGCTACCAGGTGATTGCTGCCAACAAGGCCATCAACGAAGCTTTTGCAGCGTGGCGTAAAATCATGAACGTGATGAAGGCCACTCTCAAGGAAGTCGGGCCGATCGTTCTCAATGCGATCGTTCCAGGAGCCGGTGCCGTGGCAAAAGCGGTGACGGGTGACGATGACCCAAAAGATGATGATGGCGACAAGGGTCCGGATATCCCAGGTCTCGAAAAGGCCGTCGCCGATGCTGAGGCAGCCCTCGACAAAGCTCAAAAGTCCAAGGCGAAAAAGGCCAACAAGGAAAAAGCCATCGCTGCCGCCGAAGCCGCATTAGAAGAGGCGCAGAAGGCACTCGATGCTGCGAAGGCAGAGTCGTAGATCGACTCAATCGTAGGTATGGTAGAAGGTGGTAATCCTGACGGTACTGCTTTCTCCATCGACTTGTTGAGGCGGTCTTGCGGCCGCCTCTTCAAGTTCATAGGCTGTACACCATGGCACAAGGGACGCCAAAGCTTGATGACGCACGTTACCGCCGGATCATGAGAGATCTCGGTAAGTTTCAGCGTGAGGTCGAAAAGGATGCTACGAAGTACGATCGTGGCACGCTTCGCAGAATTCATATAGAGCTGGTTGATTACGGTACGGCGGCTATTCGATCTCTTGAGCGTAATTACGTAGCATCGATCGGTACGGCCAATGTTCCAGCCGGGTTTCTTGAGCTGATGAGATCTCTTCGCGATCGTTATGTCGGCCTATGGGCTCAAAATCTGGCAAAAGCCTTTGCTACAGCCGAGAATTCAATTGAAGGATCTCACCGTGGAATGGCACGCGGTAAGACCATTCTGCAGCGTATCAAAGAAATCATTCTTGGACCTACAGCACCGACAGGTAATGTCAAAGGACTTGATAAAGGCATCTCTGGGATCGTTCGAACAAAGAAAGTTGGAGGGCAGCGACAAGTTTTTCGTATCGGGATCACAGCTTATGTGAAGCTTTTGGTAAAAACCTTGCCTGCAAACTTCATACGAGAAGCTGATACTCTTCTCTTGAAAGAACGAGCACTTGAACGCAAGATCAAACGTAAGGATCGCCTCTTCCTGATCAGTAAGGGCTTTAGTGCAGAGTCAGCTCAGACATGCATATGGTGCCAGGGAAGAGTGCTTACAGCGGATGCGTTTGAATTTGTACAGAGAGCACTGAGTCCAAATTTATTTCATCCGCATTGTCGTCATCATGTGGTACGCTCTTTCAATGCGACCATGGACACGTACAATGGCAAATACGGTCCTGTCCTGACACTAAAGGATGTCAAGAGATGGCCGTCCCAGAGTAAGAAAATACGTCTTCGCAAGAAAGGCAACCCACACTACATACCAGCCTAATCGATGGAGGAACAAATGGCAGGAGCAGCTAATCAAGAAACACCGCTTGCAGTGCCCCCGGCCCAACCGGACCAGGGCGCTGAAACACAGGCTCCAGGAGGAGTCCAGCGCGGCAGCATGGATGACGACAAGACCTTCGACTCGTTCACACAAGCTCGTCATAAAGTTCGTGATAGAGCCGACGCCCAGGAGACTGCGGCTGCTCAGACAGCGGCTATCAAGGATAAGGCTGACACGATCGCTGATGAGAAGTTGAAAAACTTCGATCTCGATAATTTCATTCAAGAGGTCAATGCAGCAGCCTCGCAGTTCGAGAGCGATCTTGACCTTGCAACGAAGCTTCAGCAGATCCGTGAGGAAGGTCTGACAGAAGAACAGAAACAAAAACTGGAGGAGATCAAGAAAAAGGTGGCAGAGCTAACAAGCACAGATACTTCGGGGCAGCAACCACCAGCGTCTGGTGGAGCTACAGGACAGCAGCCCTCAGCTCAACCCGCCCAGCAGCCGCCTGCGCAGCAAACTCCACCACCTGCGCAGCAAACGCCGCCGACTCAGCCCCCGGCCCAACCGCCTACGGATCAGCCCCCGGCTCAGCCTCCGGTACAGGGTGATATGACAGAACAGATTACTAAGGCTGTCAGTGATCAAATTGAAGCGTTCAAGAGCGAGTTCAATTCCAAGGTTGATAATCTCACGAAAGAGAATACCGAACTGAAACAGCAGGTTGCTGACGGTGATTCTAAACTAAAGGAAGTCATCGCACAGCGCGATGATCTGAAGGAGAAGAATCGTCAGTCGAAGTTCGGAAAAGCGGCAGGTAAAGCAGGCATACCGTCAGATGCTCACGACCTAGCGTACACGGCCGCACAGAATATCGTCAACAGCAAGGAACACAATCCAGATCAAAAGGAGATGACCTACGAGGACATTTTCCCGGTCATGCAGAAGGTGTACCCGTCGTTGTTCGGTAAAAAGGAAGCCAGCGAAACCCAGATAAAACCAGGGGCTCAGAACACTGGCACTCCACAGGGTGGGGCGCTTCAACCGAAGCAGCAAGTGCAGAAGAAAAAGCCTGAGACGTTTGCCGAGGCAAAGGCAAATCTGCACGAACGTGTCAGTGCTGAAGCAGGAACGACCGCATAGAGGCATCATTATAAGTTGCCTCTAACTCAAAAAAGTGGTTGATTTCTAATAGACTATAAGGATACGCTCAGGGTGCGATGGATATCGCACCCTTTGTGTTTAGCGCCGGATGGCCTGACACGCTGCACCACCAAACCCTTTTTTATTTTTCGTTTTCCAGGAGTTCCTGACTATGCCCGGAGTTGTAGGCTTCAATTTTGATGATGCCGCCGTCATGGTCAAGGAGGAATTCGAACCTGCCTTCTACCGGACTTTCCAGCGTAACAACGTCTTCATGGAGCTGCTCAAGCCCACTGAAGAGAAGTACGCCGAAAAGGACATCACTTGGAAGGTATACTACAGCGGCAACCCCGCTGCAGGTTCGTACTCCGAAGACGGTGACATCGGCATCAATCGTACCGACCTGGGCGAGCGTTTCGACACGGCTCGTCTGAGTTGGAAGATGAATGGTGTGCCGATCAAGGTGTCCGGTCTTGCTCAGGCCATTACGACCAGCAAGAATGCGATCATCGATGCGGTTGCAGAAAACACCGAGCAGGCTCTCAAGCAGCTTCAGCACAATATGAATCTGCAGGCTCTCTCGGATGGTGTCGGCAACCTCAACGGTGTGAACCCGGCTCTTGACGCCACAGGGCTCGACCTGACGGGTATCCAGGCGATGGTGGACGACGGCGGTGACGTAGCAAACTACGCCAGCATCGATCGTACCGTCAACACCTGGTGGCAGTCATACGTACTGCGTAACCCGTTGGCACCTGGAACCCCGCGTCCGATCTCAGAGGTTCTGTTCCATCAGATCCTCAACGAGGTTCGTGCGGTGCGACAGGGCAAGATTACTCACATCCTGTGCAGTCCCGCCGTATTCACTGAGTTCGGTCTGTTGCTTGGCGTCGATCGGCGCTACACCTTCAGCCCGCATCAGTCTACGGCACCACTGCGTTACGTTGGCGGTTTCGAGGCGCTGATGTTCAACGACATTCCTGTTGTCAGCGTTCCGCTGTACGAGGAAGGTCGCATTGACTTCATCGACATCGACCTGCTGAAGTTCAAGATGCTTCTTGACTTCCAGATCGAACCTCGCGATGCCGGTAACAAGGATGCTAGTATCATGTTCGCGAAGACGTACTCGCAGTTGCAGTACAAGAACTCGTTTATGGCGGGTTCTCTACGCGACATCCAGACCTCATAAACGGTCTGACTGGTCCACGGAAAGGGGGAGGTTCTACCTCCCCTTTTTTGTTATGCTGCTGCAGATGTTTTTTGTTACTTCGAAGGAGAAAACAAATGTCAGGTATACCAACACAGCAAGCTCCAGGGCTGCCTCCCCAACAGGCGCAGCCGCAGGGAGTAGTCGCGGTTGCACAGCAACCCGGCATCCTGCCCTATGGAACAACTCAACAGGTGTTCCAATCAGATCAACGTGCTCTCAACCCAATGAATCGGACAGATGTTCAGGAGGTTGTGGCAGCAGCTCGTCAGAGAGCTAATGACCACATTCGTAACACACACCCGAATGATTGGCAGCAGCACATCTATCAGCCTCATGAACAGATTCCTGAGTTGCTGATTCTCATCGAGGTTCTCACGTACACTATGGAGCCCAAGAAAACTGATGTTCTAAGAGCGCTGCAGGATATGCAGGTCGCTATTTCAGTGTTCGTGCCAAACGGTGTCGTAGATCCTCAAACCGGTACAGACATCGGTCGTGGCATGCGGTGCCAGTGGCGTCGGATGCAATTCGAGTTTGTTCCGTGGGAAGCTCGTAAGGTTCCGATCCATGTTGCGATCATGCTGTTGAACCAGCTCAAAGGCTACAAGCACAGTATGGCTGCTATCACATACACCGATCCTGCGTCTGGTCGTATGGTTCGTCGTCAGGAACCGCTTCAGGACTTTGAACGCCCTCAGCTCGGTTTTCTTGCTTTTCGTGAAATGACGGATGCCGAGAAGAACATGCAGACGGATCACTCGTCACGTTTTCACGGAACGGTATCTCGTGTGCAGGGTCAGCAAGGCGAAGGAAATTTCCTGCTCAACATGAATCCTGAAAACCGTCAGCAGCAGCCCGCTTCTGTAGCACCTCCACCTCCAGTACAGGGTCAGGGTACGCAGATGCCGATGCAGCCAGGTCAGACGCCAGGTCATCAGCCAACGCAGCCAGGACCGGCACCGGTTCCATCAGGTCAGACTTTTGTGAATGATCCGAACGCCGCACATCAACAGCCGCCGGTTCAGCATCCTGTGCCACAGCCGCAGCAGCCACAACAAATGCAGCCGCAGTATCAGCAGCAGGCGCTGCCAACAGCTCCGCCCCCAGGCCCACCGCCGCAGACGCAAGGCCCGATGGGGGATATGAAAACTTCAATCCCGATGGACAAACCACAGGCCCCTACTCCGGTCTCTGAGGTGACGGACGCTACGGCTATCCCGCAGCCGCAGGCACCACAAGTAGGTGTTCCTGCAGCATAAAGGCTGCCATGGTAGAAGGCGCTTTTTCAGTTCAGATCAATGATCAGCTCAACATCTCTGGGCTGAAAGAGCGCTTCACGGAAGCATCAGAATACGCACTGCAACAAGTAGCTACCCGCCTGCTGGCCGACTCACGAGCATTTGTTCCTGTTCTGACGGGTGCTCTGAAGGACAGTGGGCGGGTTGAAGTCATGCCCTCACCAGACGACGCCCTTCGTATCATCAGAGTTACTTACAACGTACCGTACGCTCTCAGGCAGCACGAGGAAGAGGACTATTGGCATCCTAGCTTGGGGTTCCGTGGTGCAGCTAAGTATCTCACTAAGCCGCTGATGTTCTTCGGGGATTTCTACCAATACTTGTTCGAGCTAGAATTCAAAAGGTACGTCGAGATGAAGGGTGACGTGTAATCGTAGGTATGGATGAGAGGTCCTGATGTCTTACTAATGGAGGAAGTAATGCCGTTTCAACTACAAAGCGCCTGCTTCACTGCCGAAATTGAGGGGACTCAAGGAGTAGGCAGTGTCGAGGTCAGCGTATACCGCACGGGTCGTGGTCGTTATGAGGCTGATTGTTACATCAGCGGACTGCACGGCCCCAGCCGCTATATGGGCGGACATGACGCAACGCTCAATCGAAATTTCGAAGACTGGAAAGAGGCTCTGAAGGTCGCCGCCAAGGCTGCCGTATTCAAGGTCAACAACGGCCAGCTTCGTTTCATCGGTCCTTGGAAACAAGAGCGTGCCTCGCATGTTGAGGTAGACAAAGACGGCAAGGAAGTCAAGGTCAAGAAGAAAACCCCATACGGCGATTCTTACGAGACCAGCAATTACAAGGATGACATCGAAGTTGATATCGTTCTTCCACAGTCCGAAGGTGAAGTGCAACCCAATAAGATCAAGGTCCCGGCTTCAGCTTCTCAGGGTCTCAAGAATTTCAAGAGCACTCGCTACGAAGACAACACGCCCAAATAGGAGAGCGTTATGTCCCGTTACGTTGATATCTCAAGTCAATTGATCAACCCGCAAGACGGCAAGGGCAACCAGCTCTCGGCCCTTACTGTGAATTTGCGGAATCAGCTCAACGTACTCAAGGACTCTCTCACCTATCCGGGCGGGATCTCGCAGTCGTACGATGCCGGCACCGGGTATACCTATACGATACAGCAGTACGATGTCAGCGATACTGACGATTGGCCCGGCATTTATGTCATCGCGGAGTTCGTCGGTACGGATCAGGCGTCAGGACAAACGATCACTTGGTACGAATACATACTGTTTGATGTTACAGTCGCTATACCGACTGTTGATGAGGGCCGTGAACCGTACGCTGACCTGGCTTTTGCTGTCACATATTTCGTCGGTCTTCGACGCGGTGACACGTTCATGGACTTGATAGGAACGGAACCAGCCACAGCGTACAAGCTGCTGGTGGAAGCCTCCGATGATCTTGATACCGAGAGGTACAAAGGTCAGAAATTGAGGATCTTTGCGTACGACCAAAGCAAGGGCAGCCGTCAGTTTCCGAGGGTCTTCAACATCAATGAAACAGTCGGCTACTTTGCCGGTACGAATGAGTTCATACCCTATCAGATTCAACAGGCGACTTGTGAACAGGCGTTGTGGATCTATCAGCAAGAACAAAACGGGCATGACTACGAGAGCCGTTCGGAACTGCAGGCACGCGGTCTGTCCAGTACAAGTCGCGGCAAGAGCAGCGAGAGTTATGATCTGGCTCATGCCAAGAGAACACGTATCTGTCAGCGGGCGTATGAAATTATTCATCCGTTCCTGGCACAGGCAGTACCTGGTTACACGGGGACATACTAATGGCTGACTTGACTGCTGAAGAATTGAAGGCCGTTGAAGAACATAAACGGCGAGAAGCTGCTTCCAAAATTCGCAAGGAAGCTGAGAGTGTTCTCATGCGTGCCGAAAAGCTGCGGCGACAGATTGATGGATCTCGTCAGAAACAGCAGTCCATTCTTCAGAACATTGAGCGGTATAACCAGCGTGTTGTCGAACAAACCCATAAGCTTTCACAAGCACTGTTCAGCAGCGATCGGAGTATCGTAAAGGCTCTCAAAGAGGAAGCTCAGAAGGCTAAGGACAACGGGCAGGAGTTCACGATCAAGTACCAGGGTGTAACGTTCAGCGCCCAGGAGCTTGACCCTTCTAAGATCTTGCGTCAGCGGACCATGACTCAATCGGAGCGTACGGCCGTTGAAGATGTGAAAAGAGCAACAGAAGATCTTCGTGACGAGCTGAATAAACTCATAGCCACGATCACGAGAGAAATCACATACTTGAATGACCTGGCTACGCAGATCGAACCGCGTATCGATAAGTTGAACGACATCCTTGCACAGGCTCGTGATGAGAAAACGTTCTCTCAGGCCGCCAGACAGGTATCGGAGGCAAAGACTGCTTTCAAGGATGCTCTGAAGACAGCCGAGGATCTTCGCGGGTTACGTACTGATGTCATAAGGGCTAGTAAAGCCACTGACAAAATTCTCAAGGTAGTTTCCGGAGTACGTAGTCGGAAAGATCTTGAGGATCTTCTTTTGATGGTAGGAGGTGCAGGAGCGTTGGCCGCAATTGTGTCAGCGTTTCTTATCAATCCTGTCGTCGGAGGCATGATTGCACTACCAACGCTGATCGCGTTCGGTGCTTCACGAGTTCTGAATATGATTCGTGCTCTCAGGGGATAACCGTGTTTCACAACAATGAGAAACTCAGAGCTGTGGTTTCTCCCGACAACGTACGGGCACGGGAGCATGGTCCAATTCTTCATGAAGATGAAACGCTCGTAAATATTCCTTGTTTCTTTGATCGTGTTGCGAAGAGAATCCGCGAATCTGGTTCGATGAATTATGTGTACCTCGATGCTGAGGTGTACTTCAAGGAAACAGATGAGGTTTCCCGCTTGATCCAAAGAGGCGCTTTACTTCGGTTCGAGAAACGCAAAACTGAATACTACAAGGTATTCGACATCGATTATGACGATGGCGTATTCGGTGGTGCTGGCGGCCGCATGGACGTACGTCTGATGAAGTACAAGGATGCTGTAAGACCTACACACCGTCGTACGGATATCGAAGACGAGGAAATTGTCATCGTTGAAACTGATATTGAAGAACGAGATCCGAACGACCGTGAAACCGTCGATAATTTCTCACGCTGGGGTAGATGATGTCAAAGTCCAAAGGACCTGAGTTCAACAACGACATCTATATCGCCACCCGTTACTCTTATGACGAGGCGAATGTTGAAGCACGCTATCCGTTGGGTAAGGCGATCGCTCATTTCATAGCGCAGATCGGATTCCCGATCGAATTTCCGGATAACCCTTGTGATGACAGGCGGTACGGTATCAGCGCACATATTATCGCAGAAATTGGTAAAAACCTTTTTTACTGGTTGACAACAGATGAATTATCATCAGAGGATGGTTTTCGTCAGACGCGAGTCAGCATATTGTCGGATGGCATTGCTGCTCCGTTTTCGGGCTCTCGCGGGTTCAAGAACAAAGCCGACACAGGCGCAGTTCGAGTTCTCGTAGAGAGTTCTCCAGGCAAACGGGCGATGGATGTCGCCATGCGCCTTTGGAGTCTGTTCTTCAGTAATCTCACGTTTACTATGGGACGAAAGATTTTCAGCTCAAGCACAGGGGAAGTCATCGGCAGTAGACAGGATTTGGTGGTGCAACGAGTCTTTCCTTTGAGCGAACCTGAAGTCTCCAAGATTAGTAGCGATGACGAGTTTACTGTGGAATTCAGACTAGGTGTTCGTTTCACGCGGTCTTAGGGTTGTTGAGGAGACTTTCACATGTCCGCAATAGCAAAAACCGTGAAGCGGCCATTCAACCCGGACAACTTCGGCTTGCCATCTCGCATCTCGGTGTGGTTCGCCCCTGAAGACGCTCGTGGTGTTCAGGGCGATCCTTTCGAGCTGGGTGACGTTGAAGACCTGGAGATCAACATCAGCGAAACTTTCGTTGATAAGAAGTCTGCCAGGGGCGGCATTTATGCTGTCGTACGTCGTCTGATCTCGGAAAACACTGGTGAGATCACGCTGTCACTGACCGAACTGGTTGGCCGCAACCTTGAGATCATGTTCCGCTCGGCTACCATCACCGATCGGAACGATACGACCGGCAATAGCGCTACGATCTATGAATCCTCGCGTCCGCGTCTCAGCGGCACGACCGCGACGGAGTTCGCAGATCCCGCTCTTGAAGGTGGTCTCGGAGGTAACTTGTTTTTCCGCCAAGTCACGATTGGCGAGGTTACTTCACCCGATGGTTCCGTGACGTATGCTGACACAACGGACTATACGTTCGTGCAAGCGAATGAGGGTACGCCTTCATCTGTTGCAATCACTGTCGGCGGCGTTACGTATGGTGGTACTGATACTCTGGTACTTACCAACCCGGACAGCACTACTCTGACGCTTACTGCGACCACGCACTTCGAGGCTGGTCTCGGTACAACGGCGGAACTGGCAGCGGCGCTTGCAGAAGCGATCAATGCCTACAGTGCTCATTTCACCGCATCCGTGGCCGGATCTGTCGTTACGGTCGAATCCAATTACTACGATGGTGTTGATCCTGATGACATCACCGCGACTGGTAATCTGGATACCGATCTTGGTGGCGGCCCGTTCTCGTTTGCTGGTGCGGTTGCTACCACAGCAGCTACGATCGCTCGTGTTAGCACTGGCGCGATTCCTGATGGTGCTGAGATTCGTATCCGTTACAGCTTCTTGCGTGAAGGCTGCGAATACTCACTGCAGGACGGTATCGTGCTCCAGGGCTTGCTCCGGATTCAGATCCTGAGCAATAACGGCCCGCAGGGCTTCTACGAGTTCTATCGGGTTTCACTCGGTTTGAACGGTGCTATCACCGTCAATCCGTCGGAATTCGCTAAGGCGTCCATGATGGCGACCATCCTGAATGATGGTCGTGGCCGGCGTGGCCGCTTTGTGCTGCTCAAGAAATGGACCGACTTCTTTGTCAGTCCTACTGGAGCTTGCGCATAAAACACCTCCAGCAGCGGTGTTTGAACAGGCAGGGATTTATTCCCTGCCTGTTTCTTTTTCACACATAGGATGTATGCTGACACAGACATTTGCTGCTATTTTTGAGGTGTTACTTTTGGAGGAAAAATGGGTAAGGAAACTGCTGCTGGAAGCAAACAAAACAAGAATGCCGCCAATGAGATCGTAGAGATCTCCACGGGCCAGAAGATCATGGTCCAGGAATTCGGCGTGCGCAACGTCATCGGTGTTCTTGGATTTATCAAGAAGATCCTCAACGCCGTAAAAGGCAAGGACTTCACGGCCTTTGAAGGCTCATCCACCAACATCAGCAATCTGGTTGACTGGATGGCGGTAGGAGCTGAACTCGTAGAAAGCAATTACGAAGAGATCCTCGGATTGGTTGTGGCCGGTCAGGTGAATGACTCAGGTGACACCGTTCTTTCACGAGCTGATCTTGAAGAGGTTCTTCTGGATGACGTTATCATGCTGATCCAAGCTCTCTATCGCGTGAATTTCGTTGAGGGATCGCTAAAAAAATACGCCAAGAAGTTCCTGACGGAGGAGACGACGGAGGACCAGAAGGACTCCGAAGACTAGCCGCTCAAGTCGAAGAGGGTGAGCGGATTGAAGGTCCTGATGGAGAACTCATCGGGTTGACTTCGGCCGAGCATCTTCTCATAGGAGCCGGATTCCGTCTCGAAGAAATCCGCGAAGGCATGACGCTTAGGGACTTCAAAGCGTTCATCTATCTCACCTTGAAGCAAAAACTGGAGGCGCAACAGGCTCAGTCCCTTGGAATGAGCCTGGCGATCTCCTCAGTCATTTCAGAGGAGGCCGGTAAGACCGCCAGCGAGCTGAATACCAAGATTTCAGACCAGGTGAATACTCTTGATCGTGAATACAAGGGTCTCTATGGAGCTGGGTTTGCTGAGCGGGACGTAGGTATAGAAAAGGGTGATTCAGCTCCACGAGAGCGACAACCACCCCCTCCGGAGGAGGATGCGGAGTTCAAGAAAGCTGAGAAGACGTGGAAGATACTGCAGAAGCTTGACGCCGGATTTGCGAAGATGACAGGAAAGCCAACAAACGCCCCATGGGCTACATATAACAGAGCGAACCTGAGTACGTCGAAGTTCGATGATATCAAGAGGGATATCGACAGAGGGCGTGGCGGACTTCGTGAGCAGTTGAAGAGGCGTGGCATCAGCGTGTAGGAGCTGAAATGGCGATCAATATCGGACAGGTTGCAATCGAATTCCAATCGAACCTCGATCAGGTTTTCAAGCAACTGGACAAAATCGGTGAACGCCTTGACAAGGTTCTCACCGGCCGTAAACCGATTCAAGTCAAGATCGATGACAAGGCCATCACGGCTCTCGATCAGATCGCTGATAAGATCACGGTCATGTCGGATCTCGCTGAGAAGTTCGCCAAGATCACAACAAATTTCTTTGACATGCTCGACGGCAAACTCGGCAACGTTCAAACTCAGATCACTAAAGGGCTCGGCAAACAGGTCAAGGATGTTGGACAGGATGCTGAGGATGGCGTTACGAAAGTATTCAGAATAATCACTGAAGGTGCTCGTCGTGTGAGCCCGTTGGTGCTAGGTAGCATCCTCGGTGTTACAGCTCTTGTTGAACGGCTGGTAAAAGCGGGATTTGATATTAGAGCATTGATACCCGGTGTCCTCCGTTCTGCAATTGAAGGTGGTGGTTCTCTTGCAGAGATACTGAAGAACATTGTTACAGCCATCATAACGCTCGACTTCAAGGGGCTGCTTGGTTTCTTGACCAACATATCACAGAGTTTGCTCGGTATCGTAGCAACGACAGGACTGATCTTTGGCGGTATGAAGGGTCTAACGAGTCTGTTTTTGCGGTTCCTCGGGCGTAAACCAGAAAGCACTTTGGCACGATTTGCCTCCCTTATCGCGGCATTGAACGACGGTTTGATTGGGTTGTTATACAGGACGAAGATTTTCGTTGAACGTTTTGGTTTGATAACGTCATTACTAACGACAGCAACCGTCAGCATGAAATTGTTGACGGCTCAGGTCGTTGGATTTACTGGTGTTATTACGCCGATGGTAGGCGTGTTTACAACGGTGATGTTCGCTGTTCGTTTGTTCGCTACAAGAATCAGTGCTTTTATACTAAGACTTCGAGCTGCAGCCGGTGATGGCCGTGCTGCAACGACATTGTTCTTGAGAGCCATTCGTCAGATGTTCCCGATCATGGGGGCGATTGCTGACAACGCAAAGCCGATTGCGAAGCTAATCCGGGAGTTCGCCAAGGGTGGTTTCATCAAGAAGGTGAAACAGGTACAGACGACTATCATGGATGGTATGCGGGTCGTACAGATGCTCGGTAGACAAATCGATGATCTGGTGAAACGCATGGAAAAGGGAATGGACCGCATTGTCAAGGCGATCCTCGGCGTGCGCGATGTCGGTGTATCGACATTCGAGCGTATCGGTCGAAAGGGGGCGCGGGATGCGATAGACGGCGCAGACAAGGTAGAGGGCCGATTCAAGCAACTCGGAAAAACGATCGGCTCTGCATTCAGTTTCAAGACTGTCGATACTACTAGCGCGGTCGGTAAAGCAAAGTCCACCGTAATGAAGATCGGCAGAGTGCTGCTCCGAACGACAACGACCATGGCTGCTATGGCAGCAGGCGGAGTCTTCGGAGCACTTGTTTTTGGTACAGATGCTGCGCAGAAAACGAAGCTTGAGAACTTCCTAAATGACGCCAACCGTGATGCAAGTATCTGGATGGGAGGGGTTATGAACACCCTCCGCATCAAGATATCTGAAGCTCGGCAGTGGCTTTCTTACTTTTGGGACTGGTCTCTCTCACAACTAGGCATCATCAGCGCATCCGTACCGGTATACGCTGAACAGGCGTTCAATTCTTTGTTATCTGTCGTCACCGAGAACATGGATATTATAGGGATCGCCCTCGGCGCTTCTCTTGGTCCTCTCGTCATTCGTGGCATCTTCAATATTGTCAAAGGCATCCCCGCGCTTTTGAAATCAGCATTCGACACGGTGAAGCCGGGTATTGTCCGCGTTGGTGTGTATATCGGTGCTCTTATCAGCAAACACATCACCGAACCTCTTGGGCTTGCTTTCAAGCGGGCGTTCGTTGCAGCCCGTGTAAAAATTGCTGAGGTGTTCGGCGTTCCTGTAGATCTTGCTCGTAGTCTCGGTGACACGATTCGTGAAGCTGCGAAACAACCGGGATTTATAGGGGCTCTCGCGAGAGTCGGGCGTGATATCGGTGAGCACATCGGTGATGGCGTAGGTCTCGCTAAGAATGCGATATTACTAGCGTTGGTTGCCCCATTCAGCAAAGCCGCCGCAAAGAAGGTCATGATCAATATGGGCGCACAGCTTGGCAGGCTGTTTGCCCGTTCGTTCTCTACAGCGATCAAGACGGTCGATCTGTCTATCCAAAGCATCAAAAAATCGTTCCAGGGCCTGGCTGCTGTCGGCAAGTGGGTTGGTGGAACATTGTTCAAAGGGTTTGGCAAACTGGTTGGTTTCGCTCGTACGTTCGCGAGCGGTCTTCTCACGATGGGGTCTTTTGCTTCTGATAAGGATCAGAAGGCCCGTATCGATCGTGCCGAAGAGTTTGCTAAGAATTTTGAACAGCGCATGGTGCAGACCTGGGAAGATGTCGGCGCTGATTTCAAAACGATCATGGGTCCGTTTATCACATGGTTCGGTAAGACCCTTGGCGTCGTCATCGAAAAACCGATCGAACGGATGGCTCGTGGTGGTCGTGTTCGGCGTGAAACCGCAGGAGCCAAGGAAGAACGTCTGGCCGGTGAAGTTGATCGGGCATTCGCTGCGAAGGTTGTGCAGGATGTCGTCACGCAGATGGCATCTCGTCAGAAACAGATCAGCGCTTCACTCAAGGCTGAGTTCGCTAAAGCTGAAACAGAACTTGCTGAAGAGACCGAGTTTCAGATCGATATAACAAAAGCGGCTGAAAAACTTGAGGCTGCTACAAAGGGGATGGTTCTCAACCTGGCGGACAATACTAAGGCCGGTAAGAAGCTCGGCATGATGTACGCTATGTTGATGGAGGATCTTGGTCCTGCTGCGAAGGAGGCAAAGAAACTCAGTGCCGATTTCATGAAGCTCGATGCGGAGAGTAAGAACCTCACAAAGGAAATTAGTTTCCTGAAGAAGGGTACAGCCTCAGCTCAGGTTCCTAAGACAATTCGTGAACTCAATGCCGAGATCCAGGCTACTAAACAGAAGATCAAGAATCTGCAGGAGCCCGCCGAGCACAGTGATAAAGCTCTCGACAAACTGCTGCATGCAGAGGCCGAGTTGGCTTTGTTGGAAGAGGGCCGCGCCAAGATGATCGAGTCCCGTGAAAAGGATCGGGATGCGAAGTCAAAACAAGCTATCAAACTGCAGGAACGTCTGACATCAGTGATGTCAGAGGTCGAGCGCTCATTCCCAGATTTGAAAGCCGCCAACGAACTCTACAAGAAGAATATCCTATCATTGTCAGGCAAGCTGGATGAGACAGCTCTTGTCGGTGAAATGGAGGAAACACTCAAACAGAATAATGAGGCGTTACGTCAGGCTGCTTTTGCATTTGAAGAACTCGAAGGTCTCGTTCCTGAAGGCGGAATGCGAGTATTCCGTGATGCGCTGCATGACGCCCGTGTGGAATTGGTGACTCTACGAGATCTTCTGAAGACAGCAGAGCCGACAGTTGCCGAATTTGAGGAAGCTCAAACATCGTTGAAAGAAACGATGAAGGCAATCGACACCAGCATTGAGCGCACAGGTAAGGTGCAGCCGAAACTTGCCGAGCAATACAACGCTCAACTCAACAGGGTCCTTGAACTCAACAAGGAGATCGACCGTATCTCCACAGCTTACGGCGATAACCAGAGGATGCTCGGTAAGATTCGTGGAAACTTTGAGCGTATGTTCAAGGTGCTCGATACCAACGTCGCTGAGGTTGCTGCTGGCAATACGCTCGCCGATAAACTAAACGAGCGGCTCGGTAAGACGATTCAGTCTCGTAACGAGCAGGAGCGTGTCGAACGTGTTGGTAGAGCCCGGATTGAAGGGGCCTCTCAAGCTGTCATCGATTCTATCAATGCTGAAATTGATGAGCGTAACCAAGAGCTTGTCACGCTCAAGGAAATGCGTGCCAAACGGGATGCTCTTGCAGCAGAGATCGATAAGGGCGAGCGTATCCTGGCGATGGAGACGCAGCTTCGACAGGGCGAGCTGAAAGTTACCGACGAGCTGATACAGGCCACAGGTCTCACGAAGACGCAGTTAGAAGCTGTATCAGAAGCATTCAAATCCGGAGAATTGACTTTCGGTGCCGTCGATGAGCAGCTCAAGGCAATGTCTGCCGAGCTGAATGCGGTGCAGAAGACACTCGAAAGACAGCGTGGTGACATCAACGAGCAGATCGCTATTTCAGATACTGAAGCAACGATCGCACTTACGAAACAGCAACAGACTACAGCAGCAGCCCTAGCTGAAAAAACAACGGCTGTCGAGGGATCTACAGCAGCCGCTAAAGCATATATGGCTGAAAGTCAACGAGCCGCTTCTCATCTTCGTAAAGTATCCGAGGTACAGGCTGGTCGTGCTGTTGAGGTGACAACAAAAGCCGCAGCTCTCAGCGGAGGTCTGGCAACATCTTCTAAGGATATGCAGAAGACGGGGCTCAGCTTGCAAAAGCTGCTGGCCGGCGTGCTTGCTGTCGGCAAGGACCAGGCTGCTGTTGCTCAGGCTGTGAAGGGCGTCAGTTCCAAGATCGAAAGTAATCTACGAGGCAGTAAGATATTCCAGTTTTCTGAGGAACTTGCTCGCACAGGGGACCCTTTCCTAGCGTTTCAACGTTCTGTTGCGACGATGCAGCGTGATGTCCCGGCAAAGCTTGCCGAGATGTCGGAAGGTATCAAAGCATTTTATAACAATATGCGCTCCAACAGCCGTTTGGCGACCCAGGCTGTTGATAACTTCGGTATCGAAACTTTACGGCAGTTCTCCAATGTTGCCGATGCTATGTACGGCCTGGAGAAGAAACTATCTGGCGGTTTGACAAGAGGCATTGATAAGTTCGGAGAACAGTCTCAGGCGATCAAAGATCTCATAATGAAGACCTTCCTGCAGGGTATTGGAGAAGGTTTATCTGGTGAGAATATCGTCAAGAAGATTCAAGAAGCTCTGTCGATGAAGGGTCTCGGTAAAATCAAGATCCGTGCGACAGAGATGAAGAATGTTGTCAAACAGATCGAGAATAGTCTCTCCGGAATTGCCAAGTCTAAAAAGATCGTCGCTACCGGACATAACACGCTGGAGGCTATCGCTGCTGAAATGCAGAAAGGTGTTCGCAGTCTCGAAAAGCCTTCCGCAAATGCAGCTCAGACAGTCGCCGATTACTTCATGTCGTCGATGCCAAAGAAAGGACCCCTCCGTAGAACCTTCGTGGCAATGGGGCAGTTCGGCAGCATCATCGGTAATCAGATGATGAAAGGGACCGCTGATCTCGGCACGGCAACAAATAAATTTGTCAGCGGTGCATCAAAAGCCGGTATTTCGATGATGCAGGAACTCGGCAAAGGCATCGTCGCTGGCGGTAATAAACTGAAGGCAGCGACAGCCGGCATTCTAAAGGCGGCTATCAGAGATCAGATGCCGAGTTCTTTGCCGAAGTATGGTCCACTCCGTGATGGCATTATCAAGATGCGTGAGTTTGGACCTCTTGTCGGTGAACAGATGTTGAAAGGTGTCGGCTACCTAAAAGAACTGGTAGGGAGAGTTTTCAATGAGGGAATAGTTGGCGCTTTTTCAACAGTGCTCGGAAGTCTTGGTAAGGTCGTTCAAGGTGTTACCGCTGGAATATCATCGTCACTAAATTGGTTGGCGAACACCTTCGAGAAAGTCATCTCTTTACCGGGCACTCTTTTGATGAAGATGTCCAGCATGACCAAAGGCGTGCTTGGGTTGATCCTCGGTACAATTGGAATGGTCGTAAAAGCACTAACCGGGTTCATAGGTTTTGTTGCTGTGTTGCCATTACGTCTGGTAAGTGTTTTCACTGGTATTGTCGGTAAGGTGATCGGCGCTGTTACCGGCATGATTCAGAGTAGCATCAATGAGTTGTTCAAATTTATTGATGAAACAGCAAACAAACTCGTTCAGCTACAGCGCCAGGCCGTTGCTGTTGATGTAGATCTCGAACAGTACGATCGTTTGACTCGTGCTTTCGAGATGCTCGGCGTGAATGCCAGCGAAGTGCAACAAGCGTTCCTGACACTGAGATCTACAGTCACCCAGGTGATTAGTGAGGGCGGTGTCGGTGAGATGTCATCGATTTTCGCTAAGGTGGGCATCACATTCAACGATCTACAGAAAATGAAGCCTGACGAGATGTTCATGCGGATGGTTACAGCTCTCCGTAGTGGCACTCTAAGCATGAGGGACCAAGAACGTCTTCTGCAGGCGATGGGTGCTCAATTCGGCACACTTCGTGGTGCGGTCATGGATGCGACTGCTGATATCAGCGGGTCCATTATTGCCGCATCAAAGATCCCGCCGATCGGTAAGAAGGGTATTGAGGCCGCAGAAAAATTCAAAGCCAGCATCGAGACTTCTAAGCAGATATTCGAGCGCATCAAGATCATTATATTTGAAGAACTAGCGCCCTTCCTCGCGAATTTGATGAGCAACCTTGAAACGGATGGTATCAGTCTGGTTACGACGATTCTTGAACACGTTCGTGCATTCACACGTATCGCATTTAGATCTTTGGGACTGATCTTCGATTACGTCAAGGAAAATTGGATCAAGGCCAAGGATGGCAGTCAGAAATTCTGGAGCGATGTCAGTGCCGTTGCCAATGCCTTCTTCACGTTCATTGGCGGCGCTATAAACACGTTACTGAAACACGGCGGCGGTCTGGTGCTGACGTGGCTGGAGATGATCTTTGCGGCAATACCACCGAAGATCAAATCGACTTTGGCTAAGGCTGGTATTGACGCTCTTGCAGAGTTCATCAAGTTCGCTGCCAAGGCAGTTAGTTTTGCCAAGAACTTCGCCCTATCTCTCGGTGAATGGTTGTGGAACAAGATCAAACTTGGTGTTGCTGTTATTATCGAGAGCATCGCTTCAGGGTTGGAATCGATTCTGGTAGAGATCCCGTTCATCGGTGTCGATGAGGGTGATCTGACTAGCGGGTTACAGTATGCCATCGACACACTCAAGGAAGAAGCAGCAGAAACTGCAGACATCTGGGGTAACACAATAGATCGCCAGGAAAAGGACGCCGCACGTATCGAGAGTTTCTACGGCGGGATTCAAAAGAAATTGAAAGCCGCTGTTGATGAAGGTATCTCCGCTGAAAATGTTGAGAACGCCATCAAGGTAATTGGTAATAATGTTGATGAGCTGCGGGATGTCATCGGTGATCTCGGTGTTACTTCTCGTGATGTGTGGGATGCCCAAGCAGAACAGTTACGGCTACTCGATCCTATGACCGAAGGTTATTGGGACCAGGTGGCAGCTCTTGAAAAACAGCGTGACACGATTCTCAAGAATATCGAACTGCACAAGAAGGAAAAGGTTTCCGCACAGGAGTTGGTCAAGCATCTGCGGATGATGCAGGAGCTTGGCCTGGTAGATCCTGGAGCGATTACTGCCGGACAAGTCGAAGCTCAGCGCGAGTTGCGTAAGCAAGCTTCCGGCATGATGGGTGAAATCAACGAAGGGTTCAAAGAAGCTGGTGCTGCAGCTCTTGAGGGATTCAAGAAGGATGCTCCTGAGCTGGTACGGCTCGGCCAGCAGATCGGGTCCGTGTACGAGCAGGAAATGGCCGACATGGATCAGCGACTGCAGGATGCATCCGCTGAAGTCCAGAAACAGGTCGAGATTCAGGAGAACCTCGGTAAGGAGCTAGATAAGAACGTTCATAAGTTCGATGCGATTCTCACACGCCTTGTTGAGATTGTATCGAAGCAATCAGAGTACAACACCAAGGTTGCAGAACTCGGTGGTAATTATGATAAAGTTGGACAGGCCATCGCGAGCATGCAGGCCGAACGCTCTAAGATCCTCGAAGCCACGATAGGCAGCGAGGCCGAAATTGGATTCGACGCCGCAGAAGAACGATTCAAAGCCATTAGCGACATCGCCAAGACAATCGGTGTTGGTGACGAGGAGCGTCTCAACAAGATTAGGCATCAGCTCTACTTGATTTCCGCAGTAATGCAGGACGCCAGAAAGAGTGCGGTCAAAGGTGACATGTTTGGGCTCGAAGTTGCTGCCAGCGTTTTAGAAGACGTTGAAGATAAAATGGCAGAAATGCTCAAGGGTTTATTCGGAGAAACCCTCCCTGAATCGATTCGTGAGTCTCTCGTCAAGAAAGCCCCATTCACGGCGGGTATCGTAGAAAATCTAAAGAGCATCGAACGTCGTCAATTCTTAGCTGTACGTGAAGCTCTGCGTGCCATTCTAAAGGATGCCGCATCTGATCTCGGCTTCGAGATCTTTGATGCGATGCTGCCAGAAGACGAACGTCTGGTACATGTCTTCGAGACAATGCAGCAGCTCCTCACGGGCAGCACGGAAGAGGTTCGTAAACGGCTTCAGTATGCTGCTGAGCAGTTACAGATATCCGGAGCGCAGCACAATCTTGAAGCACGTATTGAAGAACGTCTCCATGCTCTTGTAGATCTTGCTCAGTACCGTAAACAGGCCGAGCAGGAAACGACGCAAGAGGAAGAAAAGCAGAACAAACTGCTGCAAACCCGGATCAAAGAACTATCCGGTGCGGGTCCGGATGCCTTCAGTTTCGAGGCGGCTGGCTTTGGCGTGAAGGAAGCCAAAGATCTGAAGCGTGAGATGCGCACGGCAGAAATTGCAACTGCCGAGGCTGTTAGAAAACTGAATGAGCTTGAGCGTGTTGCAGTGCTGTTCAAGGGTCGTAAAGAAGGTGAAGCCGCCAAGTTAGAGGCTGCTTCAGTACGTCGTAGATTGGAATTCCAGCTTGCCAAGGAAGGCATTACTCTCGATTCTGATTTCGATTTTTCAACAGCTACTGCCGGCGATATATCGGCGGAAGTCAAGGAGACCATCGAAGATGCAATGCGTCAGGTCGAGGTCTACCCGTTCATACATAGCAATATTGCAGCACCGATCGGTGCCGCTCTTGGTGACACCATAACCGGAGTCATCGATGGTTCGGCGAACAAAGCTGTCGATGCAGCTAGAAAAGCCGCTGAGGAGACAGGTAATTCATTCAATGCGACGTTGTACAGGATCAGTATGTTCGCCAAGAAGATCTTCGACGATCTGACGGACAAGGCTATCGCTTATCTGGTGAACGCTGCTGAGAGCGGGCTATCTGCCCTGTTGACCAAAGTTTTTGACAAGACTCTAGCCGCTGCGGCTATGGGTCTTCTCGCTATAGCGACGGGCTTCCTCTCTAACCTGCAGGGCAGCGCAGAAATCATCAAGGACACGGTTGATGATGCAGTGGCTTCCACTGAAGAGATCCGTGGTGTAATCTCTGGGACCACGACGGTCGCCATCAAGGAAACCGAGGAAGCGTTCAGGGCTTCAATGCGTGGAACTGAGAAGCGCCTGGATACGATCATTGAACTCATGCGTTCTGGAGCGCCTATGTCAGCGGGTAATCCGTTAGGTGCGACTGGAGGAACTACGATCTAGGAGGACTTAGATGCCTTTACGTGCGCCTAGTTACGGTGGCAGTCTTGAGGTGGCAACGCTGCCTAAGTACCAGCTCGATAAAAACGTGCTGGTGTTTCTGCCAGACCCGACTTTCGGGGCTGGCGGTAGTACGACCTGGAGCTATGAAGTCACCGAGATGTCAACGCTGACCATCAAAGACAGCGGTACGGTGAACTGGCCGGCACAGGGCAATGCCATCAAGATACATCTTGATCCTACGAAGTATTCCACGGGTGAAACCTATCGCGTGAGGATCTTCAATAGCTTGGTTGCTCTCGTTGATGAGTGGCACTTCATACCATTTGATGTTGCTTTCAGCACTGTCGGTCCGATCAACACAGCGGTGATCAACGAGTACGTCAAACGAATCGCCGGGCTGCTTGGGTGGAATACCGTCATCGAACATGACGAAGTTTCGATGGGTGTTCCTGGCCTGACAACAATAACGATCTATGACGGCAATCCGGATGATCCGGGTTCTAGTGTCATCTACCAATACAGCCAGCGTAAGATTGTGGATGAGACTCACCGTGTGGTTGGTGAGATTTCTGCTCGCGTGCAGTAAGGAGCTACGATGCCCTGGAATAATATACCAGATCTTCATGTGATCCCGGTGAGAGAGGGCGATGCCCTTCGGCTCATGTCGCCATTTTCACCATCACAGTTTGTGCCAGTGGCGACACATGGCGTCGGAATCAAGCGAATTGATCCTGTCGCGACTCCAGACGGAACGCCTTTCACTTTTAGTATGCCGCAGGTAGCTTCGCTGAATGATCCGACGTTCCCTGATGTGTTTGTTGCGACTACGATCGCGATCGACGCCTACAGCTATGATCCGGGTGATGGGCATCTGTTCGCGTCCTCATCCGCAAATAACCTGGTCAAGATCAATAAGACCACCGGGGTAACAGTGGCCACGATCGGCCCTCTTGTTACATCTATGGAAGGACTCGAATACTCACCGGGTGAAGGCGTTATTTGGGGTGTCAGCGATACGACTAACTCGCTGTACAGCATCAACCCATCAACAGCGGTGGCAACGTTGATCGGAGCATTGACTGTTGGCGGTACACCGATTACGACTCCACAGAGCCTAGCACGAGATCCTGTCACTGGCCGGTTGTACCTGTTGGTCTCTAGTGATGAGATCTATCTCGTCGATACCAGTGATGCGACCTGTCAACTCATCGCCTCGACAGGCATCGGCAGCATCGCGGCGGGTCTGGCGTTTGACACTCGTCGTAGAGTCCTTTGGATGACTTCCAGTTCTGGCGGCACGCACAATCTGTACGAGGTAGACCCAGACACGGCGATCGCTACGTTGAAGGGAGCAACAGTCGGCGTAGCTCCTTTTGGGATGGCTTACGACACTGACGACGACAAGCTGTTCTATAACAACTCCAGCACAAGTCTGTATCGTTTCGACTTTCCACCGGCAACAGCCGAATGGAATATCTCTTCATGGGATACGGCGCTGTACATCGACGGCAACCCAAACTTTATCGATAACGGTGGTGTCGCTACGGTGATCTTTGATTCGACGATACTTCCTTATCAAGAGGAGTATTACATCATCGGCGTCTTTCGTGTCAGCGACAGTCGTACGCTTGATTTTTCGATCCTTCATCGTGACAAGGCCAACCTCGACATCTTTGACTCTACTTCTGCTCAAGTAGATCTCGACATGCTTGAGCGGGCACTCGGCTTGGCGGGTCATAACGCCAAGTACAGATTGCTCAACATGCTGGCCGGTCAGCCATCAGAACATGAGGTTGCCATGTTCAATCCGGGTATCGTCGATATGTCGATCGATCCGGACAATCTTGATGACGATACTGGTCTTGCTGAAAAACTTGAGTTCACAACGGCTATCGACTCGAACGGGGATACGATTCGAGAAGTCGGAGGAGAATAATCCATGTCGTTGACGTTCGCACGCACAGGACATCGTTTCGGGCCGTACATGTTCGGGCAAAACCCGGCAGCGTACTATGATCCGACCGCTGGTAGCGTCAACGGATCTCGCATTCTGTATCACAGTGCTCTTGATGGGCTTGTCGCCAGGCAGATCATCTATCCGTTTCTTCCCGATGAAACAGTGTTCTTCACACTCGATGTGAAAGCGGATCGAGATCTCGCTACGGCTAAGACGTTACGTTCGAATGTCTTTGCCAAATTCCCGCAGGTAACTGACGATACGATCATCAAAGAGATCTTCCGCCCAGAGGGCGGCCTGGCTGTGACATGGGGATTTATTCATCGTGTCGAACAGATGTGGCTGAATGATCCTGATTGGGATGCCGGTGAATACATCATATGGAGACCGTTTGATCGCACTCACAAAGCGTACGCGGTTGATATTCTGAAGATCATGATTGAAAGCGAGGAGTGGAAACCCGAATACAGAGGTCGTACTGACTATATTCTTTCTCAAGTAAGTTGTGTCGATGAGAGTGCCAATGACGCGGAGCACCTCCGTATAGTGAAGTCGTACGAGAGATGGACCATCAATCAGTTTGAAATTCATTATCGTGTTAGGGCTGAGGCGATGCCACAAGGCACGCTGGTGTCGATCGGCGGTAGTGATACGCAAGAAGCAGGTTTCTTCAACATCAACGAGGTGTAGCAGGTGCCGTATAAGTACGGGACAACAGTTCTTGGTTACGGAAACGGGCATTGGTTGGAACGACCGCCCCGTAATCGCGCACGTTCGGATATCCTGAACCTTACGATGTTTGATGCCGGTCACGGAGATCCGGAGGGCGGCCATAATCCGATCCTGCGAGGCTTGGGGATGACTGTCATCCTTGAACTCAACCAGTACACCCGCAACTTTGAAATAGAGCTTCGCTACAATGATGGAACCACGACTTATACAAGAAATCTCAAACCTCTGTTCCAGTCTCGCGGGAGCAGGCGGTATGAAATGCGAACATATGCAGGCGACCCTGACGGACTCGGCTTTTCGGTTATCACTGACAATGATTACGCACAGGGGGTACACTTCACACTTGCCCTCACCTTTACAAACATTACACGCACAAGTCGAGTTGAGTATCAACTTGACATCGCTGACGAGTCAGAACCCGCCAGATGCCCGGTAACTGAAGAAACTGAAGACTTCGAGATGTTCGAACTCTTCCAGCGGGAAGGCTTCAGGTTCTGGAAGCACGTCAGTGATCCGACGTACGACTTTGCGAGCGGTCAGAGATTGACAATGTTCGTTCCCGATATAAGTGCGTTCTTGACAGCCTCTATGATCACGGCCTTGAATTGGCAGGCCGGGCATCATACTGGTGTTGTGTTTACGAGAGACGCTGATGGTGATGGCATAGGACCTGGTTTTGCACCAAACGACGGGAATCCGTTGTGCTAGGAAACATACATGGGAAGTCCGACAACATTACGGTATTCACTGCTCAAAGAGCGTCGAGGGTTTGGGGACAAACGTTTCTTGACGCTCGGTGACGGTGACGCCGGTATGTCGTCATATAATCCTATGCTTATTGGCTTGGGTGTTCGCTTCGTTGTATTCGGCAACAATGACACGATCAACGTCCGTTATAAACTTAGCCGTGTCGTTGATGGTGACATCACAGATGCGGCCGAACGTCGTTTCGTTGAAGTCGCTAACAAGCAGTGGGCGATCGAGGGAGCCCTTGGCGGAATGAAGCTTGGGTTCCCGCAAGATCCTCAGCCGAATTATGGTGTGCCACAGTGCTTCCGGATGGAATTGATCTCCAGCAACATCCGTCGCGAGGTTAGCCAGGTCTACTATTTCTGGCTGGCATCAGGGCCGTCAGGCTCGATCGCCGAACTCGATGAGCGTGTCGAGAGCGGCATGGCTCCATTTGCGTGTTGTCTTTACAAGGAACCTAACTGGACCCCGGCTGCTGCTGAAGCAGATCCTGCCGGTGCGGTGTTCAGTCCTGGTTCCGTAGGAGCGTCTGCGGTTGACTGTGAGCCTGAAGGCGTTTTCACAGCAACTAATCGAGATCCTGATGAAGGTGTTTACGTGCCTGGCACGTACGACCCCATCTACCACCAGCCTAACGCCCCGACTCCTTTAGAGCCGTGGTATGACGAGCCTGCAATTCCTGCTAAGACATCCGACGATGAAATGTTCACCAATGGTTTTGTACCAGCGTGGTTTCATGTCATAGGGGATACGGGCCGTTGGCATGCGTATATGATTCAGCATCTGGCCCCATCCGTGGCGGCCGCTGTACCGGGAGGGACTCCTAATAACATTCCGATCGACTATGCTGATGGACCTAGCCTCATTCCGGGACCGGCGAATGTCGGTCTTCCGATACTTGACGATTTCTGGCGTCTCGATCCGCAGAGTCCTGCGGATTACACGGTTACTATCGGGCAAACTGTATTTTGTCTGATGACTCCTCCGTCATGGATCAAGGGAGCTTCTGAGATCGTCCTTGTTGGGGGTAAGGACGCGACATGGAATGGGGGTGCTCTCAATGGACAAAACTTTGCTTATGCTCCGCCTGCTACGTTTGCGGATTTACTTGTTACTCCTTCGTTCTCGCCTCCTCGAATTTTCAATTGGATACTCGGAACCTGGTCAACGAACCCCGGAGCACAGGGAGTGGCCGCAGTAGCTGCCGGACCTATCCCGATTTCATTTCCGATCTTTCCTGGGTTAGTACCTGGCGATGTGATGGCGGTACAGGTGCTGATAGTATCCTCTGGTAATATTTTGACGGGGCAGCCTGCTGTCCCATTCGGATACTTGATTCCTGACAATACGCAGGCATCGAACGTTTATAAGATGGATGTAGTCTAGGAGCGACTCATGGCCGGATTGCCGGGAAGTGGTGTCAATAACCCCGAAGGTTTCGCGGATCTTACTGATCCCGCCGAACCGCACACCATAAACGTGCCGAGCATCACAGGTAACGTCAGCATCCCCTTGTCGGTGCTTCCTTTCTGGCGTAATGACGGCGGTATTCGCAGCTATGGCGGTGCGAAGTTTGTCTCGATATTTGAAGACGGAGTTACTGAAGGAACTTCGACAGACAGCGTACTGGCAATCGTTCAACAGCCGATTGAACAAGTTGGCACATTCACTCTCGTAGATCCGGACCCTCAGAAGATCTACGCGATCCGTATCAGACTGCGTTCGACTCAGAGTGACCCTAACTACAAGGACTTTGTGATTACGTTTAGAGTGGTGTCGCCGTTGCAGGTGCCCATTCAATTTGAAACGTACGATGATAGCGCTCTGCCACAAATAAATTTTGATCAAGGCTTGTCACAGTTCAATTTCACATCGGTTCCGCCATCTACAGAGATCCGTCTTCGTTCTGATGGCGATGGCATCATTCTACCTGTGTCAATGGCACCGTTCAGCCCCGAAGCCACAGCGTGGCTGCTGGGGCATCTGCAGCGGCAACGTGACGGCGTGTTTGTGGTTGACTTTCTCAAGAGCGGAGCTGTTGAAGCTACTGCACGAGTAGCTTACGCCTATAAGTGGACAGGCAGTGATTACACAATCACGAAGTACCGTCGTAAGGATTATCCGGATTGGGGTCAGTACAGCGGAACAGATTTCGGTGTCGCTGTAGCGTATATCTCTGCGACAGGAGAACCTGAATTTGAGGTCGTTGGTCAGTTCACATATCTGACCGTTGGTAAATACCCTGGCGGTCTTGCATACGATAACAGCACTAACACCATGTACTTGATGGAAGACGGAGGCGGTACAGACTCGCTCTATACCGTCGATGTTGAAACAGGCGTTATGACGTTGATCGGCGGGTCCGTCATACCTGGCACGCTGCATTGTCAGGCATTGGCTTTTGATCCTGTCGGTGATCGACTCATCGCTGGTGGGTTCAACAGCACTCCTGACGGTAAGATTTATGAGGTCAACAAGTCAACCGGCGCTGCTTCCGAGATAGGGACTATCGGGGCCTATCTTGTTCGTGGTCTGGCATATGACACTGAACGTGACGTAATCTACTGTTGCTCCAGCACAGCACCCTACCCGTTGTACGAGATCGATATCAGTGCGGGATTCTCCGCAACGCTGGTTGGCAACATGGGTACTTCGTTCGTAGGGCTGACGTTCGATACACTGCGCAATCGTCTCATCGGAACCAACGATGCGAACCCGGAGAAATTCTGGATAGTCGATCGTGATGACGCCTCACAGATTGAACTGTTCGATCCGAGTGGAATTTATGGAGCAGATCTTGAGGGTCTTTGTTTCCGCGAAGATCTCGATGTGTTCTACGCCGGAGCTGACACGACAGCAGATCCTAATTTCTATAAGCTGTCAATGGCCGCAGCAGAACTTCGTTTCGTCAAAAATTTGTACGGGGTAGGTCCTCGTTTTGAATCGGCCGTCGTTGCAGGGCCGAATGGCTTTCTTGATGTACCGCCAAAGATGATTCAGATCGGCGGCACACTTGACATTTCTTCCATAGTCGATTTTACAGATCAGCGTTTTCTACGCCGGTATGGGCTTGACGAGCAGCACGTCATGCTCATTGGGATTACGGATACACAGATTGTCGTAAGACAGATCCCATTATGGGATCGTGCAGTAAGTCTGTACTCTGTTGGGGGGCAGCAGGCCATAGCGGATCTCGATGCCCCGCCTACTTATCTTTTCAACTCAAGGGTCCCGCTGTGGCCCTTCCTAGCTTTTCCAAACTTCCTTGATTTCTTTGACCCAGCGCCTACCGCTCCCCATACGTATCCTGATCTCGAAAACATAAAGCTGATCGACCAGAACGGTGTAACCCAGCAGACCTGGGCCGATGATGTAACGCTGTGGAATGCTATGGTCTCTATGCGGCTGCCCGATCAAGGGACCTCGATTCCTGTGCTCGATATCAGGTCGTGGTTGTCTTCGACTGATTCATTCTACATTCTTGAGTACGATGTGATCGTCGATGCCACAGGTACTAACGACTACACGATCAGAAGTACGTTCCCTTTGAATGTAGACGGCGAATCCCTGATGTGGGAGCGTCCGGATCTCGATGTCATTGAAGAGATGCCTTCGTTCGAATTCAATGAGTGGGGCGTGCTGTCGATCACGACACCGAATCCGTGGAATGGTTCCGGCTTTACGATCATCGGAGATGTCAGCAGCCAGGTGTTCCTCGTTCAAGGCGCAGGTACAACGCAGGATTATGATCTCGCCGGTACGATCATGTCTCGCGAAGCCGATTATGTGCTGGTGCAGTGGTCGAACGGCGGCAATACGATAGCACTTCATGTACCGACAACAGCGGTCACGCAACAGCTTGTCGGTAGCAACCAGGTGCGAGCTTTCTTTGATGGCAATACGATCATGTTCCCGATCGGCGGACTTTCTGAAGTACAGGCATCCGGAGGCGTGAAGAACATCATTCTGAAAGGCGATGTTGGGTCTATACCGCTTTACGATGTTGCTGAAGGCGTCATCTATCGTCTTGGTCTGTGGGGTAAAGGATCTCGGCTGTTCGCGAATCCAGCTACCCCGCATTTGGACATTCACTTTGATGGGACAACCGATCGTTCAGCCGTTCGTGTCGCAAACACGTTCTACGATTTCCGCGAGCAGGGTCGCTCGAACGGGACACTGGCCCTGGCCAATAGAGGCGGTCCTTCGACGATGGGGCTCAAGGGACTCGCGTACGCATTCTCGATGCCGCGTATGAAGTTCCTGTCTGAAACGGCGGAGATTGAGTTTGAGAACGATGGGTCTAACGCGACCTACCAGACAGCCCAAGTGATGTTTATCAATGGATCTACAGGAGTACGACAGCAGATTATAGGCACGCTCGTGTTAGGCACCGCGTACCAGCTCGGTGACGCCGGACGCGGGCTGGCTGTAGGAGATTTCATCGTGGTATCGGCTGCTCATAGGAACGGCTATACTACGACAGTGATGTACAAGCTGACAGAGGATTACAGCGCGGCATTGAAGGTGACACCAGAAGGCTATCTGTAATGTTGAACTCTCTAGTAGGCACCGAGCTTGACGATAAGGCTCAAGCTCATGACCACATCCCCGCCTTCAAGGTGATGTGGTTTTCTCGTTGGCAGGACAACGATAGCGATATCGTTCGTGGAACGTACAAACAGACGCCGGTCAACATCACTGACTATGTTCTTACCGGCAGTTTGAATCTTGACAGCAAGAGTGACGCCAGTTCGGCCTCGCTTACCATTGCTCTGAAAAAACTGTCATTAGGTATGTTCTATAACTGCATCATCAAGATCTACGAAGGCGATTCGCGGGTCGATGAAGATGATTGGCCGAATACGTTTACAGGGTGGCACGTTGGTCAACCTGGGGCAACTGAAGGACTCCAGGATAAAGTGATCAACATCGAGGAAAGCCAGACTGAGCGGGGGACTCTTCCTACGGTGAATCTTTCATTTGTAAGTAGGGAGGCTCAGTTCACTGAACGTGAGATCACGAGCGACGGTTCTTGGTATCCGAATGTCAAAAATAACGATGATCCAAACTTCACATATCGAGACAGCTATGACGATATCGGAAGCATCGCTCGTGAACTGGCTACTAACACAGAATGGGGCATGGGCCTTGAGAACGATGAAGTTCTGATCGGCCCTCTCCCTTATCGTATCGAGAAACAACTTCAATTCGTTCAGGTCAATCCGTTTGAGGCTCTCAAGACACTCGGAGAGGTCCTGCACCTGGCTCCGCAGTTCAACGGTGAAGGTAAGCTGCGTTTCGTATCGCGTCGAATCGATGGCACCGTGAGTAGATCTTATTCGGGACTGCAGATAGCGAACGCAGCGATGTCGGCGACGGCTTTCAATACTGTCAACTGTATTACGGCCGTTGGTCTTGATAAAGAGATCTCGAAGGTCATCAAACCTTTCCAGAAGATGGCCACGGGTAATGGCACCTGCGGGTTCTTTGATCCTAGTGTTGAATTTGAAGATACTTGGAGTGACGACAATCAAAGGTCCTATCTGGTTCTGACCGGAACTAATGTTGAAGATGGTAACGGCAACGTTATTCCGGAAAGTCCGGCTATTAGAAACATGCGTCGAGAATTTCGGGTGTTCGGTGGGGGTTCTACATTCTTCATCGAAGATCCTGAGTTCTTGAGCTACGATCAATACGGTTACAAGATCACTGTTAGAAACAATACTGATCTTGTGTACGTGACATTGGTTGCGTTGTTCCTGACCTACACGATAAATATCGGGATTGCTTCTTACATCAAGCAGCAGGCATCAGCCCACGTACACCCGCCAGGGGCACCTTCCCCAGACAACATAACTGCTACCGCTCAGGCGATGGTTTACGATCTGCTGGCTTCTACGGCGTTGTTGGCAGCGATCTGGCTGCTGCAACAGGTCGGTAACTTTTCGTTCGACATTTGGGCAATACCGTATGAACCCGTTTATAAGGAGCTGAAGACCGAAGTTGTTCTTGAACACTTTGGCTCTAAATTCGCCGGGCAACCTTTTCGACAGTATGAGCGTCGCGAAGTCGAGATCAAAAACTACATCTTCTCTTCGAAGGACGACTCTGTTGTTGCAGCAGGGCCAAACGCGGGTCAGCCGGAAGTTACGAATCCCGGTCTTCTTACGTTCGCTGAACGCGAGTTATCGATCCGGATGTCAGAACAGATCGTGCGCAGTATTCAATTGAAGAGGGATATTTTATTGGAGCCTGGTGATTTGTTTCTCGATGAGGACACGGGCTTCAAGTACAAGGTGAAAGCAATCAACCGAGAAATCGGCCGTGGTATCGCTCCGATGATGTCGGCGAACGTGTTCAGGATAGCATAATGGCAACTGACACAAGATTTGGTGCGCAGACAGAAGCTGAATGGCAGCGGGTTCGTGATACGATCCGTGGCTGGGCCGGTAAAGAAGTTGCCGCCGGCCGTGAATTCACAACCGGCATTCTGCTTGAGGATGTTCGTACCAAAGAATTTCCTGAAGATGCTGCTCCGGGACAACCGACAGAGGTGGCTTTCGTTGCTAACGTGAAGCTCATCGAAGTATCCGGGCGTCCTGTTGTTCGTGATTGTCTTGTCGCCAACCAAGCCCGGCAATGGGTGGCTGATGCTATTGGCACTCCTGTTTTGCTGAAGATTGACAAGACCGGCAACATGCAGGTTATTGGCCGTGCAGCAGTGAACTTTGATGACAACGATGATTACGTTGTCAAGTACGTGCCGATCCACGATATCGATGGTAACAACCTCGATTTCTTGTTCGGTCTTGATTATGTGCAGTTCGCCGATCTCAGTGTTGATCTTCGTACACAGATCAATGCTTATCGTGCGACTCTGGGACTGCCACCGCTGTACGTTCCTGTGAGCGGGACTGTGTACGGCGGGACAGCTCCTACAGCTACAGTTCATCTGAGCAGAACACCTGCGACCAACATCGCTGTTTACGCGACGTTCCCGGCGTTCAACGGATATCTTGACGAGATCCGGTTGTACCTGAATAAAGTCGGATCGCCATCAGGGAATATCCGCGTTCGTCTTCGTGAATACGACACAGCACAGCCGCAGGACCTCGGTGCTGTCATCGAAGAGATCGAGATATTCGATGCAGCAACACTGCCGGGATCTCCAGGATGGCATACGAGCACTCCTGCAGCTCCGATTCCACTGGCTCTGGTCGATAATCTTTATTGGATCGAGATTCGATCTGACCTTCCTGTCTCCGCGACCGATTACATCACCGTTCATCTTGAGTTTACGGTTTCTCCATCGACGAACACGCTCGTCGAAAGAGCGCCGCCATTCGGCGGGTTCCTCGGTATGTTAGCCGATCTTATGTACGAGGTTGATTACTCGGCGGATGGTGATGCCGTTTATGTAGATCCCGTCGTGTACGTTCTCGGTGAAGATTACATGCCCGGGTACATCCCAACTGATGGCGGTCCTCGCGGATCTACAGGCGGAACCTTGACCTGTAGGCAGGAAACTGTGATCGTGCCGTGGAATGATCCTCGTTGGCAGTGGGGGAGCGCCCCCACGGGTTGGCCGGCCGGAACATCTTCATGGGGGCTGAAGGAAACAATAACAATATGTAATTCAACACCGTAGGAGTGCTATGTCGGGGATGCCTTTTCCAAACATCGGCGATATACCGGAAATCGCTAAGCTGGGAGCTTTGAAGACTCTCGCTGACGGGACACTGTTTGCCTTCGCTCTGCAAGCGAAGTTGAAATACGAGATTATGCACGAGAGTGCTGTAAAAGAATTCTTGGACACCTTTCAGAAGAAGCACCCGAAGGCGGTTCTGGTGAGCTGCAACGTGGGTAACTTCGAATACTGGAATAAGTTCATGGCCGTGTACTACGAGCTTGAAGAGGAATAATCATGGCGAGCCCACCATTTTCAGGACAAGATTACATCCTGCCGATTACGCCTAGTAATTATGTCAATGACATTGAGGGTAACTTTTCTCTCACAAGAACAGAGATCCTCAATCTGTACGCAGCCATTCAGAGTGGAACTCCGGACAGCTCGTTATTCGGTGCTGGCATCTTAGAGGTGAATGGGCATTTCCAATTGACCCGTATCCTAAACAAACTGCCACAGTACATCAGCCCGGCCGCAACAGATCGAGTGTGGTCAACGAACTTCTTCAATCTGGAAGACGGTAACACGCTCGGTTATGCAGGCACCAATTATACCTATCATCCGACACAAGCTCTCGGATGGTACATCGCGTATGAGCTGCTTTTGGGCTCGACGCACTTCGGCGATTTCACAGGAACCGATGAAGATATCTTCACGCTCTACTTCGATGCTGGCACGCGGTATCGTAATCCTGTCACTGAAGATCTCCCGGTGTTTTACCAGCCGGTCAGCTATCACTTGCCTCGACATCGTTGGGCGGGTAAGGCTCTCACTATGAAACTCAAATACCGTTGTAACGCCAGCCAGGCAGCCAAGCTGTACGGAACTTGGTCTGGTGGTGCTAACGGCTGGCAGAAGGAGGATTCAGGGACACAGTATCTTGAAGACACGGGAGGGGCTTGGAGAACGATCGAACTAGGTATCCAGCCTGATGACGATGCCCTTTACTTCGAGTTTGGGATCGACGTTCAAACGACGAACGCATTTACACTGGACATCGAGTATTTCATTCTCACAGACAACCCGAATCGTTACGCGGGCGGTGAAAAGTCTGCGTCGATGTTGGCTCAGCAGGTTTGCATGGGTCAGCGGTACTACGGGCAGTACAGTGCTGTCAGGACAGTCGGCAGTTTCCTCGTGAACCCGACAGTAATCGTTGATACCGGCGCACAGATCCAGGACATCATGCCGTTCCTCCACAACCAGCAAATGCTGGCACCTGGAGAGACCACTCCAATCTTCGCCATGAAGTATTTTGATGATCCGGATCTATGGCCGTTGGCTGAGACTTACAGTAAAGAGGTGCTGCTGTGGCCCACCGTAATAAGCCCAGTACCGGGTATAACAGCTCTCCACGATCTTTGGCATCGAGTCAATAACACGGCTGCTGTATCGGTGCGTCCTAGACTGCATTCGGTTTCAGATCCCGGTGCGTACAACCCGACCCTCGATGAAGACATGCGTCAATGGTATGCGGCTGTCGGCTGGGAAGTGTATTTCTACTATGTGACAGATGCGACTGACATCAGGAAACTGATACCGTGTTGTCCATCTGCGGGGATGGCAGAAGCTATCAATAACTTCCCGCCATTGTTCACCTAATCTCGGTAGAATTGTCTTGGGGCTGGGAGTTGTATCCTGAGTCCCCCCAGTAGCAGGATCAGTTTTTCCGTTGTTTCCAGACCCAGGAATCTCGTCAAGACCCGGAGTTCGTTGAATTCCGGGTTTTTGATCAGAGCCATCTTGATGATGTCAGCTCGATTGATCACTCGCATCAATAACCCTCGTAGCAGGATGATGGTCGCGTTCACCATCTCTACGGGCTTGCCATACTCGGTGTAATCGATTTCTTCTTCTTCAAGTAGCGCAAGCACGTCTTCGACGCAGGCCGGGCAGGCTGTGAAGCGGTGTCGTTCGACGGTGGTTAGTAGATCGAACATCAGGCGATCGCTGACGTAGAACGGAAACGAATCTTTGATGATATCGTAGTCTTCTTTGTCAAGGTAGTTATCGACTTTCTTGCGATCCTCGATCAAGTTCTCCGGACTCGGTTTGCGATCGAAGTTCAGAGGAAAGTTATACTCGCCGTCGAGTTTTAGTTCGATCGAGAGAGTGTCCTTGGGCAGTCCCTCTGCCAGGAGCTGCGGTTTTTTCTTCCGGAGCCAATCCCAGCACAAGTTTCTGGTGATCTTGGTCATCCAGTTGTGGAGGCGACCCTTTTTCGGACTGTAGCGATCGATCATTCGAAGGATCTTCAGGAAGGCATCCTGCGCAAGATCTTCGTGATCCTGAATGTTGGCACCCTTAGCGAATTCACGGACAGCAGATCTCAGGAACGGCTGACAGTGGTCGTAGAATTCACCGTGCAGCTCCTGCAGGATATGGGGTGCTTGATCACGTTGTTTTGAGAAGGAAGCGATTTGAGCATTACGCTCTTTGATCTGGAGTACCAGCTCAGTTGCCGCTTCGTTGTCGAAGATCATGGTCTTGGACTTCACGCAGGCGCTCCCACAGGTACGATAGTTTCTCCATCTGATTTGGCGGGCGTTGGCCTGCGAGATCTGGATCGATTGCCAGGACTCCCATGGTGGCCATCACCGCAGCATCAGCATAGTGTAGTTTGGCCTTTTCGGGAACCCCCTTTTGCTGTCTTGAACCATTCAATGTATGCGCGGTGCCACGATGTTCGAGCCATTGTTGTACGTCAAATCCGTTGAGCCAAGGACACAACATTTGTATGCACAACAGGATCTCCATAGGTGTCGGATTGTCTTTGTCGATTGTTTTCTTGCCCTGTACGTTGGAGAACTGATTCACCCAGATATTGTCAACCGTTAGAGTCTGTGCGCCGTACATGTTGACTACCTGGCGAACAGCCGCATCAGCCGCACCACGATAGTAGATCGTTTTTACGTACCTAGCGTTCGGACTGGCGGTCCATTCTTCAATGACTATAAGAGCATTCAGTTTGAATATTGGGTTACATACGTGGCGTATAGCCCCTCGAACATAGTCAGCGAGTAAATTGATTCGTTGAAAGGTCTCTTCGCGTTCTTGAAATTCTTCAATCGGAAATTTGATCTTGAGTTGTTTCTTTTCTTTAGAGGTGGGGGCCTTTACCGTTTTTACGGTAAGAGCTGAACTCATGTGAACGAATTGAGGACGACCGTTACGCAGGTCGATTATGGCGAGGCCGAGTGTCGCATAGCCGGGGTCTATACCGATGATGAAGTCGTATCTCATTCTTGTTCCTTGCGTTCAGTCAGAAACTGTACGTAATCAGCCAGGTTGGTCCTGAAGCTCGTTACCTTTGATACGTACTCCAGGTTGACGGCTGAGTTCTCAAGCAGCGCTATGCGGTTGTCAGCGATCCTCGGCGACCACACATCGTCGAACTTGTGTTGGGAGGCTGTTTCTAATTGCCATCCGTTCTTGAATACAATCTTGTGAACATAGCCGATCACGGTGCGGTCGTAATTCCACTCGTGCTGCTCAAGCCACGGTCCCGCTCCCGGAGCTTGGATGTTGATCCATCGGTGCATATAGACGAAATCTTCAATCTTGATGGTCAAACCAGGGACAATGAAGAAACCGCCCTGTGCCGTGTTGTCGTTGTGCATCTGATCGGGCATCGTATGCCATCCAAGAGACACCCATTTGAGCAGAATGTCATCGTTATCGATGAACAGCTCCTGTTTGAGCGGTGGAACGTTGATCAGATAGCCGAATTGAAACAGCGCGATTTTTGGTTCTTTAGCCATGAGTGTTTCTCGCTACGCTGCTGACAGTTCTTCGATACGTCCCCGACCATCAAGCAGTCTGCAACGGTATCCTTGAGTAATGTATGACGCTACACGCTCATCGTTGGTCAAGATGAGTGACGTAACGCCGTATTCTTTGGTGAAAAAGTCAAGCAGCTCCACAACCGCCGCTTTACCGGCCGGATCAAGCGTATCTGCGATCTCATCGAGGAACAGTAAGCCTGTGTTGTTGACATGCTTTTGTGCCATGAGATATAGCGTCAGAAAAACGACGAGATCTACGCGAGATTTCTCACCGCCCGACATATCGCCATAACCTTCTTTGATTTTGCCACCGATTTTACGTGTGACTTCGACATGGAATCCTTCGATGATCTTTTTTCCGGATGCCTTGTGAGAACGGAACTTCAATTTGAGCTGATCAGCGGACAGATGGTGCATGAACGCCTGTGCGATCGCTGTCATTTCCGGGCACAACGTTTCGAATGCATAGTGCTTGACGCCCTTGGTGCTGAAGGCGTCGATAACATGGTTCCACAGGTCAAGATCCAGCTCGTAACCGATGATCTGCTGATCTGTGGTGCAGATCTCGCTTTCGAGATCTACGATCTGCTGTCCATACACTCGTGCTTCGGTGTGGTACGGATTCTCAGTTCCAGGAGCTGGTATTGCTTCGATCTCTTTCTGTAATCGACTGATTCTATCCTGCGCTCGCTGAATATACGTTCTGTGTTCAGATTCCACCGCAGTAATGGCGCTGTATCGCTGCTCGAAAACGTCTAATGGTGGAACAGGCATCAGATTCAACTCTTCAGTGACAGCGTTGTACTCGTTGGTAGCTGTGGCTGCTTTAGCAATCAGCTCAACGCACTCTTTATCCATCGTAGCGATGACTTGCTGTTTAGAATACGGGGCACCGAGGATCTGCCCGCACATGGGGCAGTCTTTAGTCTCCTCGTTTCGGATCTTGTCAAGTTTTTCAGAGTGCCCATGAAGCGCAGTATTTGCTTCCAGCATCGCAGTCTGGAGACGCTGTCGTTCGTTGCGTTTATCGTTCAATCGGGCTGTGGCTAGTTTGGCTGCGCTCAGATCTTCCTGGGCCTTTATGATGGCCGCCCTGTTCTGTTCGATGACCGCCTCGTACTCCGTGATACGTCGTTTCGTTTCTCTGATATCCTGTTCCAGAGGGGTGCGATCACGGGTTGCCTGTTGATCGAAAGTAGCGGCATTGGTCTTTGCGAGATCTCTCTTCAGTTTCAGGGTCTCAACCTGATTTGTCCAAGTATCTATCTGATGTTTGTTCTCGGCGATCTTTGATTTGATCTGAAGACCCTGTTTGACAGCCAATTCCTTTGCGGCCTCAAAGTCCATCGGCAGGATCGTATCGAGGATCTCTTTCTGTTTCGCATCAGTCAGTCTTGAGAACTTGGTATCTTTATCTCCGCTGTATACAAACACCTTGAGATAGAAATCGTAAGTGCAACCGATCGCTTCGTTGATCGCATTCTGAACGACCGCCATGTCGCCGGTCACGGGTTCGCTGTTACACCAGAACTCAAGACTATTGGGTTTACGGCAGCGTTTTACAGCGCACGCCTGGCCCTGGGTATTCTTGAACTCGTAATAGACTTCACATTCTTTTTCAGCGACGATATTCACAGGGCTGTTAGCGCTCTGCATGTCGGGCCACTTACCGAACAGCGCCCACATCACTGCGTACATGATCGAGCTTTTTCCTGATGCGTTGGTGGTAGCGTAATCGGAGTTGCTGCCACTGTCACCGAGCACCAGGTTGTTCGTGCCTTCTACGAAGTGAAGGTCGAAGTATTCGTAGGACCTGAAGTTCTTTGCTACGAGCCGCATTCGATTGCTCCCTGCTGAAGGCACCAGCTAATGCGGTCGCGAATGCATTGAATCTGAACCTCGTTCAGCTCCTTGCGGCTATCGAGTTTGTGTTCAATCCATCCGTTGACCAGCTCGTTGAGTTCGGATGTTGTGATACGGGGTGCCTCACTCATCTCAAGTTCGTCAGCGATACGCTTTTCCAAATTGAGACGAACGAAGTGTCCTTGTTCTTGTAGAGCTTTCGCCTCTTCTTCAGTAGTTGCGATCTTGAACTCCGGAAGATCTCCCTGACGTACCGGCCAGATGCAAAGCCCTTGGCTGTCTTTACCAATCAACCACCAGCCACATTCATAATCGGCCTCGTTGAATGAATTACCATGAGTTGCACCAAGATGATACCCGTGCGTGCCTACGGGCTGGTGCTTGTGGATGTCGTTGAACAATATCAGGTCAAAGTATGCGGGAGCAAAGTCATCGAACTTCAGCCCTCCAGTCAGCTTCAACCCTCGCCCGATCGCGGCACCGCCAAGCGGGTAGTGTGTGAACAGGATCTTTGGTTTGTCCGTGATCTCTTTGGTCATGTCACAGATCGCTTCGAGATCTGCTTCACGCTGTCCCTGCGTCGAGTAAAACGGCAGGAAACAGAAGACACATTCTTCGGTAGCGAACACCCAGGCGGCCGGGATGACTGTGATATGCTGAAACATCCCAAGAGCCGTCAGTGTCGTCATGTTGGAGTGCTTGTCGGGTCGTTCATGGTTGCCGGTATTGACCCAAAACAGAACATCAGCGTTGTCTATGCAGATCTGGTATAGCGCACAAAGCACTAAAGGGCTGATTGAGTTCTTGAGGTGCATCAGATCGCCGTTGTGAATCAGTGGCACCTTGTAGAACCTTGCCTGGTCGAACCCGAAACGCAGCGATGTCACGCTACGTTCGATGCGCGATCCGTATGGCCTGACGCTGGGGTCGTTGAACTGCCCATGATCATGCATGTGGTGATCTCCACCACCCACCGCCCAGACTTTATCCGGGCATCTGATCAACTGTAACGCCATTGCGAGCCCTTTCTTGTAAAACCCCGTGCTGGATCTTCTGCAGACTCAACGATTCGCACCAGCGTACGAACTCATCGTAGTTACCTGGGTACTGACCGTGATAGTGCTGCGTGCGATGAATCATGTCCGTCATCCAGCGGCTAGGTAGTTCCGATAACTGCTTTGATAGATCGTAATCTCTCAGTGCTTCATCAGAACAAATGTACTCGTACTTCCCGCCCTTCTTATCGGCCCATAGCATCCTCGCCATCGTGAAGCCGCCAGCTCTGGCGATGTTCCACGCCCACTTGGGGCCGATGCCTTTCAGTCCCTCGATGTTATCGCTGGTGTCACCGAGGCAGCATTTGTAGTCAAGCCACGCTGCCGGTGTCGGCGGGTGCCAATGCTCTGACGGGTGAGCCTTTTTGTTGCTCTCGATGAACCTCGATGTCTGTTGTGGGAAATCTGTTGCCGTGATCCATACCTGCACTTTGGCACCGGGGTAGTACATCGTCGTACCAGGACCTACGAGCTGAATGAGATCCTTATCCGTGGATACGATGATGTTCTCGGTTGTCTTGAAAAATTCCGTAACCAGCCAGGCGATCAGATCGTCGGCCTCCATCATGTCCTGCTCGAACCAGTAGCAGGGCAGGCACTGCAGCGCCGCTCTGAGCACGGGGAGCTGACGCTGGATCGCTTGGTACTGCTTCTCCTGTTCCTTGTTTCGTTTCGAAGCTCGATTCTTGTAAGACTCGTTTATAGAGATGCGCCAAGAGTTCCTCATGCCCTTCGCGTCTTCGGGGCGCATAATACGGTCGCTGACAAATGCAACGTGGGTTGGTTGCATCTGTTTCATGTACGACTCGATCATCGTAAACACCCCGTGATAAAGACCTGTGAAGGTATCTCCCGCCCACAGGTTCCTGAAGGCGTAAGCAGCACGATGTGCCAGGTTGTGAAGATCGAGTATCAGCGTTCGTTCCATGGTCACTCCATTGCAGGCGGTGGAGGCATTTGTGATGCCGTTGGTGGAAGCGGCATCTCATTAGTCGATTCTTCTGGTTCTTCCTCGCGGCCGGTGAGAAGTAGATTCTTGTATTGCTCCAACACGCGACCAAGCTTGGCACCGTCCTGGACATACAGATCGATGAACTCAGTTCGTTTGAACTTGACTGTGTTCGGGTCCCAGATGGCGTCAAACAATGGGTGGTTGAAATGCCAACGACCGCCGTGGTAATGCTTGATCAAGTTACGTTGCAGCAGAAACTCCCACATCGAGTTGATGCGATCAGTGCCGGTCTGGCCGAGCATGAATAACGGGATTTCGGTCTTGATGCCGGTCAAACTCTTCATGATACGTGCTCGCGTGATCTGACCAATTTGGTTGATCTTCTGATCGAGAGCGTGCCCGCTGTCGCCAATGACGATCTCACCAGTTGTCGGATGCCGGTAGAGCTTCCCGTTCGCGGCCATCGCAAGCATGATCCTGGTCGTGTAGTAATACTCCTGAGATCTTGTTACGGCTGCCCTCTCGTAGCTGTTACCTGTGAAGTTCAATTTGAGACGTTTCTGTGAGAGATGCAGAGCTGCAACACGATCATCCATCCACAAGCATGTGCGCAGGAACTGCGACCACACCCGTGCCTGTAGCGCAGGGTTCGGGTCTGGGACTTCGCCGGTCTTTGGGTCATACGCCTCTTCTTTCGACGGTACGGCCGTTGTTGAATCAAGCACCGTGAGGATCAGGGTTTTATCTTCCGGACGTAACAGGTTCGGTGTTTTGAGCTGATCGGCGATTTTGTTGCAGCGGGCCTCAGTACGTTTGTGATCGCGATCGGCAAGTGGCAGGTAACGGCGGTAGTAATCATACAGCCCGTCGTTCGCTGTGCTGGGATTTTTCTTGTCGTTGCTGAACTGTTTCCGGATGCGATCGAGATCTTCGTAACGAGTTGCTTCGACAAACCGCAGCATGTCCGTGAAGTATTGTTCGATCGTCAAACGATATTCGGGGAACTCATCTTCGATGTAGTGAAAGTTAGGTGACGCGAAAGCGTTGGTGCCGAGTGTCGTGAACCTGGACTCGATGAGCTTGCGCTCCTTGTCGTGAACGATGCATACCGCGTTCATCATCAAAGCGTTGATGATGATCTCAGCAGCGATCGTTGATTTGAACATGTTCGGATCTCCGGAGATCTCCGTGAACATGCTCGTTGAAACACCGCCGAGTAGCAGGTTCAAGATGTCGCTGCGAAATGGTATCGTGTACTGCTGTTTGTGTTCTCTAACACCTGCGTGTTGGGCGAGCAGCATTTTCATCGATTGTGGTGTATATTTTTTCTTAGCCATCGAGTATCTCCTGTTCCCAGCCCTCGTTTGTCATGCAGTCATATCGGTCTACTGAGTGATCGTACAGCTTATCGATCCCGTGATCGATGAAGTCATACCAAGCAACAGCGGTTCCGTCAGTCCGTGGCATCAATGGACGCCCCGCTTTTTGTATGTTGACATGATCGGCTCGACCACCTTCTGCGTTGATTGCATAGTCCGCGTAAAACGTGACTCCTTCTCGCCAAACTTTTGTAGTCACAACAGTATGCAGCTCTCCGCGATTGAATTTTTTGAGAGAGTCGTCCCGTTGTGCCTTACTCATTGTCGTCGAACTTACGAACACCGAGCCAGGCAGTAAAGCCTCCAGGTTTTGCCCGTGGGGCACGCGATCGACGAATACGATCCCACGCAGCCCCTGGTCGCGGTGGTGATGGCATATCTTCGCGATCTCATTGTTGCGTTCGAAGTTGTGTACGATCGCGTTATCACGCAACACGTTCCAGGTGTCCCATATGATCGGCCGATGGTATATTCGTTTCCACCGACATACAAGCATTGCCACGATTCCGTGGTCGGCTAAAATCTTTGCCGGGGCTTCGGCCCGTAGCGGCCCGCAGTACCCTTCGATGAGAAGATCCTTTTCAGGCTGTTTCTTGAACGGAGTTGCCGAACCTCCCCACGAGTAAATCAGATTCGGACAGTGGTCGTAAATCAGACCGCCGAGTTCTCCGAACTGGTGGCACTCATCACGGATGATCGCTTCGGTGTTCAGCAGATACGGTTTGTGGTCCGGAAGGAGCTGGCGCTCTTTGTCAAAAAATGATTTGTCGCATGCGATGGTAAGTCTTTGCCAGTTGTCCTTGATCCCCGTAGTCCGTGCAACAACCCCCACAGGCTCACCGAGCCATTCCGAAAGCTCCTCATGCATCTGCGAGCAGATCTTCTCGGTGTGCGCGAAGATAATCGTCCTGGGCCTACCACGAGCGCACCACCACCCGGCGTAGGTGTAGCTCTTACCGAAACGACACCCGAAAGAGATGATGCCGTAGTAGTGCTTCAGCATTTCACCCACACCCCACTCCTGGAGATTCCGTAACTCGCCAACCGGATCTCCGAAGATGAACTTCTCCTGGGCCGGCGTCGTCATCTCCCATGACACGCTGTAGCCGTGTGCTTCTAACGCACGAACTACACGAGGAGTATGTCCGCGTAGCAGCGTCATGTTCATCGAGTCGAAATAATCGAACGCACGTCCTTCGTTGTTCCATGCGGTGACAGCTTGTTTAGCCGCCAGGGAAATTGAGGAGCGGTCATAGATGGATGCCGACACAGGAAGAACGATTCTTGTGACGGGACCGTGTTCGATTATTTTGATCGTCTCTCTCATATTTCAAAATTCAAATCTCATGACAGCGAGCCGCAAGGCGAGCTGCTCTTTTATTCTTTAGAATAAAAGACTCCCTGTTTGAAATCCCTGTTTATAAGTCCTTGTTTTAGGAGGTGCCATTTTTGACACTTTTGAGGTGCCATTTTTGACACTAACAGGTGCCATTTTTGGCACAAGGGCAGGTGCCATTTTTGGCACCTCAAATTGCGATGAGAGCATTTGTAAGGGTGTCATTTTTGGCACCTCAAACCCTTTTTGACGTTGCATTCAACCAGAGGTCTATCTCCGGTGTGATGATGAAATAGTAGTTGGTAGTTGCACGAGGGTGTGCGCGGTATTTATAAAGGTAGCCGAATTTTACGAGCGATTCGACCGCACGATAGATGACTCGTCTTGACTTGCAGAGTTCCTCCATCAGGGTCGTGACTTTGACGAAGCAGTAATGCTTTTCGCCAGCGTATCCTCGGAGTCTTCCGAATAGGATTTTTTCGAAATCAGTTAGACGTTGATCCTGGAGGATGTATTGAGGTATGTGACAATGGGCCGGGATCTCCTTCGGAAAATATGTCCGAGGTCCTGACGGTACATTACTCGCAGAGTCGTACTGCATCCCGGCCCTGTCACGGAGGCCACCCCATCCTCTTGTGCCGAGGCTCAAGGAAGGACTAGCTACAGTGCTTCGAGGGATGGGGCGACCGAATTCTGTTCAATCAAAAAACCTCGTACACTGCAGCACTGTAGCTGCACTAAAGGTAGAACGAAATCGGGGCCTGTCAACAGAAAAATTCTTGACATGTTATCGTGTCAAAGTATCTTCCTTCATCTAAGCCGCCTGTGACCGGCGCAAGAAGCTATAAACTCGTGTCATTTAGCGCACGGGGGTGCCTCTGGCAGATGGGTCACAGCATCTGCCAGAGGTTTTTTCTTGAGATTGTGATGCAGTACGATCAGCAAGAGTTGAACAGGATTATCAGGTCTCTCTTCGACTTGTACGAGCGCCGGTATCACGAGGCACACGGCATCGTTGTCTACATCTTCAATCGTCGTTCCGGTAAATCTGTCGAACAGCGCAAGAACTACGCGACGTTTTACAATATGTTTCAGTGGTGCCTGACGATGGGGATCTGGTCGAAAGATTACCTGCAAGTCTGCGTGCCTTGGTTGAAGCCCCGCTTCAGAGGCCCGAAGTATCTGAACACACAGGACTGCAGATCGAAGTATTTGCAGTACCGGGCTTACAAGCCGCTGAACAAGTGCCACCCGATGAACGACACCTACGCGGACTTGATCCGGAATGATATTACTTGCACTCTACAGTTGATTGAACAGAATCAGGCGCTGTTCGGTAGCGACTATGAATTGTTGATGCGCATGAGTGCTGGCGGGATGTCGCCCTATTTTCTGGCGACAGATGAAACGTTTATCAAGCTGCTGAACGAAGGGCAGCTCCAGGGAAGTTACCTGGATGGTGTGCGACAAGTCTGCGAGCAGTTCGCCGCCGATACCGAGTTTACTGAAATGGTCAGAAGGATTCGTAATGAGCAGCTCAGAAGAATTTCTAAGAGCTGAACGGTTTCCGCCAACGTTCTCTCAGTCGGTTGTGAAGTTGTTGGCGAGAGATGTTCACTTTCTCAGTGTTGTTAGAGGCTGCGTGCCTCCTGAGTTCTTCAGTACCGGGCTCGGTGGGATCTACCTGGTTCAAGCCGTCGAGATCATCTATAGCTATTACGACAAGTACCGATCACCGTGTGTACGTTCCGTGTTTGAGCTTGAGCGGCAAAGGTATGTTGCCGCTCGAATGGAGGCGGAGCAGCCGCAGGCCGAAGCTCAGATGCAGATGATCGAACAGGCGCTGTTTGACGCTCCGATGCTCGATGCAGATTACGTTCGTACCCAGGTGTATGAGTGGGCGAAAGAACAGGCGTGTCGCGGCATGGTTGTCGAGATGAAGGAGAACATCGATCAAGGTCGTGAGATCGATGTGATTCGTTTTGCTGACAAACTCAAGGACATCAGTAGCATCGGCGGCGGTCTTCAGGTGGGGATGGATCTGTTCAGGGATGCCGATTTCACATATCAGGCTGCTGTCATTCAAGATCCTCGTTATCCGGTGCCGCTTGGTATCAACTCGATAGATTCCTGTATCGCAGGCGGTCCTGGCCGTAAAGAGATGCTGTTGTTTGAAGGTCCCCCGAACAGAGGCAAGAGCACAGTGCTCGCGGCATGTGCGGCGGCGATGCTGAAGCAGGGAAAGAAAGTCGTTCATGTTACGCTCGAACAAAGTCAGGCGCTGATTCTGCAGAAGGTGCTCGCCTGTTTGACTGGCATTCCCCCGCAGGAGTTTCGGGCTCGTTTTCAGGATGTTTGGAATTGGGTGCATTTCCTCAGAGACAACACTACAGCCAGGCTTTTTCTCGGTGAGTTTGCAACAGGAAAGCTGGCAATCGAGGATCTCTACGGGTTTCTGAATACAGTGCAGGCTCATTGGGGTCACAAGATCGATGCCATCGTGCTTGATTACCCTGATCTCATGAAGCTGCCGAAACGGGATAGCAAGTACGATGCGCTGGCTGATCTATACACGCAGCTCCGTGGCATCGCTGTTGAGTTCGATGCGGCGTTGGTGACAGCTACGCAGACAAATCGTGAGGGATCGAAAAAGGAACGTGTTACGCTTCAGGATCTTGCAGCGTGTTTTGAGAAGGCTGCGATAGCTGATGTGATTCTTGCGATCTGTCAGACGGATGTCGAGTACAACATGGGCCAGATGCGGTTGTTCGTGGCAAAGAATCGTGTTGGCCCTAAATATCACGAACTGATGTTCAACATCGATTTCAACCTGGCACGTCTCGAAGAGAAAGAGAGAAAGGGTAATGCGGGTGCTTATCCTTTGCCGGGTAAGGATCAGATGCTTGGATTTTTGAACGGGCAACAAAGTGGCCAAGCGTAGGAAAAAGATTTTCACGCCTGAGTATTGGCAGCAGCAGCATAAGGGAACCGCTACCTCCGGGTCCTTGGCTGAGAAAGTCGTGCGTGAGCGGTTTGATCTTCAGGAGCCGTTTATCGAGGTCAAAGCCTGTTGTCATGAATACTATCGTGTCGTGATCAAAGCTCCTCAGTTCAACGAGTGCCTCAAGGAGGATAAGGTTTACTGCGTGGTCGTGTATCAGCGGCATCGTACCAGCAGCATGAATGGCGACGGTAAACGCAAGTGTTGGTTCAAGCTGTCGATTGCAGAAGCGTTTGAGCGGCAAGTGAAGTTTTTCTTCATCCGGTCTCAGGAGCTGCGTGAAATAATCGAAAAAACGGACGCTCGTTTTGTTGAGTCGCAGACCTACAATCAGCCGGATAGTTTTTGGCATGTCAAATGGAAAGCGATCCGGGATTATCTTGAAGAAAAATACGGTTTGCCTGATTGCATTCTTGTGAACGATCAGATGCCGAATCGCATATGGGGTGTTGTTCCTGCCTGCCCTGATGACTGGACACCGTTCTAATGTCTGAAATCGGCCATAAAATCCTTGAGTGGGCACAGCGCAACCTTGCGTTCCGTGGCAGCGATGACGAGGAGTACAAGTTCGATTGCCCCTTCTGCGGCCGTGAACTCAAGCTCTGGTTCAACGCTAGAAAGAATCGTTTCATCTGTTATCGCTGCGGTATGGGCGGCACCGGTATAACACTTGTTGCCGAGTACGAGGACATCACCTACGCCAGCGCCAGGCGGATGTTCAACGCTGCTGATGACGATCATGTTCGTTACCCGCATCTTATCGCAGAGATGTTCGAGGAGTTCAGGAATAACCAGGCTACGGAAATGGCCGACCCGGATTACCTGCAGCACCTTGAGGTTGAAGGTCTGATGTGGCATGGGCAGACTCCACCATATGAAGCGGCTCTTGATACGGCGATCGAGAGTGCTCAGGAGATCATTGATCGTGGTTTCGATCCTGATCTTTTTCTTGGCATGCGTGCTGGGTATTTCGTGACAGGTAAGTATCGAGAGAGGACCTGTCTGCCGGTTTATGTCGGCGGGGCCTTCGTCTACTTTCAGGCGTGGGATCACGGTAAACGTTTCAATCCGAAGCTCAAGTATCTGAACCCCAGCAACAAGGATGTACCTCTCAGTAAGTCGCAGTTCCTGTACAACTATGATCGGTGGGAGCAGGCTGATACGGTTGTGGTGGTAGAAGGTGTTTTCAATGCATGGGCTGTGGAGCAGGCAGGTTATCCGGCGATCAGTTGTTTCGGTAAGAGCATTAGCCTTGCTCAATTCGGTCTGTTGTTGCAGCATCCAGCCCGTCAAATCATTCTTGGGTTCGATCCGGACGCCCGTTCTGAGAGCGCTGCCGTATGCAGGGCTTTTCTTGGGCACGGAAAACGGGCAATCCTGGCACGAACACCCGTTGAAAAAGACTGGAACGACCTGTCTGTGGGAGACCGTCAAAGGGTGCTTGCATCGGCGTCAGAGCCTGATTGGCTATGGGAGTAGATACGAGCCGGTTTCTTGGGGCTTTTCTGTGGCGTGGGTTTCCTGACTTTTCTGGCAGATTTTAGGCGGCCTGATTTTGGTCCGCCCCTGCTGTTTTTCTGGCCAGTGTTTGTGCATACAGATGTTCGGTAGTGCGCCGTTTCGGGTTGTGTTCGTGGCGGTTTTCTTGCCGTTTCGGGTTGTGTTCGTGGCGGTTTTCTTGCCGTTTCGGGTTGTGTTCGTGGCGGTTTTCTTGCCGTTTTTTGGCCAGAAAATTACCACAAAATACGATATTTTATACAAAATAATCTGCCAAGAAAATGCCTAAAAACCCCTATATATGGGGGTTTCAAGTGTTTTTTGTGTTATCTAAAAAGTTTTTTTTGGCGTATCTATCAAGTTTTGTTTTTACATAGCAACAAATAAAGCTATATTCCGTACAGGTTCTTTTACATTTCCGCTAGCAAGGTTAAAACGCAAGGCATACGGTATGCCTTGCTACCTATGCGGAAACGATCTTTTACATAGGAGTGTATTACAATGGCTAACAAGGTTACTCGTATCAAGGTTACTACGATTGTTGAACGTGCTTTTTTGTGGTGTTTTGTTCAATCGGAAAGCAACGAACTACGCCAAGCAGTAACGAACACTTTGCAAGCTTGGGGATTCAGAGCAACGAAGGCAAAACGCAATACGGAAACGCGGAAAGCTTGTTTTCTCCCACTAACGGGACTGCCGAAAACCGCGTTACGGGAAGCGATGAAGGAAGCGAAAACCCGTGTTTCTGGACTAACAAAACGTTTCGCGGGATTGACAGTAACGCATAGCAGAATGAAGCTTGAAACGTTTGCACCGAAACGCAAGGCAACCAAGGAAGCAACCAAGGAAGCAACCAAGGAAGCAACCAAGGAAGCAACTAAGGAAGCAACGGCAGAAGCTTCTGCAATGCTACCGATCGCGGACGCTATAGCGGATGCCGTAAAAACGGCAGTAACGGACGCGATAGCGGATGCTTTCAATAAGGCATAAGCAACGAACACAACCCGGAAACCTTGAAACGGCACTACAATTTGTAGTGCCGTTACTTATGCCCCTTGAACGTTCAAGGGGCATAAGTAACGGTAAAACCGTTTACACTCCGTTTTTTGGCAATTATAGCAAGTAACAACCCGTAACGGACACAACCCGCCACATATTTCGGGTTGTGCGCAACATAGTACGATTGCGGAAATGTTGCGCGGATTGTTGCGGACATAACGTAAAAACGTTTGTGACGTAGTACGTATAAGGAGACGTCATAATCGCTAGTCGCGGTATGTCTACGCTATTTGACATCATCATCCGTTTACGCAAAACTCCTTTAGATAATGCGTATCGTGTTAGGGAAATACTCTCTAATAATCATGGTTCCGTGTTGCTGGTGACAGACATCGGAACGGTATACCGTACAGTGTAGGTACGCGGTTCTAATCAAAATTTGTGAAAATGCGCTATAGAGGTATCGCTGATTCGTTCAGGACGGACTCTTAGAGGCATGAAAACGGATTCCTAAAAAGCGTTGCGCTGTTAGAAGTGCAGCGTGGATAGTGTGACCAGCTTGCCCCTTATGGGAGACGGGGAATCAGCGAGCTATATTACGGAGGGTCCAGAGTACGCCCAAGGTAATGAATGTGAAGACTCAGACGCGGTTATACGGTGAACCTAGTACGATGAGGAACTGAACGCTAAGAGCGTGGAAGTAATATAACCACAATCAAAAACTGTGTTGAACGGAAAGCAATCCGTGAGAGGGGCACTGTGTAGACACAGTGCCCCGACTCTCTTATCGCCCGTACCTGCGGACGATAAGGAAGTCGGGGCAGTCCTGACTAATAAACCAAGTGTTTTTGTTCTAACAAGAAAGGTTTGAATCATGGCTAAGATGCACACACTCGTGAGGGCACTGGTAGAAAACATTGACCAGATTGATGTTCTCGCAAAGCTGTTCCTGCGTAACAACATGAGTAATCGCCGTTTGCGTGATCTCGCTAAGGGCACCGGATTGCTTACGGAACGTGTTACTGGCGTTCCCTATGAAAAGGCTGCACGGGTTGCAATCGAGCTTCGTGAGCAGCGCAAGGCCGATAAAGCCAAGCGTGAAGTCCGGCAGTTGAGGGAATGGGTTGCTAAGGATGCCGCGATTGACGCCGGAATTCGATAGCTTCATCGAGAAGCACTGCAACGGAGTTCTCACACGCAAGACTCCGACTGGAACAATCACGACGCACCTTTCAGGGCCGCGTCGTTATCATACACGGGAGGAAATGTTTAGAGAGTTGCCTGCGGGCTTTATAGAACGACAGGACTGGCGTTGGGATACGTCTCATACGGTTTGGGTAAATCCGGATGAGTATGCGTTCGTAATGTACAGCGCCGGTCTTGTTACTGTTGAGATTTGTTCAAGCGATGAGCTTTACTGGTATCGCTTGCGTGAACGCGAAAAGACAGGAGGACCCTAATGTATTACACCGTATACCGGTGGGTAATAAATGCGCCCGGCATGCGTCCGGGTGGGCCGTGGTGGTATGACATATTCGCGTCTAAAAAGGAACGTGATGAGTGGATCGAAACATTTTTACCGACATGCTGTAAGATGTTTGTCACTGAAACAGAGGAAAAACCACAGCACGATCCTATGAAGATTGCACCGCCTGAAGGTGCTGAAGAGATCGAGTGTCCTAATGCTCATCTCCATAAAGGAGGTTTCAAAACATGTTTGTAATCGAAGTCGAAGTATCTCCCGGCGTATGGAAGCCGGTAAAGCTGAGTGGAAACAATCCGCCTTATGCGTGGAACACTAGAACTGAAGCGTCAATAGAAGCTCAGAAGTGTTATCCGGATGATTATCCGCACAGCGGTGTGCGGGTGAGCGAACTTGCTGAAGGTAAACCATATCGCAATATGAGCGATCCTGAATAGGGGAACAAGATGAAGGTTCGAAAGGAAATCGAGTTATACGCAGATGACGCAGACAAGACTGTGCTTCTAGCGTTATTTGATAGATACCATTGGAGTAACCAGTGGAGTTTCGTGGCTTATTGTGAATTTGTCAAAAAAGAAAATACTAAATGGGGTTCAGTCAAAGTGTGGAAACCCACTGAAGAGGGGCGGATTCTGTATAAGCATCTTATCTTAGGAGAACAAAATGTTGATAGTTCAAATGGTTGACGATTTCATGAGCGGTTGGGGAGAGGCTAGGGATAAAACCAATGTGCTCGCGATCGAGTGCCCGGATAGGGAAACCGCTGAATGTATCTATGCTTCGGCGGTTTGTCGTGATGAGATGCGTAATGTTCACATCTCAAACAAGATCAACAACGTCGGCGATAAGGTGACGCTTCAGGTGGAACCTGCTTCGAAGTACGAGGCGTGGCGTGAGAGCGGTAGGCTTTTGAGGCCGTTGCTCAAGGGCATGCGGTATGATAAGCGTAAGAAGATCGGGCATGTGTTCGCAGGGTTAGCCCAGCGTGACATGATTCCTGATCTACCTGTTAGGGAAATCAGGGACACTGTGTACAAGCTCTGCGAGATCAGTGAAAAGCTGCGAGGGTACTATACGCGGGAGTGTAACGGGTACTATGAGCAGAGCATGGAAAAGACGATTGATAAACTCCGCGATCATGCCGAAGAGATTGCTAAGAAGCTCGGCGGCACCGTGTACCATCAGCGTGATCCGCGTGGTTGTGCCATGCGTCTGATAATGCCCGGTGACGTTCCTGAAGGTCAGGATGTGTCGTGCCATTACACCAACGGCATCGCCTTGTCGATGCACAGGGATGACTGATCGTGAAAAGTAAAGCAGCCCGTAAAGACCCTGAAGCAGAAAGCGTCCGTTATCGGATTCGTGAGGCGTGGCGTAGAACGTGGAAACGACTCAATGCTAAAGGGGTGAAAGATATCGTCTGCGTAGAACCTAAAAAGGAGAACAAATCATGAGAACGGCTTTCGATCTCAGTCATGTAAAGAGCGTCAGTGCTGTGGCGTTGACGTTCAAAGGCAAGTTCGCCGGTAAGATCGTTGCCAATTGGGGTGACGGTCGTGGCGGTTACACTTGCACGCTTACGGTTTCTGTTTGGAAGGGTCCGTTGTGTAAGGATGGTAACTCCAATTCCGCAACCACTCGCGCTGGTGGTTCCGGTTACGATAAATTCGCATCGGCGTTATGTGAGGCGATGTCACAATTCGGTAAGAGCTATGAAGAGTGCTCACAGATCGACGCCGGTCGTGCTAAGGAGTCATTTGAATCATGGGGATACAAATATCTCGAAGTGCTGTAAAAGATTTGTGGAGTCGTTACGTAAGACGACAGGAACGGAAGCTCCAGCGTAAACAGGCTGGAGCTTTGAAGTCAAAGGAGAACAGATCATGGCGGAACAAGAAGAATTTGTTGAGGAATATCTCAACAAGCGTGGACTTGTCTGTCCGTTTTGTGGATCAAACGAGATAGAAGCACTCGGTCTAAAGAATGCACTTGAACCGGATGCAGTGCGCCAGAACGTTCATTGCGCTACATGTGCGAGAACGTGGACGGACATTTATAAGCTTTCAGACATCGAATACTAAGGAGAACGATCATGTCAGAACAGGAAACAACGATCATAAAGCAGCCGCTGTACAGGGCGATCGCCAGTCGGATCGACGCCTATAAGCGTTGTATTGAAACCCACAACACGTTGTGGGAGGAAAAGCATCTCGAAGGTATCAGGCATATGGAGAGCTTGCTGCCAAGTGGTGCTGGTATTGATAATGGGACGCAGATCGACGTTGATGCGAGCACGGGTGAAAAACTGGTTCTGATAACCAGTTTTCACCACATGAATGATGTCGGGTATTATGACGGCTGGACTGAGCATATCATCTGTGTGAAACCTTCGCTGATTCACGGGATTACGATGACGATTTCTGGTAAGGATCGAAACCAGATCAAGGATTACTTGTATGAGGTGTATGATGTTGCACTGAGTGAAAATGTCGATCCCTACGCCTATGAACGTGAGCAGATTGCTAAGGAGAATAAAGATGCCGCAACAGCAAACTGATAATGTGTACGATCAAATCGGTCAACATTTGGCAGAGATTGATTCTCGTGCAAAGGAAATAGTGAGAATCTGCGCTAAGAAGTTGGTTGAGGTCCCGGATGATATTGAGAAGCTAACGAAGTACGTTCTTCAAGCACAACACCTGAGCCATTACACGGTTCATGATACGGAAGGTTGTGGTCTGAGCACGGATGTAAAGGTTGCTAAAGAAATGTATGAAGCACGTCTTGAGAAGGAGAATAAAGATGCCGCAAATATTTGATGCTGATCAATGTCCTGAAGACATCAGGATTGCCTTAGCTCATTATGTGGTACACGGACGACGTGTCGGAGGTTTCTTGACGGCAGTTCTTGAAAACAATCTTTTGAAAGCGTTGACGCGAGCTGACGATACGAACTTCAAGAAGATTGGGGCTATCGTTGCTTACGTTGCTAACCGCATACCCCAGGCATGCTGGGGTGACTCTGCGACCTATCTAGGATGGGTAGGCGGTGCTTATGAGAAACTACATGGTGATCCATCGTTGAAACCGCATGTGCTGATTATCAGTGCCGCGAATCTTGAATAGGCCGACGCTATGACTAAAAAGAAAACAGGACTTGAACATTTTACACGGGAGCAATTAGAACAATTTACGTTAGGTCTAGGACACATTATTCGTTATCTCGATGAGGATGATGAGTGGCATGAGTTCTGGACACAGGATGGCGAATATTTCGCTTATGCGACGTTAGAAGGTTTGCAAGACCTTCCAGATAACAGGGAGTAACAAATAATGTGTGATTCATGTAATGCTGCAATGATCAATGGTGTCTACTGCCATGAAATAGGATGTCCTGAATCGTGGAAGGACGCTGACGGTCTGGGAAGACCACGCGAGTGCAAGTGGTGTGGGCGGACGTTCAGACCAGAATCACCGCATCAGGAGTGCTGCGATGATTCGTGCTGTGCTGCTTATAACGGGTGGCCTGATCCAAACGAGCCTGAAGAAGAGGAACCTGAAGAGGAAGATGAAATGGAAGAGGATGAACGCGATATTGAAGAACAGCTCCTCGACATCAAAGGTGTCGAGCCGTGGCACGCTTACGTGCTGGCATGCTTGATTGAAAATGTCCTAGAACCTGATGAGTTTCCATCGGCGAAAGCGTGGATCAAGCAGTGCTATAACAAGCCGTGGACTGAAGAGTTGGTGATGTGCGCCGCCAATGAGATCATCGGCGGACACGGCGTTGAGTCGATTGGTATCAACGGTGAATGGGATTACGGTAAAGCATCGTTTGTCAATCTCGGAGATACTTACGACACGACGTTGTTGTATGATCATGAAGAGGAAGAGTACATGGTGTGCTCATGGGGTTCATGGGTAGAAGAAAAGGAAGTTGAAGCGGCCAGTGAGGTTGATGATGACTAGGGGTTTGAAACTCATGGCGGCAAAGATTAGCGTTTTGAAAAAACTCAAGAAAGGAGAATCGGTCATAGTCAGAGGGACACGAATGCAGGCATCTGCTGCGGTCACTAAGGCAGACGTGTCTGCTTCTTGTAAACGGATTTGGGTTATGGACCTCGATTTGGAACAGCCGCGAGTGCAGGCGGCTGTTGTTATTACTGCTGTTTGAAAAGGAGTAATCAATGATGACTACAGAACAGGTTGAACTGAAAGTGGTCGAACCGAAAACTGAGGAAGCTCGTAAGCTTCTCGAAGAGGAACAGTTCCTCTACATCTGTGATGGAATTCCCGTTGCTAACGTCGATCATAAACTTCTCGGTGGAGTTCCTGACGACGATGATGGTGAGATTGAAAAGGCGGTGCGTGCTGTCACGCCTAAGCTGTTCCCGGCGATCGTGAAGTTTCACGAAGGGGATGAGTTTCATGGTGCTGGGCATTATGAGAACATGCTGACAGAGCTGTTGCAGAAGTACAAAGCTGAATTTGAAGCTATTGAACCTGAACACTTGGCGTGGTTTTGGCAGTACCTCGATACCGAATATTACGAGAGCACGAGATTCATAAACGGACTCCAGTATGCTCAAGCGGTGTGTGCCGCGATTGTCGCCACCACGGATAAGTTCGGAGTAGCTTGGCACACCGAATACACGTACAACGATCCTGACAGCTACACGGGTAATCACGACATTCAAATGACGTGGTTGTCAACGTCAGAAGACTACGTATACGGTGAATGCTATCTGGCTTATGTGCAGGTTCATCGTGGCGGTGATGCCCGTTGTGTCCCCGAAGGCGAGTGGCATAACGGCGAAAACTGGCAGGGTGATGGCAGTGGTGAGAGCGCGATCATAGACCTGCTCTATTCAAGTTATCTGCCGGGAATAACCGTCGAGATTCCTTTGGGGTTTCCGATCGAGCAATACTTGAAGGACAAAGGCTGCGATAACTACGGCGATGAGATCGAGTTTTATCCTAAGTCGTGGGAGGACCTGAGAAAGAACTTTGAGTACGATGAGCAGCGTCAAACGTACCGCGTACAATTATGGGATGACGGCGGTCATGGTGCTGCTTATGGTATCAGTAAAATACATGATTGCTTCAGCTACGGGACTGACTGGAATTTTCAGCCTCAAGGCACGGTGATTGGAGAACTCGTACCGTCTACAGGTCTGACTGCCACACCGTGGAAACCAACGCTGATTCAGTGGTCAACGGACGGATACCAGCGTTACGATGGTCCTGATGTAGGAACGTCCGAGTATCTTGAGTGGCTTGAGGAGCTTGAACTCGAAGTGATTGAGTTCGTTTGGGATTCTCCCGGACAGCAAAGGATGTTCAATGAAAGTGATGTGTAAAAACTGCGATGGCGCAGGTAAGTTACCTATGCCGGGTGGTCCGGCGTTCCATGACATAATCCATATCTGTCCCGTGTGTGGCGGTGGTGGGATGGTTGATCTTCGTGAAGTCGAAAGCAACGACCCTTACAACCCTGAAGCTGTTGACCCGTTGACCGAGATTCGTAGGCGGCTTGACAATATTGAGGATAAGCTTACGAAACTGGCGAAGGCCCTGCACCCGGACATCGATTTTGATGAAGGTTGGGAGGTTGACATCTAATGAAAAAATCAATTGAAGAGATCGAACAGGACCTGCGTGATGCAGGTTTTGTTGTTTATGGGAGTCATCAAGGCAAGCTGCTACCGGGCATGTATATGGCTCTGTTTCATGGATTCATTAGCGAGGAGGATCACGACGAGCACGGTCGGTGGGGGGCTAACGGCCCAGTGTTCGGGCCGTTAGAGTGGGTCCACGATACGTATCGTAGTCATGTGCGGATGTTGTTCAAGCATGTCATTGCTGCGTATAAGGCCGACAAAGCGTTCGGGCATGAGGTTCCGGACGATCTTGGTGATTATGCCGCAGATGCTGTCGAAGTTGAGTTTGATCAGGAAGACGGTGTTTACATCTGCATGGGCATTCGTTATGGAGATATGACCGTTTTTATTGTGGAGTAAGTAAACAACTTTTTCAAATCCGTTGAAGGAAGGAAAGTGTTATGTCAGAAACAAAAGAGCTTAGAGTAATCGTGAGGGTGAAAGTAAACGACGAGCTTCATCAGGAAGGGGTGTGTGCTTACCCTGGATTCGATCTGACTCCTGTGCTTGATGACATGGAAATATTTGAAGTGCAGGAGTTGCTCGATGAAGACGCTATGATCAGTTGCGTTCATGATGAGTTATTTGATGAGGACAAGGTTTCCGTTTCCGATGTAGAAGTTCTAGGTTTTACCGCTGATAGCTGTGCCGGCAGCCTCAAAGCCTATCTGTTGAAGCGAATACGCCTCAAGGTGCAGGGAGTCATGGACAGAGCTGAAGAGGCTATCAACGCATTCATGTCAGCCGGTGGAGAAATCTACAACGGTTCGTTGTCAGTCAATGTCAAGTGTTATGAGAGTATGGGTGTTCCTGAACTCAAAGAAGAAGTCATGGAGCAGCTTGAAGAGTGGGAGCGCGATGACTTCTGGCGTTTCGATATGGCCGACGAGTGCCATAACAGCGATGGTTACTTCGGTGAGCACAAATTTCCAGAGGTGTATGGCGAAGGTCGTGGCGGCGGTCACTTGACGTTCAGGGATACGAACACAGCCGCTGACACATTGAAGGAGTACACTCGTGAAGGAACATGGAGTGGTCATCACACAACTGAGGCTGGTGACATCCTGAGCTGTATTGAGGCGTGGGAGAATGTTGAGGCCGATAATCCTGAAGAGGATGCTGATACGTTGTGGGACGCTTATAACGGGCTGGCTGATTTCTTTGAGTCAGCGACGAAATGGGTTGAGTTCGTCAAGGCGTGTATGAGGTATCGCATCGACAACCTCCAAGGTAAGTCGCTCGATTGGCTTCGGTGCCATGTTGATAACGAACGCTTTGAACTGTTCGATTTCGATGATTGTGACATTGAGATGCGCTCCGGGCTGGCAATCGTGTCATGGCCCCAGCACAAACGAAAGTTCAAGGATGCTGGTCAGTGGGAAGAGTGCTCGGCGGATGACGAGGGTGCGCACGAGTATAATAAGGCAGAACCTGTGAGAGATGTTGGTGAAGAATGTACGCAACAGTCCTTCACGAAGGCGTGGCAAAGGTGGGTGCCAGCTCCGCTAGCGTTTTTCAGCTTAGAACTAACCAAGACACAGCTAGCTGAGATTCTTGAACCGAAGTTCGCAGAGGTTCGACTCGCGTTGTGTTCGGTTGGAAAGGAGTAGGTGAACCATGAAACTATCAGATGCGATAGACAAAATTATTGAAGCTGCTGAAGATCAGCAGCGTGACTATCTCGACGAGGCCGAAGGTCTTGTTGAGGGCTGTGAAGATTACAACGACAGCATGCGTTACGCTAAAGAGATCGAGGACGCTCTCGAAGTTGCGAGAAGTTCTTTGCACGATCTTCCTCGTATCAAAAGAGCTGCTCAGGAACTCTATGCGGCATGCTGCCCTGTTCTCGATTTTCTGAAGTCGTTGGAAAAGTATGACATGGATGTGAGTAACGAGTACAGCGATATCGCAGCGGCCATTGAAACGGCTAAAGGAGCAAACCTATGAAGGGGAATCTCGAACTTCTGAAAAACCCTCTCCACTATTACTGCGCCGCAAATGCTGCGACACCCGATTATGTGCTGACGGATGACGCTCACGCTTTTTTGGCGTGGATGTGTTTTTGCGCTACACAGGGATGGACTGAAGAAGTCGAAGCACATGATGATTACGGTGGTTTTGTTATGGACGTTCAGTCAGGAGTTTTGGAACTAGCTAAGATTGCTGTCGATATGATGTTTATAGCGTTCAAGGATCACGCTGTTCCAGAATGTGAGGACATCGATGTCGGCTCCGATCATTGCTACTCGGTTCCTGGCGTTGAAGATGCCGAATACCAGCTTCGCGCTCAGATACGCTGTGACCCTGTGACTAATGTGAAACAGATCGTGTTTATTGATGGGGTTATATCTAACACGATAGATACAGATGACCATGTTTCATGGTGGCAGATCAATGTACACGAACCGCATTGGCATCTGGACCTGTTGGCGGTTATCGACTCCGCGAAAGACGAGTTAGAGATGCGGCATAACAGGTACAAGGGTATCAAGGTCATGCCGTCACGGATTAGAGGGAGATAATTATGCCGTGTATTGAATATATCACTAAGAAGTTTCGTCCTGAAACTCTAAGGATCATTGAACAGGCAAACGGAATAATCGCCGAATACGCTGCCCAAGGTTTCGACCTGACGCTCAGGCAGCTCTACTATCAGTTTGTCAGTCGTGACCTGTTGCCGAACACAACAGCCAGTTATAACAGATTGGGTAACATCATCAATGACGCCAGACTGGCCGGGTACGTTGATTGGGATACGATTGTCGATCGTACTCGCGAAGTGGAAGAACCCGTGACGTGGAACGGTGTGCCCAACATACTGTCGGCGTGTGCTGAGCAGTTCAAACTCGATCTCTGGTCGGGTCAGGATTATCGACCTGAAGTTTGGATTGAAAAGGAGGCCCTCAAAGGGGTCATCGAAAATACTTGCGAGGATTTACGAGTGCCTTACTTTGCGTGTAAGGGGTACAACAGTCAAAGCGCAATGTGGCGTTCAGCTCGTCGCATGAGAGAGTTGATAGGGCGTGGTCAGCAGCCCGTCATCCTGCACCTCGGTGATCATGACTCTAGCGGGATCGATATGACGAGAGACATTCTCGATCGCATGGCGATGTTTGTCGGTCATTTGCATGTCGTGCGTTTGGCGTTGAACATGGAACAGGTTGTGGAATATGGGCCGCCACCGAACCCGGCGAAGATGACGGACCCTCGTGCTAAGGATTACGTCGCTCAGTTCGGTGATGAGAGTTGGGAGCTTGATGCTCTTGAGCCGAAAGTTATCAACGGGTTGATCGCAGATACGGTCGCCGACTTTAGAGATGATGTGAAGTTCGACAAACTAAAGCGTGAAGAGGGAAAGATGCGTCGTCAGATTGAACTCATGACCGACAATTGGACAGAGATCGAGGAGCTGATAGAGGAGCGTTGGGAAGAGGAATTAGACGAATACTTCGGTGACATTGAAGATGGGGGAGAGTAACGATGGGAGAAGCGACACTTGTCATGGAGTTCAAGCGAGAAACTCCGTTTGGGTTCTTTGATACCGATTGGCTCGATGAGATGAGCCGCGATCTCACGTTCGACATGATGCACTACGGGCATGCTCGATTGGACCAGGTAATCCAAGTGATAAAGAAAGTCATCAAGCTGTACGACTTTTTGTATGCGGGTACATGCATGGGGGTGTTACAGAGGCACCGGGCTGGGTTGGCGAAACGTCGTGCCCGTCGTTTAGTCAGGCAGTTGCCTTCGGAGTTTGAAAAGACTCGTGATAATATCGAGTCATTTTTAGTGATCCCTTTGAGTGACTATACTAATTTTGAACTGTGAACTAACTTTTGTTGCATAGGAGAAACAAATGAGTGAAGTAAAATTGAACGAGAATAGTTTGGATGGGATGAGGTGCCCGGCGTGTGGTTCGTTTGGGCCATTCTTGATTCTCGGTACAACTCTTTTCGAGGTTCATGATGATGGAATCCAGCATTATGAGAGCCCTGATTGGGATGCTGAGGGCGGGAGTTGTAGCTGTAAAGCGTGCGGTCATGAGGACTACAAAGAGTGTTTCGAGATCGTACCCAAGGTGGATGAAGGTACAGATGCACGAGCTGAGGACAGGGCGTTCTTGACAAAGCAAGGTCTATTCGAAGTGTTGTCAAATTTGTTTGCTGGAGATAACGAACAGGATTTGACAGACATCATTCGAGCAATTCTCGATCGTGACGTCACGGGTTATCGTATGCGGCAGGATACCACCGAGGGTAATCTGGCAAAAGAATTGCTCAAGTGGAAATCTGATTACAAGATTAGGGCGCAGTTACAGAGGGCTAATTTTAAGGTCGTTGTTCGTGGTGGTGTTGTTGAAGAAATTGTTTCAAATGTACCGGCAAGTTTGGCGGTCATTGATTGGGATGAGATAAAGCAAGGTGAAGTGCCGAGCGTCACTCAGGCGTCTGTCGATTCTAATCTCGATCTACACAAGCTCGTGAAAGAGATCGCTACTTACGGGCAGGACGATGTATCTTTTGAAGATCAGGCTGCTGCTTTTGAAAAAGTTCGAAAGTCCGATAATGTGGTCGCAATAACTGCTACGCAGGAAAAGTCTGCCACGAAAACGTCCCAATAAATTTTGTTTTTCCAGTAAACGAAACTTGATTCCGAGTTGTCGGCTGCTATGCTGACAGCTCGATGGAGAAAGGAGCACCGTATGACTTTGGGTACAGCACCGCAAGTCGTCAATCCATTCTGTATATACGAGAGTCTAACCGACTCGCACGCTCGTCTTTCGGGCATGCGGGGCCAGCTTGCCTCCGAGTTGCGCAAGCTTCTCGATGAGGTTGTCGGCGAGTACGCTGATGCGGACATGGAGATTCCACCAGACCTTGAATTCCGATACCGCAGATTGCGGCAGATTGAAAACAGCATGGCCGCAGGTAACAATGAGCATCCTGTCTTCAATGACAAAGAGTTGGTGCCATTCTTCAATCCTGACGAGCCATTCGGTTTGATCAAAATGTTGCAGCTCAAACGCCTGGGTAGAATCTTTCCGGCTGTGATCTTCAACCCGATGTACTGGATGGAAGCGGGCTATCATTACAAGATGGTTCAGACGAGAGAGAATTGGTCATACAACGAATCGTCGTGTGAAGAATTCGTCACCAAGTTGATAGAGGCGTCTCTGTCTGTTGGGTCAGATGGATTTCTTCCGGCACAGCAATTCGAGGTCAAGTTCTATTTGTCCGTGGTACACGAAGGCAGTCATGTTGGTACGACACTAATATGGTTGAGAACGGAGCTGGCTATGCTGGCGTCCTCAGCAGATGTCGTTGATATCCACTACAGTGTCGCCGATGACAAAACAAAAGAATTTCATTCGGCCATGCGAATTGCGTTTGCTCTGGAACAGTTCCAGAAGTTGGCGTCGTTCTTGAACAAGATACGTGAGTTTTTTGCCAATGGTTGGCGAACAGTGATTGAGTGGCCCCATGTGTAGGAGAACATCTCAAAGGAGGTGAGCAAAGGAGTAACATCATGCCGAAGGTAAGGGAGAAAGGTTCAGCGTCCGTGGCGTACCGGGTGAACGCTGAAACCTTTGAGCGTTTCAAGGACCGTCAGCCAAAACATATTCGGTTGACGTATATCTACGAGACGCTTTTTGATGTCATCATGAATGACGAGGAGTTCCAGGATGCGATCGCTGAGGCGACCGGGACTTACATCGTTCCAGCAAGTGCGAAGTTCGTCTACCTGAGCATCAGTACGGTTGATGCAGCAAAGAGGTTGCAGATCAACAGGGCGTTGTGGAAACTTCTCAAGAGTAAGGTCTCAAAGTACAGGAGACCCAAAGACATCGGTATCAACGGTGTCGTGACAGTCGCTGTCGGTCTGGTTGCCGATGGTGAATTTGATCTTCCGCTCGATTAGCGGAGAAGGTAAAAGCAAACATTCATAGTTCTAACTCGTGGTTCTAACCACAACTTCGATGGAGAAATTTGAAATGAGTTCAACTGTTCAGATTTATTCCCAGCTCAGAGGCATTGAGAGCTGGTCCCAGGCGTTGAACAATCCACAGATCGTGGATTGGCTTCGTCAGTGTGCCTATGCTATTGAAGGCATGGCTTCCGTTATCAACCAGTATGTTGATGCGAACGGTAATCGTACGGTTCAGTTCGCGGGACAGGTTGCTACACATCTTTCAAGCAACAACGAGGTTGCGCACCTTGACGGTACGATGGCTGCTTATGCTGCGTCAGCCGCAGATATGGGGGCTGTTGCGCCGTTCAATCCGGCATCAGGTGTTGATGTTCAGGCGTGTGCTATTATCGCGACGTTCTGCCGAGTCTTCCAGATTCAGGCACCGTCTACAGATGATCAGGCAAACGCGATGTTCGTTCAGATCCCAGGTGTTGTCGAGGGGGTGACTTCGCTCATCAAGCAGCACTTCCAAGATGCCAATCTTGAATGGGCACTTCCGGCGGCAGCTCAACCTGCACCACAGGCAGCTCCGGTGCCCCCAGCTACACCGGCTGCTCCACCCGCACCTCAAGCAGCGGCACCGACACCGCCTGCTCAGCCCGCTGCCCCACCAGTACCGCAACAGGCAGCTCCGGCGGCGGCAGCTCCTGCGGCTCCACCGGCAGCAGCTACAGCCGCAATTGAGGCGGTTGGCAGTGAGGAATGGGTGAAGGAGAAGTGGGTTGGTCCGGATGTCAACATCCCTTACAGCTCTCAGCACTACTTCTTTGATTCAACAACCAAGGAACAGGAAATGGAGCTTGCTGCTCTCGTACTCGTGATACGGAAGCATGGCCCGAAGGGATTGTCAGACACCTCTCTCAGCGGATTCAAGAAACGCTCATGGGAAGCTGGGTCTCCGAAGCTCACCAAGAATCCGGATGCCGTCTATAAGGAATTCAAAAAGAAGCTTGTTGGTAAGGCAGCTCGTATCCCCGCTGAGGGCGGCCCTGATGTTATGACCGATGGCGGTAAAGTCGCCAGCAAGATCAAGGCAGAGTTCTGGCCTGCCGAAGTACCAATGCCTGATGGTTATCATGAGGTAGTTGCCGCAGGTCCTCCTGCAGCTCCTGCACAGTCAACGACCACTATCGAGGCTCCTGGGCCTAACACTGCTACAACAGCGAATCAGGTTCAGGTCGCTCCGATGGAAGCGGCTCCTCCAGGGGCACCTCCAGAGCCCGTTGATATCGGAGAGTTGCAGGAAGTTGCGGGTGTTCTAGTGCCTTCGGTCACACCAGACCAGATTGATCGTCTGACTGCTGCGATTGAAGCGAACACCACTGCATTGTTGGAGGCCGCACGCCTGGGAAAATCATCACCGACAACCTCCACGCGGCGGGCGGGCAACAAGTCGGGCAACAGCCGCAGCAGCAATACCAGCAGCCGCCAGTCGTCCAAGGGACGTACTAGCAAGAAAAAGGCTGCTCGTAAGAAGGTAGCCAAGAAAACGCCGCGCAAGAAGGCTGCTTCAAAGAAGCGTTCTACCAAGAAGAAAGTTGTCAGGAAGAAAGCTGGCAGCAAGAAAGCGATTCGTCGCAAGAAGAGGTAGCATATGTCAGAGCATCCAAAGATACCCGAACCAGATGAAGGGTATCTGAGGAAGCTCAGAGACATATTCGATGTGGTAAACGATCCTGAGCTTCGGGATTTTCATAAGGGCTACATCGAGTCTGGATGCTGGAAAGGTGAAACACCGATCACGTTCGGCGAATGGCTTGTAAGCCAAGTGAGCCGTGAAGCCGTTCGTGAAACGAGTAAGAGCTATGAACAGGGTTACGAAGATGGGTATACCGCTGCTGGAGGGTATCTTGAGGGGCCGAATGATCAGTCTCTCAAAACCCGTCTTCGTGGCCTTATAGCTTTTTTCATCGTGGGAGCTGTTACTAATGCATGCTCCTTCTTCGCGCTGCATCTCCTTATCCGGACATTCACAGAGGATCAGTCCCTTTTGTTGGGCACGGTGTGGTTCGGCCTGCTGCTGATCCTTCTGATCGCTACCTTCGTAATCTGGTTCAAGGCCATCCGTTGGTTCATAGTTGGAGTAGATGATGCCCGGCAAGCAATCAAAGCTAAAGTCGTTCCCTCTGACCGAGATGGAAAAGGTTGACGTTCAGGGTATGTGTCAGCGTTGCGGTCTTTGGAATCGTACGGCTTCAGTCTGCACAAAACAGTTTTCTAGTTGGGGTAGTGAAACACCCATAGTGTTTGTCGTCATGCCACGTATCGTGGATGAAGATTCAATGGCTGGTGGTGTTTGTGGTGACGAACAGGTACGCAACTTTATTATGGCACAGATCGCTCAGGCGATGCAGATCGATGATCCTGTGCCGCATGTTAGGTTTGCGTCTTTGGTTCGTTGTCCATCAGGGGCGACAAAACCCACTATGGAGCACTACAAGCACTGTGCTGACTTGCTTGCTCTTGAGATCGCACGCTACAGACCCCGCATTGTATTCGGTGTAGGTGGTGCTGCGAAAACAGATGTGTACGCTGCTCTGGGACTCCCTCAGCGTACACGCGGATTTGTGCAGGAAGTCCCCAGGCAGATCCCTCTATCAGCTCCTCTGGTGGGGGAAAAGAAACGTTTTGTGGCTTCGTTGGATCGTGGTGAGTTTCCATGTCATGTGTTGAAGACATCGAACATCGCATGGGCTTTCAGAGAACCGTTCGTGTTCAAAGAGATCATGCACGATTTCACGAAGATCAGGGGTATTCTCGATGGCACGTATCCTGCCGCAGATACATTTGCCGGTAGGAATTATCATGTCGTAAAGGATGCCGACTTTGCGATCCAGGTACTGCAATACTTTGCGGGTCTTGATCGGTTTGCGTTCGATATCGAGGCGGGACCGGCACCGTATGCTCTGGACCCCTACACAAGTAAGTCGAAGGTGCTTGGTGTTGGTTTTGCTGACGTTCATCGAAACTCCTATTTCATTCCGCTGCACCACAAGGATTGCCCATACAAGGATCGTCTGGCCGATGTTCTGCAGGCGCTGCAAGGGACTTTGCAGAGTCCTGCAGAGAAGACCGCTCATAACGTCGCGTACGATGGAACTTACCTCAGAATCAAGTACGGGTATGAGGTAACTAACATCCATTTCGACACTCAGCTCGCTCATGGTCTGATTGATGAGAATCTGTTTCATAGTTTGAAGTACCTGTCTGAGATGGATACTGATCTGGGCTACTATGATGACGAGCTGCTCGATGGTTTTCGTGACGAGAAGGGTAAGAAGGTAACGGCGGGTAATCGTTGCTATGAGAATCATGTGTCACTCGATGTGCTTGGTCGTTACTGCTGTGCTGACGCGGATGCGACAGAACAGTTGAGGGTCAAGTACGAAGAAGAACTTCGAAGCATCAACATGCTCGATTACTTTTACAAGATGACGATGCCTGATGTGAGATCAGTCATCGAGACACAGGTTGCTGGTGTCGCTATCAACACACCTCATCGAGACTCGATGTTGATTGACTTCCAAACAAAACTTGATGCTGCCAAGATTCCTATAGTGAATACGACAGCACACAAGGTTTGGATGGTTGATAAATCAAAAGATTTGAAGGGCAAGGGCAAGTATCTGCAGAGTGACGAAGGGTTTATATACAGAGACTTCGAGCACTGCATGCATCATGCCGACAAGCCGGTTGCATGGTTTTCTGAGGATGGGCAGACCGGGAGAGAGTATGCGCCTGGTGGTTTTGATGAGCTACGTATGGCGAAGGTAATGCTCAAGACAAGAGATTCTCTTGCGAAGAACAGCACCTACCGTGTCAGTGAGCTGGAGCTGAATCCTCACAGCAACCCAGATCTTCAGAAGTTCTTGTATGGTAAACGTTACTGTGGTCTCAATCCTGTCAAGGCAACGCCTAGCGGTGGAGCTTCTACTGACAAGGAATCGATGAACAAGCTGAAGGAGCAGGACCCGGTATGTCAAGCAATCATCGATGTGCGGACCTGGCAGAAAAATCTCAGTACGTACTGCTTGCCTTTTCAGCAAGGACAGTACGAGTACGTCGATACTAAAGGAAAGAAGAAAACCGGCATCGGGTATATCAGGGACGATGGTTTGTGCCATCCTTCCTTCATCATGACAGGAAACGATCGCGGTCAAGGTAATAAGGAGAAAGGAAAGGGTACAAGGACAGGCCGTAAGTCGGCAGTAGAACCGCCGATACAAACCATGAAGACGAGGGGTGCTGGTAGTAAGCCGATCAAGAAACTGTTTGTCACGAAACACATCGATCCGACAGGCGCTTTGATGCAATGGGACTTCAGTCAGTTGGAGCTGCGTCTGTTTGGAATCGTTGCAGGTATCTCATGGATGATCGAGAGGTATCAGGAAGGTGCTGATCTTCACCTTGAACTTGCGATGGAAGTATGGAACAAGACTTCCGAGGAATGCCTCGCTAACAACGGGGAGTACAGAGGACACACCAAATCGATATGGTTCGGTCCTCTCTATGGTGAATCTCCGAAGGGAATCGCTGAGGATCTTACGAAGAAGGGCCTCATTATTTCAGAGGATGAGACCAAAGACATCCTCGATAAGATGTATGCTCGAATGCCTGAGTACAAAGTGTTCGAGCAGAAGACCGTGCAGTCGTTGCGCGATACTTGTTGCGTTTGGACAGTAACTGGTCGTCGGCGTTATCTGCCTACGTTCTTTTCATCTGAGAAGTATATCGTTTCACAGGCGAAACGTCAGGCAATCAATTTTCAGATTCAAAGTCCTGGCAGTGACATGATGACGTTGACGTGGTTCACGTTGAACAATTGGGCGAAGAGACTGGGTTTGAAATCGAGAGTCGTGATTTCAGTCCATGACTCGATCATATGGGACTGCCCCCCAGGAGAAATGCCGATCGTCGCAGTCGCTACCAAGTACGTTATGGAGCATGTTCCGTTCCAGTTCTTGGTCGGGACTCCTGTGCCAATTCTGGCCGATGGCGAAGCGGGTACATCCTGGGGCTCGATGATTGACTTGTCCAAGGCTCATGATACTACTACGCTGAAGGAGAAGAAGGGAATCGAGGATCTGAGTGTTATCGGATCTGACTTGCTTCCTTATGTAAACACCGGAGTGGTTCCTTACGAGCACTGGTATCAGAGTCTCTCTGAGCACAGTTACCTTGATCCTTTGAAAGAGTTCTGCAGCACGCCATATATCTAAGGAGAACAAATGTCGAATCACCGTATATTCAGTTACATGGATGAGTGGGGTGTTCAACAGAACTTTGACATCACGCCGATCATCGAGGCCAGCAATTTCGGTATTGACAATGCCTGGGAAATCGGTTGCGATCTGCTTGCGGCTCTCACTAGAGCGTTGCCGCATATCGAGAGGCGGCATGCCATGAACAAGGCGGCCGCTTATCAAAGATTCAAACAGATTCCCAAGAACACCAATCCTCAGAATGGGCCGGTGAACCCAGGGACAGACACGCATTTCGCGAACATCTGGAAAGCTTCAGATGAGACTTATAACAGGACACGTATTGAGCGTGACCAGATTCAGGCTATGATCGAGAATCTGAGGCGGACGTATTTGCCTCGTTTACGCTTCATGGCTGAAGCAGCAAAGGAAGGAGAACAAAGAGCACCGTCACAGTATAGTAGTGGCATGGGGCGATACGATGGAAGCATGGCATCCGCAAGTGACATGCCGCCCCCGCCAGCGTCAGGTATAGCCCCGCCGGGGCAGTTTCAATAATCGATGGAGAACGTTTACAATGTCAGGAATTCCAAACCAAGCGCCCGGCCCGCAGGCGCAGCAGGCTCTGCCAGAGTACATGCAAAACATACGGGCATCCCAAGAGAAGCACGAGAAAGAAGAGTCCGGCCTTCAGCTTGATGGCTGTGCTCTACCTCTCAACAAGTTTGATGTCGGTGCTTCTCACTTCAGAGTAATGCCGGATCATGCTGCGATTCAGGAGAATCTGCCACTGTTGCAGCAGGGTCAGAATGTCACATGGGAGAAAGGTTTCGCCTATGCGACGTTTGATCTGTACTTGCCCGCGAAGGATGACAGTGACAGCAAAGGCATGACACTGTTCCCCGGAGCGATCAAGGTATCACCCGCGACTGATGGCATACCGGGAGCACCGGCAACACAGATCGACCCGGCTCAAGCGTTTCTTGAAGATCCAAACTACGGGAAGATACGGTACAAGAAAAAATCCGCTTGTACGCCGTTGGAGAATGCTATCAGGTCAGCGTTGTTCGTGAGAAGGCGCATCGTGATGCAGGTCGTCAATTATGGTAAAAACGGGCAGGCTTTTCACACGAAGGATGACACCCTTGGCGTGTCGGCTCTCATGGTGTGGGACAGTGACTTTCACCAGAGCTGGAGGTACTATTGTTTCGAGGAACCTTTCGGCCATCGTCGCAATGTGCTTGATCCTCTGTGGTACGGTGTGAACTTGTCAGTCACTCGTGAAGGGACAGGACAGTTCGACACAAGCTACGGTACGATCCACGCGATCTATGGGCCTCCCTATCAGCAGGCGGGAGCTGACTTCGGGTATCCTATGTCGATGCTTGCTGATGGCAGTCCCGACATGGAGATGATCTACAAGTTGCTCGGCAAGGTTGTCCCTTGGGTCAATCTGTTCGAGTGGACGACGCCTGATGAGATCCAGAACGCGATGGATGAACTCATGCCGAAACTTGAACAGCGTTTTGGTCAAAGTCAGGCAAGTGTTCCTGCTGCAGCACCGGGACCGGCCCCGACGCCGGGATATGGTATGCCGCCGCAGGCTCCTGTGACAGGGCAGGTTGCATCGCCGTCTGTACCGCCTGCGCAACCGGCCGCATCACCGCCGCCTCCGCCTGCGCCTGGGGTGCCACAGCAACCGCAGACGGCCGCACCGGCAATGCCCGCTGCACCGGCACAACAGCCGCCTATGCAACCGCCTGTACCGGGACCACAGCCGGGACCGGCGCAAGCTCCTGCACCGCCTGCAGGGCCTGCAGTTCCTGGGGCAGCGCCTGCGTTCTCGGCTCCCGTTGGGCAAACAGCTCCTACTACGCCACAAGGAGTGCCTAACGTTGTAGGCGCACCACCTGCTCCACAGGTCCCGCAGCAACCGGCAGCTCCACAGCCGACGCAACCTGGACCTGCGGCACAAATGCCACCACAGCAAGCAGCGCAAGTTGCTCAACAGGCAGCAGCGCCGCCACCGCCGCCCGTCGCCCCAACAGCGCCACCAGCGCCTCAACAGCCGCCTTACTAAGAGGAGCCAACCGTGTCCGATGCGCAGACTCCGAAACCCGCTGATATGATGCCGGTGCCACCAGCGCCGCAACCACAGCCGCCTGTTGTTTCGGAGCCTGCCTCGGATTTACGGGGTTATGTTACTTTGCCGGAAGGAGAACAAGCTCTTATCAAAGGGCATTATTTCTCTGATCAGTACATCAATATCACATCGTTGTGTCGCATCTATTCATTGCATCGTACTTCTGTAAGGAGAGTGGCCGATAAAGAAGGCTGGGAAGCCGAGCGTAAGAAGTTGTGGGCGAGCGTTCAAGTTCATGATTTCAAGACCAACTATATGAAACGCATGTGGTGTATACAGGCCGTACTGCAAAAACAGGCGGAACTGTATTATCAAGATGCGACACTTTCTTTGTTAGAAGGAAGTAATCAAGAAAGTGACTTCTCGTATAAGAGATTCAAAGAGTTCTTGAAATTCCAAAAGGACATCTACGATCAGCTTTCTAACGGTGGTTTCATCAGTGCTGCTGTAAATGCAGGCAACAAGCCGTTGATGTCGATTGATATCGCGGATCATCCGAAGCTTGCGAATGTACTCAATGTGGTGCTTGAGATGATTACCAGTCGTGCTAAGCCGAACGTGAACGAGCTTGATCCTGCTATCATTGATGCTGAGGCAAAGTCAATTGATCCCGCGAAAGGAGAGCGGAAATGACAATGCTGATGCCACTTGCTACGGTTGAATTTCATTCACAATCTGGAGACAAGGAATTAGATCTTGCGATAGAGACTTTTCTGAAAGAAGCAATACGGTCGAGTCCATCGCATTTACCAATACAGTCCTGTGACCTTGTTGTTGGTGATAAGATCTACGTTTATGTTGAAGGTCGAGATCACATTGTTATCGTTGAAGTTACTAATCGTCATCTCGTTGTTTCGAAAGAGAAACCAACAGTGCTGATCTTCGTGGAGCCGGTGAATGAGCCGATGGAGGAAGACGGGTAGTGAAATGAGTTATGAGGGTCGTGGTACTGTCGTTGACAGCCTGACCCTCAAAACAATTTTTTGTGAGCTGCTTGAAGGAAGGCCCGACAGGCAGATACGAAAGAAGCACGGTTTGAAAGTGGCCGTGCTTCGTGATTTGAAAACCAAGTTTCATGAATGGTTGATGGAGGATTCAAATGCCAGATAGAAAAGGACAGTATGTGTTGTTCTCCGTTCGAGGTGGCTGTTATTTGCCGCCCGATCTGGAGCCATCACAGATCGCTCGACATCTTGAGCAGATTCTCAGGACGAATAATTATGTTGTTCGTGGCGGCCATGTGGAGCCGACTGCTGTTGATTGGCTTACAGATTCTGAAAAGCCTATTGAGGTGCTCGCCGAGTTTGATGCTTCTGATCAATCAGCATTACGAGATCCGAAGCCTAAGCCTAAGAAACCGGTGCTGCCGGCACCGCCTCCGATAGTCATGCTCCCGCCGCCGCCAGCTATAGGAGTACAGGCATGAAGAACATGAGAAAGTTTGCAAAGCAGGCACTCCGTATTGCGGATACTCTTTCAAACGAGAGTTTCCATTTGCTGGTAGGGCCTGAAGCCGACATACAGGAATTTCTTGCGGATCTTCTTGAGGAGAGTGTTTGCCAGGAAAAGCAGATAGAAGCTCTCACAGCGGAACGTCAAATGGACATCATGCTATCTCCTGATAGTGAACGGCGTCATCGCGTTGTCAAACTACTTGAGGCCGTTGAGAACGTCAAGCTGCATGAGTGGCCGTTGATTCTTCCGCTATGGATGGTGGTATCGTTGATCGAAGGGTTCACGCTGTGTGAATCGCTTTATTACATTCGTAGTGGTTTCGTGCGAGTTAGCGGTGAGAGACAATGGTCTGCTGACAAGTTGAAGAAGCACAACAAGACGGTCAAGAGATCGTTCATTGATAAGGAAGAGGAAGAGATTATTCAGGATGGTGATGAGGCTCTCAAGTTCAAGTTCTCTAACACCATCACTAATCCGGATTCTCTGATGTTATGCCGACGTAAAGCTCGTATTGTTGGTGGTTGTTTTGTTGTCGTCGAGGAAGACAGTTTCGAGACTCTCGACAAGGTTGAGATGTTGTGGGCTGGTTCTGACGCTACGGAAAACGAAGACATCGAGGATCTAAAACACTTGCGGCCAGCGAATGTTCCTGATTCACATCCTACTGAAAAGAACAGCGCCGGGTTTCTTGAAGTCGAACAGGTGCATCCTGATTCGAAATTGCTATCATGGCTTTTTGACAGGTCGAACCTGGACAACACAATTTGTTGGCCTATGGTGTACTTCGACTTGAGACCGTTCTTCGATCCTGTAACGATGAGGCACATATGCAAGGAGGAGACCTCGTAGCGTTTTCACCGGATATTCCCGGACAGGACTGCAAACCATGGCAGCCACCACGGAATGTGGTGGCTCGCTGCATTTCTGACGGATCTCGTCAGAACCACAGAGTATTTCGTGTGGTGAAATCCAAACATCCGCAGTTCCCTGAAGGGCATCAGTTCGGTAGATGCTGCTCCAGGGTGGAAGACGCTTATGAAGAGGGTGGGGTCTACTATAGGGACCTCAACGATGACGAGATCCGATTCTGATGCCAAGACGAAAGAGGCAGCGTAATTGTCTACGCGGCGAGTACGAGATCGCCGGTAGATTTCCTACGGAGGAATTACCGTGGGAAGAGTGCGATGGCTGCCTTATCCTTCGATACAAGGGCGATAACTTCTTGTGCGGCCAGGTATCTCCCAAAGAAGGACGTTTCGTTCACCCTCTCACGGCCCTGCCTAAGCAGGTGAAGCTTTCCGATCGCGTAGTGGTCGATGGTAGACCGATCCCCGCCGGGACTGTGTTGACGGTATTGGAGCCTGCTATCAATTCTGAGGGGTATTGGTGTAAGGTCCCCCATAAAGGAAGGCACCCGCCTCCACCCGTCCTGATTAGCCAGGACAAGATCGAGGACAAATCGTAGGTAAGGTGAGAGAGTTCTTTTCTTCCTTATGATAAAGGGTGAAGGCATGGCGATTGACAACAACAGTATAGTCAGCAAGGACCCGGCAGTTCGGCTCCGTGAATCGGTCCTGATGCGGCACGGTATCATCACCTCTGGCGGATACGCCTCTCAGTTCGCAGCAAAACTTGCTGCTGCGGGATTGACCAGCGATTTCGTGGGTAATATTCCGCTGATGCAAGATCCTACGGATCTGGATGCGATCAACAGACTGGCTGAAGAGTTCATGCACGACTATGGGCTTTTCAGCGTGGAAGCTACTCCACCTGTTGTTGAGATGTACTTCGAGGATGTTATCGCTGACGTTGATGCTGCTCTAGCGAAGTTCCACCTGGATCTTGCTGCGGCTTACAGTGTCAACACTGCTTCAGTCATCGTGTACTTCAAGCGGAGGGATGACGCTACTTCTCAGTATCTTGACATCGGCACGAATTACGGTGACAAGGTTCTTGATCTGCATCAGTTCAAGCATGTCACCTTTAGAGCGGTTGAGGACGATCGGCTCACCATCCGCAAGTGTGATGTCCGGTTGAATGAAGAACTCGCCGTGTGGTCTATCGATGATGTTCTCCTCATGCCCAATGAGATCCTGCCATATCAAAGTGACGGGTCTCCTGCTGCGGCATTTGATGGCCGTATGGGTCTCTTGCTGCGTGGCGGCGGCATTTCATCTTCGACGGCCGGACAAGGTATGAGTGCTCGTCGGATGGAGTGCTTGACGATTGTTACATCACAGGGGATTACAACTTCTCAGCTAAATTACCCGCTATCAGCTCCTCTTGGCATGTTTATGAATGCCAACGATATTACGATGCCTGTCAACAACGAAGATGACGGCATTATCGAGCTTGCTGCCGGCAGAACTAATGTCATCGTTATCAAAGGCGCACAGGTATATGGGAGCAGCGCTTCAACGGCGTTGCTGACCTGTCCCGATGGGGCAACTGTCAGCATTTCACAGTTGACGATCCTGCACGACTATTATTCGCCAGGGTTGTTGACTCGTTACAAGTTATTCGATGACAAGGATTTGGCTGACTACCAGATTGACAATGCGTACATCGCCCGTACTCCGAATCTTCAGGCGGGTGCAGCCATCACGCAGCAGTTGCTCGGTTGGTTCCCCGTGGATACGGCCGGTGATCCAGTTGCTCATTACGCGAACCTGACTCTTGATGATGTCAATGTGACGGGTTCCTTCAACAATGAAGTACAGGCCGATGTCACGAATCGTCTGGTTCTTCACAACGTACGCCTGGTGCGTGGTACGACGAACCCATTCATCACGCTCATCAATAACTGTATCGTTCAAATCACTGATTGTCATTTCAGCGGTGCTGCCGATTGGCCGGTTATCGCAGAGGATGTGACGGCCGCCCCGACTGTCAATGTGATCGTGAATTCAAGTGTGTTGGAGACAGGTCTGACGCAGTGGCTGAAGACAGGCTCAACCGGCACAGTTGGCGATAACGTTGAGAATGGTACTGTTGTTGATAACACCGTAGCGCATGCTCTCGGTGGTGTGAAGCATACGGCTTCTACTCTTGCTCAATTGAATGCTTTGGTTAGTGATGCCAATATGGATGACGCGGGTGATCCTCGCGATCCAAATGCGCATGGGTTGGCCGGGGCCGAACATAGCACGGCCACTCTTGCTCAGCTCAACGCTAAGGTTTCTGATGCCAATCTGGATGACGCAGGTGATCCGAGAGATCCGAACGCACATGGGTTGGCAGGGACTGAACATAGTACGGCAACTCTTGCTCAATTGAACGCTAAGGTTTCTGATGCCAACCTGGATGATGCAGGTGATCCTCGTGATCCAAACAACCATGCTTCCTCGCACCAGCACGGCGGTGGAGATGAGATTGCCACTGCGACTCCTGGAGCAAACGCCATTCCAAAGGCAGATGGCACTGGAAAGCTCGATGCCTGGGTAACGGGAATGACCATCCATGCTATCGGTGGGGCATCTCATTCGGCTTCAACTTTGGTACAGCTCAACGCGAAGATCTCCGATGCCAACCTGGACGATGCCGGAGATCCTCGTGATCCAAATGCGCATGGTTTGGCTGGGGCGGAACATAGTACAGCTACGCTCGCACAGCTCAACGCGAAGATCTCCGATGCCAACTTGGACGATGCCGGAGATCCCCGCGATCCTAATGCGCACGGCCTTGGGGGAGCCGAGCATAGTACAGCTACGCTCGCACAGCTCAATGCGAAGATATCTGATGCCAATCTGGACGATGCGGGTGATCCCCGCGATCCTAATGCGCACGGTTTGGCTGGGGCGGAACATAGTACAGCTACGCTCGCACAGCTCAACGCGAAGATCTCCGACGCCAACCTGGATGACGCGGGTGATCCCCGTACGCCAAGTTCGCATGCTCTTGCAGGGGCCGAGCATTCGACATCTACACTCGCCCAGGTGAATGCGAAGATCTCTGATGGAACCTTGATCGATACCGGCGATTCGAGACTGTCAGATGCTCGTACACCATTGTCGCATTCTTCGTCCCATCAGCACGGAGGCAGTGATGAAATCGCTACAGCAACACCGGCTGCAAACGCCATTCCAAAGGCAGATGGCACTGGAAAGCTCGATGCCTGGGTAACGGGTGGTAGTGGTGCCACCTGGACTCCTTCTGTCACGCGACATGTCCATATATCTGAAGGCGGCAGTAGTGGCGCTGACGGTTCTCCGTGGGACCCTTATGACACCTTGAGCGAAGCTCTTAGTGACATCGGTGATGACTG